TTCAGCGACTTGATGCCACTACCCTAGGCAATGCGCACAAACACAAACAGGTGCGGCCCTTGTGATAAGGACCACACCTGTTCGTACAGCTCCGCGCTAGCCGGTCAGTGGACGAACTCCTCGTCCTCCTCGGCCCCGATGCCGAGCGGGCCGTCCGGCTCTTCGTCGTCCCGCGCGTACTTCACGTGTCAGCCGGTGGCGGCCGGAGCTAGAACCAGGCTGGGGTTCTTCTTGAAGAAGGCGTCCAGAGCCTCTTCGGCCATCTTGACGTAGGCCGGGTTGACGAGTGTGCCGTCGGAGAAGTCCTTCTGCACACCCTCCACGTTGTGGAACGTCAGACGGGGGAAGTCGTCCTCGTCGTCCGGGTTCTCGAAGTTCACGAACCCGGCGTACACCTGGCCAGTCTTCTCGTCGTAGATACGGGGCTCGACGCTGGTCACCCGAAGCTCGGCCATGATTCCTCCTGGGAAATTTTTGGGGTAGTCCTGAAACTACCCTGGGGAGGGCTCCCGAAGGAACCCTCCCCAGTGTGAACTCGGTCTCACTCCAGACCGGCAGCCTCACGCCTCCTCGTCCGCTCCTGCGCGGCGGCGAGACGCTCTTCCCACGTCTCCCCGAAGTGGACCGTGACGTCCTTCGGGCTCGTCCACGTAGCCGCCTCCGGCACGCAGTTGTCCCGCAGGCCCGAACCGAACCGAGCGGGGCAGTCAGGGTGGTGATTGTCTCCGATCCGGCTCATCCCAAGGCCCTTGAACAAGGCCACCTTGTCCTTCGCGCTGAGCGCCTTCACCTCAGCAAGCAGCTCTTCCAGCGACGTCGGCAGCGACATCACTCCACCCCCTTGACGACCGCCACCACGGAGACTTCGATCTGACCGCCGGTGATCGGGCCAACCGACGTCCACAGGAGCGCGGCCAGCTTCATGACCTCCTCGGGGTCCACCAGGTCCGTCTCGAAGTCGATGTCGGACTGGGCACTCGACCCGAAGCCCGTACCCCCGCCGACTTCCCGGATCTTCCCGTGGGCGGCCTCCACCAGCCGGTCGGCCAGTACTCCCCGGTCCTCCGGGTCCATCGCCGTGACGCTCATGTAGATGCTGATCGCCATGTCACGCCACTCCCTTCCAGTCGCTCGGCAGCTGACCGCTCGCCGACAGCCGCTCGTCCAGCTCGGCGAAGGTGGCCAGCATGTCCCCGATGTGGCCGTAGTCCCCGCTCCGGGCCTGCGTGGTCAGTCTGCGCATCTGCACGAGCAGCTGGTCGGCGTCCATCGTGCACGGGACGCCGACGGGGGTAACCAGACTGCGGCGGACCTCGTTGCCTGCGTCCCTCATCAGAACCGCACCCCATTCCAGCTCAGGTCGCCCGCGTCCAGGTCCTTCAAACGCTGCTTCGCGTAGATCGCGGCCTCTTCCACCGACTTGAAGGTGGTGTAGTCGCCTACCTGCGTGTACTGGAGACCCGACCACTCCTCGGTCGAACCGGGGTCCTCGACGTTGCGGCAGATCCGGTACTCGAACTCCTCCTCGATCCCCAGCTCGTGACCCCCCTCGACGGCGTCGTTCTCGTAAGTCGCGGCGGAGATGGAGACGTCGATCAAGCAGCCGGGCTTGCGGGGGTGCTGGAACCGGCGGCTGAAGAACTCGCCGACCCAGTTGTCCGGCGCCATGCCTCCGCTCACCATGGAGTCCTTCTCGGTCCAGCCTTCGTATTCGTTGGGGTCCATTTTCTGTTGCCTCCCTTTCCCCAGCGGCGCCGGGGGTCCTTACGGGGTTGACAGGTACAGGTCAGTGAATTCGAAGAGACTCTTCGAAGAGTCCCTCCACGTTCTGCTCACCGCTGCTCCTCCACCGCCCTCTTGATGAAGACCGCGAGAGCCTCCGACCAACCGACGATCGGCTGGATCTTCTCCGGTTCGCCCTGCGCCTTCTGCCAGGTGTCCGAGTCGATGCGCTGGGACTCCAGCTTCACGACCTGGTAGATGCCGGTGTCGTACTCCAGCAGCGCGATGCCTTGAAGGATGTCACCCTCCCGGCCCGGCGCCAGCGTCACCCATGCGGCCACCGCGCTCTTGTTCCAGCGCTTCGGCCCCGTCTTGAACCTCATCAGAACTCCTCTCCGGCCATCTCAGGGATGACCGCTGTGATGCGCTCGTAGGCCCACTGACGGGCCTCCTTGTCCGTGGCCCGGTCGATGAGATCGGACCAAGTCCACACGTTGTTGTCGCCGTGACGGTCGTACTCGTCGCGGACCGTCTCCCACACCTCGGCCAGCGTCAACGACGCCGGGACTCCGCCATCCCCCTCGTACCGGTCACGCCAGTACTTGGAGCACAGTCCGTCGATCATCGAGGCCAGGCCCATCGCGCGCTCGGACCGCATGTGGACCTTTTTGACGACCTTGCCGGTGTCTCGGTTGGTGTGATTCCAGATCGTCGGCGGCTTCACGTGCGATCCTCTTCGTTCTTCAGCTCGTACGTCAGAGCCGGAGCCTTCGAGTTGTTCAGGCGGAACAGGCGGGCCGCGATCCGGTCTACGTACGCCTTCCGCGCCAGGTCCCCGCTGACGTACGGGTCGGATACGTTCGTCGGGCTGCCGACGTCACCGTGCACGTCCTCGCTGATGTCGCAGACGAGGAAGCGCTGCTGCGCATTGTCCCACGCCAGCATGACGATCTTCCAGCCTCCCTCGGGGTTGTCGAGGAGGTGGAACGCGTCCACCGTCCAGTCCAGGGGCACATTCAGCCCCAACAGGTCGAGAATGTTCTTGGTCTCGTACATGAGGATCTCCTTCACGGTCGTCGGGCACTGGGCGCCACCCCCTTGCAGAGATGGCGCCCCGAACCCCGGCCGGGACGGTCAGCCCTGGATGTCCTCCAGATCGACAGCGGCGTCCAACTGGGCCGCGTCGTAGCTCGCCCACCACTCCGGGTCCAGCGCCCGCTCGACCTTGTTCTCGTAGAACTTGCCGAGCCTCCAGCCTTCGTTGCGGTCCCCGGCGAGCGAGGCGCCGATCACCTTGATGGCGATGGCCACACCGGCCAGCGTTCCCGTCGGCCAGTTGAAGCCGTGCGCGTTGTCCTGGTACCGGTACGGGTGGTCGTCCCACCGGCCGTGCTCGCTCGTGCAGTACGGCTGGAAGGCCGCCAGCAGCTCTTCCTTGTCGTGGTGACGGGCGACAGGGTTCGGGTTCAGGTACGACGGAACCCGCTTCGCGGTCGGCCAGATGAACATGGCGCCCCGGGTGTGGTCCATGTACAGCGTCCACTCCCCGCCGTCGCCCGCCGGGTTGCCGGTGGTGAGCTCCGGGTCCTCTCCGGCGGCACCGGGCTCGAAGGGCCAGAAGCTGGTCGGCGCGATGCCGTTCTTCTTGACGTACTCGAAGACGGTTCCTCGGCTGATTGCCATGAGTTGTTCCCCTTGGATCGTGTGGTGCGGTGGGTAGCTGTGATCTCAGCGGCCGGGAAGGCCTTTACAGAATTGATCCGGTGGCGGTGTACCAGGTGTCCCGAACCGTCTCGATCTTCTTGATTTCCCGGAGGGCGATCTCCAACAGACGCCGGACCGAGTCCTGCACAGGCTCGCCGATCCAGTCCTCCTCCCACTCGTCCTCGAAGATCAGGAGCGGGGAGCAGAAACGGACGCCATTGACGATCAGAATGAGCATGACGTTCCCGTCCCCGGACGGCAGCGTCTCCAGAGTGTGGGGGAGAACCCTACTGCTCTCGGCGGCCTCGATCACCGTGTCGAACCAGTCGAAGTCGATCGACGGTTCGCCCCGGAGTTTGCCCGCGTCCATGACCCGATCGATCTCGCTCATGGTGAACATTCAGTCCTCCCCTTCTTCCTTCTTCGCTTCCAGCTGCCGGATCACGGCGAACCAGGACTCCAGGATTTCCCAGGCGTCCATCACCCCTCCATTCGGATCTTCCAGAAGGTGTCGAACTCCTCCTTGGACTCCGGCATGTCGGTGATGATCACCCCATCCCGGATGACGGCGATGACCTCCTGCCAGGGCCGGGCCCATTCGACCACCAGGGTCTCCGTCTTGGCCGGGGCGTGCGCGCAGGGCGGCGCGAAGCGGACCCAGAAGTCCCGCTGCCGCATCGTCGGGTTGCTGCCCCAGCCACGGTCCGCGACGCCGGGGAACTCGGTGAGGAGCTCTCCGGCCGTCGCCACACGCCACTCCGCCATGGGCGGGTCGAAGTCGTCGGCCCATTCATCGGGCATGGTCCAGCTCATGTCTCCTCCTAGTCGAGCTGAGCGGCTACGTTCTCCAGGATCATCACGATCGACAGGCCCGTACCCATCCGGATAACGCTCGACGGAGACCCGTCGGGGTTCTTCACGGTCAGGCCATTCGCGTGCAGGCCGAAGGCCATGCCCCGGTCTCGCATGTCGATGAGTTCGTTCTCCATCATCTTGCGGACGGCCTCGACCAGCTCGGGATTCTTTGCGAGCCCCCTGATCTGATCCGCGAAGGTCTTCTCCCCGGCGCTCATCGGGTCAAGTCTTCGATCATGCGGACCCACGTCTTGAGGATGCCGAACCCGTCCACGTAGAACAGGACGCCAGTCTTGGCGTGGAAGTCCCGGCGGCTGTACCCCGGGACGGTGATCTCGGCGGCCGGAAACTCCGCCACGTGCATCAGCACGCCTTCGTCCTTGAACATCCGGAACGTCAGGTCGGGGGAGTCCCCCTTCTGCTCGATGCGGGCGTGGTACTTCTTGCCGTCCTCGCTGATGAGGTCGATGCCGAGCTGCTGTGTGGTCATGACTGCATCCTCTCCCTTATCGGATTGCTGCGTACAGAGAAAGGGGGTGTGACATCAGCCACACCCCCTTTGACCTGCCAGTCTGTGTCAGTTGCCGTCCTGCGAAGCCCAGAAGTTGACGACCCTCTTCAGGTCCTCGTAGAGGTCCAGGGTCTGCTGCTCCGTCAGCTTCGCCGACTTCCCCTCGGCGGAACCCGGCGCACACGGAACCAGCTCGTCCGTACCGTCCACCTCTTCGAGGTTGCGAAGGTAGACGCGCCGGGAAGTGGGGCCTCCGGTCTGCTGGACCCCGACCCGGTCACCCTTGTCGATCTCGCTGTGGTGCATGACTACCTCCTCCTCTTCTGCGCCCGCTGCCGGGCCTCGGCGATCACGGTCTCGGTGTCCTTGCCCTCCTTGGCGCCGACCGCCCGCGCCACCTTGTTCAGGTCCCGGTGGCCGCCACCGTTGCCCCGCCAGTCCTCGAACTGGTCGGTCAGCCACCCCCGGGCCGCGTGCAGGGTCTCCAGGGTGTCGAAGAACTCCTGCTCCGGCACGTCCACGAGCTGGCCGTTCCGGAGCTGCTTCTGGTGAGCCTTCTTCGTCCACGTGTAGACCCGCAGCGGAACGCCGCCCTCGTCGGAGATTGCCTTCGCGGCCTTCTTCGCGGCCAGCTCCGCCTTTCGTTCGGCCGCCGCCTTGCGGGCCGCGTCCCGGTCGATCTCCTCCGGCGTGAACATCACCGACTTCGGAGCGTTCTTGCCCACCGGCGCCGACGGGTAGCAGATGGTGCAGGCCCGGTGACCAGCCGCCCTGACGATCTCCTCCTCGGTCTTGCCGGAGTAGACGGTCATCCAGGAGAACCGGGTCCGCTCTTCGCCCTTGTGGCAGGAGGAACAGTTCTGCGAGGAGTGCACGTGCCCGTCGGTGACCAGGAACGCCCGCGTCCAGCCGCCGCGCCGCGCGAACTCGGCATCCAGTATGGCCTGCGGACCCTCGATCAGGTCGGCGATCTCCCGGTCCACCTTCGCCAGGTCCCGCTGTTCCTGCTTGCCGGTGCCCTGCGTCTCCAGCTTGGTCAGGGCCTCCCCGAAGGTCATCGTCCAGCGACCGGTCCGGTAGTCCTTGCTGGCACCGGCCGCGTACAGGATGCCGGTCACCGCATGCAGCCGGTTCTGCTCCAGCCGGTGCTCCTCCTCGTAGACGTTCGCGAAATGCTCATCCACGTCCGTCGGCGTCAGGTACTTCAGCTCGGCGGCGGACGGTATGGGCTTGAGGCTCATGCCTGCGTCTCCTCGGTAGCTGTGATGAGGCCCAGATCCTGGGCGATGTTGATGCGGAAGGAGGTCCGGCGGGCCCAGAGGACCCCTAGATGACCCCGGTCCATCTTCCAGGCCACGCCGACCGGCCACAGTTCGTACGCGACACCGTCCGGATAGACGTCCTCGCGCTTATGGCTCTGGGGGAAGTCGGGGTAGAGCGCGGGGTCCATGTGCGCGACGACCGTGTAAACGCCGGGCGCGTGTGCCGAGCCCTGGTAGTACACCCACGTCCCGAGAGTCACCGGGCCATCGCTAGGCACGTAATCCGTCTTGTCCATACGTCAGTTCTCCCTGCCGTCCTTGCTGCGGAGTCCTTCGAGTACGTCACGTCGGTAGCCGGTGACGTCAGTGGGGTTGGACTGCCCTATCTGCCCGTACCGTACGGACTCCCCGCACCCTCCCGAAGGAGGGCCGGAGACAGCCGTGCGGGCCGTCAGCCCTTGAGGACGGAGATCTGCTTCCAGTCGGCCTGCCGGGACTGGGTGGCCGCCTCGTGGATCTCCGTCAGCAGCTCCACCACCTTCGTCAGGACGAAAATCACGCCGCTCTGCTTGGTGGAGTCGTGGGGCTCGATGAACTCCCGCACGCCGATCGGCGGCGTGACGATGGTGACCTCGTCGGACAGGGCCAGCGTCAGAAGAATGCTGAAGTCGTCGGGCTGCATCCACCCGACCGCCCGGGATAACACCTCCTCAGAGATGGCCTGGTCGATGACCTCAGAGACCTCGTAGGGAGCCAGGTCTCGGCCGAAGCCGCCTCGCACGACGATCTGGTTGATCTTGTAGGGGTCGAACATGTCAGTTCTCCTTCTCGTCGTTGTCGCCGAGGTTCATGGCGATCAGCTGATCCCGCAGGCTTCGGGCCTGCTTCTTGTTCAGGTTCAGCGTCTCGGCCGAGGTGGACCCCTCGCGGATCTCCCACGGCGGTGCGACCGGGTGGAACAGGTGCAGACCGCCGTTGTGGGCTTGGAAGATGTGGTTCACCTCGACGGAGTCGTACCGCCGGTTGAACTTGGCCACGGGTACCGCAGCCGGGTCCTCGTTGCTCATGCCTTTCCCTCCCTGACCTTCTTCTGGCAGCGCAGCACCGCGCTACGCAGCTCCTTCACCGGCACCCGGGTCTCCCTAAGGATCCGGCCATCCCACACGGGCTCGGGATAGATCGGGCGTAGCAGTTCTCCGGGCTCCCTGTGGACTTCCACCCCTCCCCGCCCGACCGTCCAACGGACGAGAGGGGTGGCGCTCTTGTACGACTGGCCGTCCTCGTCGGGCCACTGCACATCCACGATCTGCGCCTCCAGGGCCAGACCGGGGAATGCGTGCGCGATGCGCCGCCAGTCATCCGTGATCTCTTCGACGGACGGCCATTTCGACAGGAGCCCCACTCCGGCGGTGCCCACGTTCCCCGACCAGTCGACCCAGCCGTTCGCGCCGGTGATGCACGCCGACAGAATGCAGTCGTTCCATACGTACTGGGTGCCCAGCGATCCGATCTCCTCGGAGACCCTTTCCCAGGTGTTCCATTCAGCGCTCAGCCGGGCCTGCCAGTCGGCCTTGCCTGACTTCAGTTCCTCCCGCAGGGCCTTCCTGTACAGCTCGGAGAACCCGAACGCATCCCGCACCAATCGACTTGCCCGGGTGTCGTGGCTGGACAGACCGGGAAGCCACATGGTCCGAACGATGACCTCTCCGGCCAGCTCGGGGTTGATCCGGGGCCCTTTGACCAGTAGACGCGGCCACTTGGGCAGATCCCCGTTCACAGCTTCTCCTCGGTGATCCAGAACGTCCAGCCGTTCACTTCCAGCCGCTGACCGGGCATCAGGCCGTCCATCGTCTCGGCGGCACTAGCGACCCGGGAGGTCAGCGACTCGTTGTCGTACGCGATCTTCGCCGCGAAAAGCGAAGCGATCCACCACGTCCGGCACGGCAGGGGTTCGTTGCTGTCCACCACCTCTCCGTCCAGTCGCGCTCGGGCCGTACGCCCCTCGGGGGCCTCCCAGTTGAGTACGTACACTGTTTCCTCCTCCGGTGATTCAGGCGGGGTCGAGCAGAGACCGGCAGGTACGCAGGTACTCCATGAGGTCCAGCTGATCGTGCGCTCGGTACTGGATCTCCTCGTCATCGGCTCCGGTGTAAGCCGCCAGGATCCGGGAAGCCGTCTGAAGATCGTGCAGGAACGACTCGGCGGGGCGGGCTTCACGCCCCTCCGCCGCTTCCTGCATGGCCCACACGATGTTGTGCTTGGCCACCAGTACCGCAGACAGCAGCCGGACCTCGAACATCCCGGCAGCCTGGACAGACGCCGTCCGGCGGCTGATGCGCCACGCCGTCCCCAGCGCCGAAGCCTGGTGGAAGATGTCGTCCTCCGGACTGTACTGGGTGCCGTATGTGGACCGCAGGGACATCTTCTTCTCGAACTTCTCCCGGGCCTCGTCCAGGAAGCCGGAGAGGAACTCGGCGAAGCCTTCACGCCACGGCGCCCCGCCCAGCGGGGGATTGAAATCCCCGTGACGCCTCGTGTACCCCAGGTAGTCGTTCACTGCTTCGGTGCCCCTTCCACGGTCGCTGATTCGTAGCCGGACCGAAGCAGCCCCTCGGCACGGGCCAGTTCTTGCGCCCGGTACCGTCCCTCGGTCTCCCACTTGGCGCGGATCGCCACGTCGATCTGGCGGTGCACCGCCATGAGCTGACCGGCAATGTCCTCGGGGATCTCCCGGTCCGTGGCGTGAGCCCAGCCCAGGGCGCCCCCGATGTAGTAGGCGCAGGCTTCCCGTGCACCCTGGCCGCCGACCCATTCCTGGGCCTTGTGGTAGTCGTTGTAGCGGGTGCCGTGCCCCACCGACGCGGCGGCCGGATGCATCTTGAACCGGTCCCCGGTGAAATAGGCCACGGATGCGGCGAGTTCGTTGACCAGCTTCGGTGTGAACTTCACGTCACTCCTCCTGTTGTTGACCACTACTTTGCCCTTATCGGGTCGTGCCGTACAGACAAGAAAGGGGTGACCTCCATCACAGAGGTCACCCCAGGGTCGTGCAGCCGGTCAGCGCGGTAGTTCGTTCAGGTAGAAGGAGAAGCCGGTCACGGTGATCTGATCGTTCTGGAGCTCCCCGGACCTGGTCAGCTCCCGCACGGTGTGATTCACCGCGTCCCAGTACAGGTCCTCTGTCGAGCTCTTCGAAGGGTTCACCGTCAAAGTGAACTCCACGAGCCTCTTCTCCACTCCTCCTCTGACCTCGGTCTCCACCTTGACCAAACAGAAGTATTCACGCTCCATGACTCTCCTCCCTACAGCTCGACCTGCTTCATGTACCTGGGGTGGAGCTCCAGGTACTCATCCCACGGGGAATGAACCAGCAGCCGCGACGGGTACATCAGCTCGGTGTACTCCTTCGCCCACTGCTCCACCGTCTTGCCCAGCGGGATGCACTTCTGGTCCATCTCCCACAAGGCGATCACGTCCGTGTCCTCACGCATGACCTCGAACCTCATCCTCTCCAGGAGGTCCGCCCTCAGCTTTCCCTGCCTCACCGTATGACGGTCGGCGCGGAGGTACCCGTCCGGGTCCGAGTTCAGCAGCGCGGCCACGTACCACACGGCGGCCATCAGTTGAACACCACCAGGTACTCGCCGAACGGGATCTTCCCCTCGGCCGCCATGAACGAGAGCACGTCGTCCGGCAGACCGTTCGCGCCGCTCCCCCGCTCCCCGTTCAGCCATCGGGTGACGGCCTGCGTGTCGTAGTCCCCGAGCTTTTCCAGCGCCCGCACCAGGTGGACGGTCTCGGACGTCGGGTTGCAGAACAGCTCGTCTGCTACGTCGCCGTGGACGGCCGCGTCCGGGTAGTGGTGGTCGATGAACCAGGTCAGATCCTGCGCCCGTACCTCGTGGATCTCCTTGATGTTCATGTCCAGGTCCATGATCTTCTCCTTCGGTTTCAGGTGAGGGCGGAAAGCGGACGAACGTCCGGATCCACCTTGTCGTCGTACTCGTTGCGTTCACACGCGCAGTTCAAGCCGTGGCGCAGAAACTCTCCACACCCCGGCGCCGCGCACCACTCGTCGGAGTCGGACTCCCCGAGCGTCGTCACGGACACGAACACGTTGTCGCCCAGCGGGTAACCGATGACCATCGCCCGTTCCCGCTCGACTACCTTGCCGGGAACTCCCAGAGAACGGAGCACCGTGGCGGTACAGGAGTACTCTCCGCACGTGGGGTACACGGTCTCGGTACAACCGTTGTCCTCCACCAGGACCAGCTCGTGGCTCATCCCTTACTCCCTGATCTCGTTGGGACCGGCCCTGTAGCCGATCACGGCTATGCCCACCCCGGGGTGCCGGGCCTGGATGCGCTCCAGTGCCTCTACGAAGAGCTGCTCCTCCGTGGTCTGTCCCGGGACCATCATCAGCGTCCCGTAGCTGTGCCCGTACCCGCCAGCGGCCGTGTGATAGGCCATCCAGTAGAACCACCGGATCGACCCAACTTGTTTTGCCATCGGATCTCCTCAGCAGGTGCAGGGCTCGGAGCCGACACCCGTGCAGCACGTCCCGGAGCACCCTCGGCAGTCGTCGCTCCGTTCGGGATCCACGGAGTCCAGGCCGTCCACGAGAAGCTCCAGGTCCTCGCGGCAGAGGTTCAGCGGCGGCGTCCGGAGGTCGGAATCCATGACCCGCAGGTCCAGGATGAACGTGGCACCTTCCCGAGCCTCCTCCATCAGCCGCCGGATCCGGGCCAGCCGGTACTCGCGGTAATGGACGTCCTTCGTCCCATCCCCGATGTCCCTGAAGCTCACTGTGCCGCCTCCCTCAGCCTGCGCAGCTCCCCAAAGGACGGGATGGACTCCGAAGAGCGGACCGCCGGAAGCAGCCGCACCTTGATTTCGTGCTCCCGCGAGAACTCCTTAGCGTCCTCCTCGCTGTCGGGGTGGACCTGTACAGAAGTCCGGCGGACTGCCTCGTTCAAGCTATCCGCGTACCGCTGAGCTTCCACGGGGTCCTCAATGACGATCACGGGGTAGAGGATGTCCCGGCCGGTGTACAGCAGGCTCCAGTTCTCAGCCATGGATCTTCTCCTTCTGCCAGTTCGTAAGGGCCTCTCGGACGGCGTCCTGAACCCGCAGGAGCTCGGTACCCCCGGCGTCGGAGTAGCGGGCCAGGAAGTTCTCCAGGGCTGTCGCTCCGCTCTGCCGGTAGTGGTCCCACAGCCACTCCCACCGGATACCCGGCTTCTTGGGCGGCAGCCACGCGGTCACGTATTGCCGTTCGTCCGCCACCAGGATCAGGCAGCGGTCCCCGAGCATCTCGGAGTGCAGCACCGTGCTTCCGTTGAGCAGGGCGCCGTTCTTGATCCGCGATTCCATGCTTTTCCTCCCCTTGTCCGTACGTCCACGGCAGGGACCAGGAACGTGATCTCCCTGGTCCCGCCGGTAGACAGACGCCCCTAGCGGAGTCCCGCCCTGACCTGCTGAACCAGCCGGTAGACCACGTCCCTGGCGGTCTCCCAGCCGAGACCCCCGCCCACCAGCTGACGGTGCCGGGGGTCCTGGATGGCCACCAGGCACTCACTCATGCCGTACAGGTAGCCCTTACGCCACTCGTCCGACATCTCGCCGGGGTCGATCGCGTACTGCTCGGGCACCGGGCGCGGACTCATGCCGTGGCTCCCCGTCGCTCGGCCTCGTACAGTTCCTTCTGGAGTCGGTCCCGCTTGATCATGGCGCGGAACTGCTGATCGTTCTTGGGGGTGACCCGGGCGCGCATCCCGATGCGCCGGTAGATCGCGTCGGAGTGAATCGGCACCAAGGGGTAGCTGCCGTCCTCGGCCTTCCACCGGAGGAAGAAGCCGTTGACCTCTTCCATCTCCCGGAGTCGGGTCACCACCTTGGAGAAGGTCTTCTCGGTGACCTCGCCGATCCCCATCCCGAGCAGGGCGAAGGCCAGGGCCGTCGTCACCTCCCGCTCCTCCGGGTCTTCGGCGAGCTCCCTCCAGTTGCGTACGTCCTGGATCGTCCAGTCCTGACCGCGTTCCATGCCATCCTCCTTATGCGTTCTGCGGTTGCTTGCTGAGATAGACCTTCGCGATGGGCCAGGACCGCTGGGCTCCCGCCTTGCGGACCAGGGGCTTGCCGCTCTTGCTGTATCCCGTCACGGTCCCGGCAGCCAGCTTGCAGCCGGGCCGCATGATCCACACGAAGGACCCTTCCGGGTAGTCGACGGTGTCGGCGTCCATGGCGGTCAGGCCTCCGTCTTCTTGTTGAAGACGAAGATGCTGTGGATCAGTCGCTCGCCCGGGAAGTCGGCGTCCCCGTACCAGACCACCGTTTCGCCGTGGCCGTTCGCATCGGCCTTGTCCCGGATCTCCTTGATCAGCCGCTCGCCGACGAAGTTCTCGGCCGCTTCGCGCTGGCTCGGCGGGAAGTCGAACCGGATCATCAGGCTGTTCAGCTCGTCCCCCTCCTCGTCCTGCGCCGCGAGCTCGGCGAGGTCGTTGTACGACGTCCAGCCGCGTGCCAGGATGTCTAGGACGTCACCGGTGGCAAACAGGTGGGCCGCCCCGAACTCCCGCCAGGCCACGAGGGCCGCCGCGTAGATCACCTCCCGGGTGACGTCTGCGCCCCAGGAAAAGCGGCTGTAGTCGGCGTCCTCCATGAGCTCGGCGATGCCCTCCACGTAAGCCGTCATCATCTGCTGCATGTCCATCCCCTAGACTCGTCGTTCGATCATGCAGAGGCTGATGGCCTCTGCGTAGAAATCCCTGATGCGTCCCAGCCGGACCGGATCCATACCCTGCAACTCCGTCTTTTTGTGGGCGTCGGGGGAGATCCGGAACTCCCGCTCGAACTTAATGATCGTTTCGATCAGGACCTCGGGAGTAGGCTGGTTCATGGCCAGATCCTAGAGCGTCCCGAAGGGGATCCGGAAGATATCCCGGACCCCCTTCGGGTGTGTTCCCTCTCACATCCCAAGAATTTCTGAAGGTTAGCCCTCGTTCTCCCGGGCTTCCCGTTCTTCGGCAGCGGTGACTTCCCGCTCGACCTGTTCAGTCCAGGAGGAACCCTCCCGGACGGCTTTGACCAGCTCTCGGTAGCTGCCTGCAACCTTGTTCAGTACGTCCGGGCTGCGGTCGGTGTAGTGGGCCAGACAGTTGACCAGACTGGTCAGCTCTCCGAGAGCCAGCCAGAGACTGAGGGTCTCTTCGCCCTTCTTCTGTTCCTTGTTCAGCCGGTGGTAGTGCAGATGCTGGAAGTTGATCTGCCGGATCAACCAGGATTCGAAGTCCCGGATGTCCTTCGTCTGTGGCAGCGGGTCGCTGGGCATGCCCATCCCCTCATCGCAGGTACTTGTGCTCGTCCTTCTCCAGGTAGGCGGAGCCGTCCTCGAAGAACTTGACACCGTCCCCGTCGCCGTTGACCTCCGCCAGGATCGCGTCGCAGTCGGACGGAGCCTCGTAGCACTCGTTGATCACGGCCCAGGCCTGTCCGGCGCCGTGGACCACCGCCGCGTACTGGTCCTGCTCCGCCGCCGCCGTACCGGTCAGTACCCCGATCATCACAAGAGCCAGCGCCGCCGTGACAAACAGCGCCACACGCAGCGAAACCGGAAGCTTGCCGAAGTCGCGGAACATTGTTTCTCCTTCAGGTTGATCCCGAGTCGGATGTGCCGTCCGAGCCGAGAGACGATAGCCCGTACCGTACGGACTCCCCGAACCGCCGAGTGTTCCCGGCGGTCGGAGACTCCGATCACGGGCCGGTCAGCCAGCGATCTCCTTGATCTGCTCCAGCTGGTCCCGCAGCCGCTCCACCTCGGCGGACAAGCTTCCGACGATCCGGGTCACGGTCACCGTGGCGTTGTTAACGTGATTCATGTTCAGACGGGCGTCCTCCGCCTGGTTCTCCAGGAACTCCAGCGCCTTGCGGACGGTTTCCCGTGCCCGGGAGGGATCCATGCCCTGGGTGAGCCGGTCGTGGCGGTTCTCGAATGCGTCCGTTCCGATCCGGAAGTTGATAAGCGGCATGATCAGTACCTCCTCGGGGCGGAGAAGACGAACGACTTGGCGGCCTGCCGTACACCGGCCCGGGTCCGGCTCGTGGTCCCGGTGGGCGTGTAGTAGAGGGTCACGGTGGACCCTTCGATCCCGAGGTCCTCCTCCCAGGAGAACTCCATGGTGAAGAACTTGCGGCCCTGGCTCGCCCACGGCTGCCGGGGCCGCAGAGTGAACCCCTGCTCGGTGATGTTCTCGATGGCCACGCCGGTCCGGCCGTCGTTGGTGTAACCGTGGTCGATGATCCGTACCGTCCACTCGGTGGTGATCGCGGCCTTGAGCTCTTCCAGTGTCATGATCTCTCCTCGTTCAGCGCTTGAAGAACATCGAGTTGAAGCCGATGGCGGCCAGGTCGTATTCGAACCGCCACCGCTCCCCTTCCTTGCGCCGGATGGTCTGGGACAGGACCGTGGCGTACGTCAGGACGTGCTCCTCCGACCCATCCACGCCCCCGGCCACCACGGTCATCCACTCCCCGTGGGACTTGACCAGCCACAGTCGCATCGATCCGGTGCCGCCCGAGTCGACCACTTTCTCGATCATCCGCCCGGTGATCTGCGGGCCCTGCAAGTTGTCCATGAGCTTTTCCCTCCCGTCACAGCTCCCGAGGACCGGAAGCGGGCGGCCGGACACGGAAGACGGACTGCACCAGTCCCCTTGCCGTGTCCCACCGGTCCGCTGCCGGGCTCAGCCCTTGAACTCCCGGGGGTCAACCCCCCGCTCCCTCAGCTGCTCCCGCTGGCGTTCGTGAGCCCGGATGTGAGCCAGGTAGTCCGAGAGATTCTGCTCTCCCCAGAACGCCGACGGGAGCCCCCTGTGGCTTCCACTGGGGTCGTGCCAGTGCCGGGGCTCCCGGCCCGTGATAGCCCCCATGATCAGACCTCCTGGCCGCAGTCGAAGTTCTCGCACGACAGGTCGTCGCAGTCAGGGTTGTTGCACTGATCCGGGTAGACCGCGCCCCTCTCGATCTCCTCCCAGACTTCGGCCAGGTTCTCGTCGGCCGGGATGCGCCAGGCGTCGACCTCCCCCTGGCTGTCCTCGTGCAGGATCACCCGTTCGTCAGCGAACAGGACGTGGTGGCCGTTGCCGTACTGGGCGTCGCCGCTCGTGGCCCCATTGCCGTCCAGGGACCACACCCACGCGATGAACGCCGCCACGCTGGTGTGCTTGGAGCCCAGCTCCTCGCCCACCGGGTACTGTTCCGCGTCCTCCCCGGATGCGACCAGGACCTTGACGTCGCCCTCGGTCAGGACCTTGCGCTCGAACATGTCGTCCGTGATCCCGTAGGCCATGGTCAGTTCTCCTCGTTGTCGTAGTGCTTGAACTCGTCCAGCGCCGCTGACTCGGCGTATGAGTAACCGATGTAGCCGTAGGAGTCGTGCTCCGTCCCCCACGTGGTGAGCTCCCCGTCGCTGCCGTCCGCAGGGGTCCAGGTGAACGAATTCTCGATGACGAAGCCGTATACCTCCCCGGCGGCCCACGCCCGGTACTCGTCCCGCTCGCACTTCAGGTACCCGGCCGGGTCCGTCGTCTCCGTGAACTGCGCGGGCATCATGTACCAGACCGCGTTCGCCCCGTCGTGCGGCCGGTCGTCCAAAGTCACCGCCCCGTGAAAGATGCGAGCCCATCGCGTGAAGATCTTCACGGCCTGGTCGTAGCGGTGCCCCTTCACGCGGTCCCAGCCGTCCGAGAGGGGTCCGGGCCTCTCGTCCACGTCGATGAACCGGGTCCCGGGAGCGGTCACCGCGTGGCACAGGGTCTTCCGATTGGTGCGCGGGTTGACCTCTCCCTGGAAGGGGTCATCCACCAGCCGGACCCGGTACTGGCCGTTCTTGGAAACCTTCAGGATCTCGTCCATGATCTGCTCCTTCACTGCACGTCTATGCGCGCGCCTACGTAACTGGGGTGGATCTCCCGCCAGTGCGCCTGACAGCACCGGGGGTGGTTGTTGCGAGCGTGCTGGCAAGCGGGTGCCACCCGGATCCGGCCGCCCAGACCCGAAGGTCCCGGCGGCCTGGCCGCGATCCCCTTGTACGTCAGGACCGTGCCCGTCCCGTCTGCGTCTTCCAGGACGACAGGCGAACCGGGATAGAGCACCGCGCCGGTCTCTACGTGGACCAGCAGAACTTTCGCTTCACGCCGCTGTGTCGGCACGGTGCCCCCTCCGATTACTTGTTGAAGATCCGGAGGAGTCCCTCCAAGAGCTTCAGCGCCTGCCCCCGTTGCAGCTCCAGCGGGAACGCGCCGACCTCCCCGGACACCCCCGACAGCATTGACTCGGGGAGGTCGTCCGGGTCGTGCACAAACGCACGGAACTCCCCGTCGTCCTCCTCGCCTCCCAGGCGCTCCACGAGAGAAAGGTTCTCGATGAACACACTCCCGTTTCGGGCCTCCACCACGGGATCGGGGCCACTCCACACACTGCTCATCCGACCAACATCCTTCCTATTTCGCCCCGGCGGGACGCGGGAACACATCACCGTGCTGGCTGACGTGCTCCCGTGCTCCTCCGGACCGCCGGTCAGTACCGCGAGGGACGACCGGTCCCGGCGATGCCGCCCATGAGCAGCTCCACGCCCGTGTCCACGCCGGAGTCCCGGGTCCACATGCGCAGCTCGTTCGCGACGTACTCGTCCGCCGTGTCGAAGAACAGCGGCATACCGTCGTCGTCCAGGTCACCGCTGGTGCTGATCAGGTGGACCGATCCCGTGTTGCCGTCGTTGTCGGCCCACGTCCCGCCGAGCCGCCACTCGGCCATGATGTCCCCCGAGTGAGCTTCGAAGAACTCCCGGTCGAGTACTTCGATGTAGGGGGTGTCCGGGTTCCACAGCGCCACCCACATGTCCGTGTGCGCGCTTCCGACCTCGTTCTCCCCGCCATTCACGTACAAGCCCATGATCTTGTTCCCTTCGGTTGGCTATCTCAACTTATCGTTTCGAACTGTCCTGACAACAGGACACCGGGGCGTGATGTAGCTCACGCCCCGGTGTCCCGGGTTGATCAGCCGGTCTCCGTGATCAGCTCTCCTTCTCGATCATCGTGCAGTGCGAGCCGAACGCGTCGAACACGTTGACTTCCGTCTCGTAGCTGTGGCGGGGCACGTAGACCGTGGCCACGACCCCGTCGATCTCCCGCAGCACCCCGCTGTAGCGCCGGTAGTGCCCGTACAGGTTGGGGAATTCCATGGACATCGTCCGGCCGATGTACGGCTTGAGGGACTCCGCTATCTCCTCGGCCGACCGGCCGTGCTGCGTCCGCAGGTAGACCGTCCCGTCGTCCGATTTCAGTGTGGTGATGTTCTCCACCGCCATCACGCCCCGTCCAGGGCGGTACTGGCGACCATGCACCGGCGCCGGACCCACTTCATCAGCGGGATCATCTCCCGGCCGTCGACCGACCACGACGGCACGCCACTGTCCAGGCACAGCCCGTGGTGGTCCTCGCGCCCGTCCAGGAAACCCATCGGGCCGCCGAGCGTGAAAGCGCCCATGCACTGGCCCTGCTGCGGATCCCGGGTGCGGTGTCCCGAGTGGCTGACGATCTTCGAGTTCAGGTCCCACGGCTGGTACCGCTGGTCGTAGAAGATGATCTCCCCGCGCCGGACGTCGTCCTTGTCCCGGGCCAGCGGGATCAGGACCACCCGGATCGGGTTGCCGTGCGTCCCGAGCACGTCGATGGTGTACTCCGGGCCGTCGGGCCCGTACGTCGGTTCAGCAGTCATGGTGTGATCTCTCTTCCGTTCCTGTACCGGTCAGAACTGGATGGAAGGGCGGTACTGGGCGATGACCTCCCGGAGGAAGTCGACCACCCGTTCCCGTCCCTCCAAATCCCGGGGCTGTCCGAACGTGTCCCAGCCGACCGGGGACTGGTCCCTGATCAGCTCGATCCCCTCCGCCCAGTGGAACCCCGATCCCGGGCACCGCAGGCTGATCCCGAATCGGTCGCAGGGCCACCACTGAACGATCCGGTCTCCCCGGTCGTTGGTCCCCAGGTCTTTGACCTTGACCCCGGCCGGGGCGTTGTTCAGCAGGTCATCCAGCAGGTCATCCAGCAGGTCATCCAGCAGGTCACTCATGATCTGTTCCTCTCGGTTGGCGACACCACGCCGACCCCCGGGCGGTCCCGGGGGCCGTCGTGACGCTTACCAGCCGGTCACTCCCCGACGAGCTCGATGCGGGCTTCCAGTACGGAGGGGAAGTACTCCCGTTCCAGCTCCTTGACGACGTTGTGCAGGTTCAGGAACCGCTCCTTGACCACGATCTTGCCGCCCTTCCCGGGTTCGGGGAGACGGGAGACGTACTGAAAGATCACTGTCTCCTCCCGGAACGTCACCACCTGGTCCCCGGGCTGGATTTCCTCTCCCGTCTCCTCGTTCACCAGTCGTGCGACCTGCGGTCCGTACTTCGGCATGACTTCCCTTTCTGTCGTCCCGACGGTCTCTACGCGGCGGCCGGAAGAGCCCACGTGTCCGGCTTGCCGCTGAGAACGACCGCACCGTCCCGGCCGTCCAATGTGCGTGGCGCCCCCTTGCCCAAGTACTTGATCGCCTGCGCGATGGTCCGCTGGTGACGAGTGGTCCGGGTGCTGTAGTGCTGAAGGGACACCACCCACCGGCCGTCCCCGAGCTCCCACGCGATCGGCGTCAGGAAGCTGTACACCACCCGTACCGCGCCGCGTACACTCTCCCGTTCGGCCGGGATGTTCATCAGCCCCAGGCCCCCGCCGAGGCCACTCGGAGCCCCCGCCACGACCCACAGTTCGGCTGCCTTGCTCCCGTCCCGCTTGCGGTTGACCGGACCTCCGGCCGCCAGAGCGGACGCGAAAGCCCCGGGGTCGTTGACGTTGACATACGGCATGTGATTCTCCTTGTTCAGGTCAGACCTGCGTGACCGGCTCGATCCCCTGCGACGCCAGGGCTCGGATGATGTTGTTGCGGAACGTGGCGGTCGTCGTGCTGTAGTTCTTGACCTTGCGCTTGTCCACCCGGCTTACCGGGCAGTCCTCTGCCGGGACGTCGGGCACGATCCACTCTCCCGACGGCAGCCGCCACGCGATCGGCGTTTCGTAGTGCTTGACGACGTACGCCGCTCCCGCCGCCGACTCCCGGAACTGCTCCGGCAGCAGGCCCATGTCCATCTCGTCCAGTCCCGGGCACGGGAAGCCGAGCACGTTCGCCCCCTGCCACGACGTCCCGTTCATCAGGTCCAGGATGTACGCGCTCCCGTCGGTGGTGGGGAGGATGCGAGCCTTGCGGAAGCCATCGGTGTTGACGTTCACGGTGTGTTCCTTCCGAGCCGATAGCCGACCGGCGGACGCCGGACCGGGGTACTGCGATGAGACGGCAGGGGATTCGAACCCTGCTCCGGCTTGCGCCGAGCCATACCGCTCCGGACTTCCCGGTATGACTGCCGTCCCGGTCCTGGATTGATCAGTGGAACGTGAAACAGAAGTGGTACTCGATCTCCCCGGACTTGCACGCCGCCCCGGAGGAGACGACACCATTGGTCGTCTTCCCGAGCTCCCGGGCCCACCGGCGAGCTTCCCCGAGTGCCAGTACCGACGCCTGCCGCTCCTCGGCCGACGTCGTTCCCGTGGTGACGTACACCCAGTGGATCCCGTACTCGGGGTAGTGGCGATCCCGCGTGATTTCCGCCATGACGTCTCCTCCCGTCAGCTCTTCTTCACCGCCGCCGGGCGCCTGCCGACGCCGGTCACGAGGTCCCATCCGTCCGCGTGGAGCTCCGCGACCTGTTCGCGTCCCGCCGGGGTGAGGGTCAGGTCCGCGTGCTCCCTGCCGTCGATGAGACCCTCGTTCAGGAGCTTGAAGATCACCGCCGGGCGCGGGTTGGACTTGGTGCCGTGCCCGCGCTCCGGCGAGGCCATTCCGACGGGGCTCATCGCGTTGTACCAGGAGACTCGCACGTGCGGAGACTCCACCATGAGCAGGATCTCGATCGCGGTATTGGACAGCTTGGCCATGGGATCTCTCCTTGATCGGTTACAGGGTCAGTCGCGATACTGCGCAAAGGTGGTACACGCTCCCGAGTGCCGGTGGACGGTCCCGGGAGCGCTGGGGTGGTGCGTCAGGCGCGGACGGCCGACAGCGTGCCCGGAATGGGGTTACGGTCGTCCTCGTCGGGGCCCGCCGTCATCTCCACCGGACTGAACTGGGGGGTCAGCCGTCCCGACGGGTTCCCGCAGTTCCCGCACGCCCCCGACGAACACGAGTGGTTCAGCTCGCCGGTCATCGGCACCGGGCGTTCCAGCGTCATAGCGGTCATGATCTTTTCCTTCCTGCTCCCGTCCGAACCGTTCGGACGATGCGCGCCCCGGGCTGCGTACTCCCGGGACCGCATCGAACGAAGGGGTCAGACCACGCGGGTTACCGCTCCCTTGCAGTTCTTGCACGTCACGCTCGGGATGTTGACCGTCACCGTGTCGTACTCCCCGAGCTCCCCGCACGCGGTCCGGCTCTCGCCGTAGTGCACCGGCATGACCGGCCGCTCCACGCACACCAAGTCCTTACCGGTGACGTAGCCGCTGGTCCCGTCCGTGTAGAACAGCTCGAACGTCCCGGGGTCCGCGTCCACCGTGACCCGCTCCACCCGGTCCAGGGTCCTGAACCGGGACAGGTAGCCGTGCTCCCGCCCGTGCAGCTCCGGCCGCCGTGCGCGTCCCGTGGCGGTACGGGTGCACCAGTCCGCGTCAGCCACCTGCCGCCCCAGGGTGCGCCGGTAGTCCTGCGGGTCGTTCAGTCGGTCGAAGACTTCCACCGGCCAGAGGTACTCAAAGGTGCTCATGATCGTTTCCCTTCCCGTTGTCACTGATCAGTCGGTGTGCGGCTGGACGCGTCCCAGTCCGGCGAGGCACCCCAACAGCCGGGCCGCGCGGTCCAGGCCCACCCCGTCCCACACACCGGCCGCCGGATCCGTGCACCACTCCGGCAGGTTCCTCCCGGGTACGTCCGTCTTCCAGGACGGCTCCTCCGTCCAGTTCGCATCGAAAGGCTCCGTGAACCGGACGGCTTCCACCCGGGCGTTCCCGTTGGGGTAGACCCGCGTGATGCGCAGCCCCCACCCGTTGCCCAGCCACACGCGCGGAAAGCTCCCGGGCCGGTCCTCCCCGCCGCACACGGTGGGTGTGACCCCGTCCACCGGAACCAGTGCCAGATGACCGGCGAACTGCATGCGGTCCATGTGATCTCCTCGTGTTCATCCCGTCCCGTCGACAGGTGGGAACGTCCCCGGATCCCGCCGGGGGCGCTCCCGTCCGCATACGGGATCAGGCGCCGGGCGCCGGAGACAGCGGGTGGTCACCCGTGTACCGGTCCACACTCATCTCGTTGTCGAGATGCCGCTGAACACACGCGTCATAGGACTCGCTGAACTCCACGAGGACCACTGAGTCCCCCTGGACGGTTTCCATCCCCGGACGCCGCCGCGCGTACGCGTAGACCTCCCCGCCGCTGTAGCGGTAGATGTCCACGTACAGGAGCGTCCCGCACCGGCCCGTGTGGACCCGGTGACCTTGCATGCGCTCGCCCGTCGGTTCCCCCTTGACCCGGGGTTCCGTGTCGACGTGTACCCGTCCCGTGGTCCTCATGATCCGCTCCTCTCCCGCTGGTGCTCGCCCCAGCTCTTGCCGTGTGTGATCTTGCCGTCGACGTCCATGAACATGTCCCGCTCCCCCTCGTCCCGGCAGGCGTTCATCAGACGCTCCCGGGCCGCGTGCGTGTCGGCGTCCAGACCCCCCGACGTGTACCAGTCCCCGAACCCGACCCCGTGGCCGCTGCGGTCCATCCAGAACAGCTCCCCGCCGCGCTCCGCCCACTGGTCGGGGTCGTAGCCGTACTCCCCGGGGTACAGAGCGAGGTCCGCCGCGTGCGCGTCGAAGAACTCCCGCGCGTCGGCTTCCAGCCGTTCCAGCGTGTCCGCACGCAGATCGTCGCGGGTCAGGCTGACCGGTTCGTGATCCCCGTCACAGCCCCCGTTGCACTCGGCCGCAATCCCGCAGTGGTCCGCGATCTCCAGGAGCGCCCGGTCCACGTACGCCCCGGTGAACGTCTCGCGATGCTCTTCCAGGTACCTGGAATCCATGATCTTCCTTCCCTCGTGTGCCGATGCCCTGTCCGGCCACCGGGACGCCCCGCTCTTCCCGTCGGAGTGCTCCCGGTAGCCGTTCCCGCCCCGCGCGCCGCCGTTCAGCGGCGGATCAGTCCCACAGAGTCGCGCGGGCCAGCTGCTCGTTGATCACGCGCGCCCGCACCCCGTCCGGGTCGGTCCGCTCCTCGTGACGCGAGATCGTCCTCACGTACTCCGCGCGAATGACGTCCTCGGACACGGACGGGCTCCCGTTGTCCAAGATCACGTAATCCCGGTAGTCCTGGTGCAGGGGGACCGCGACCGCCCGGACGTTCGCCGCACCCGACAGCCCCTTGCCCCCGCCACCCGTGACGGCACGCGCCGGAAGCATGACCGACCCGACAAAGAACCCCTTGGCGGCGTTCGCGCGCAGACGCCTGCGCCAGTCCTGCGCCCGGGAGGGGTTGAGCCAGCGTCCGAGGTACCCGTTCGCGTCCACCATGCGCCACGCGTCCCCGAACTCCCCTTCCACCTGCCGTGCGTTGATCAACACCCCGTGGCGGTCGAAGAGAGCGGGGAAGCGGTGGTAACCGTTGTCCCGCATGATCTGCGCCGCGAGCCGGTCCACCTCTCCCATGACCCCGTGAGCCCACTGGGAGGCAAACCCGTCCGTGTCGCACCGCTCGAAGGACTCCTGAGCCTTGGCCGTGTGCGCCGCCGCGCGGTCCCGCAGTTCGTCCGGCGTCCCGCCCGGCATGTCCGAGGGGTTGATTCCCGTCATGATCTCCCGCTTTCTTATCGGATCGAGTTCCGGTGAGAACTCTCCGGCGGACACGTCCCACTGTGAGGCGAGACGCGTCCCCCGGGCAATCACCACCGGTGGTGATTCACGTCACAACTAGCCGGACACTCCGGCCGCCGTGTCCTCCGCCCGCTTGCGGCATTCGAACCGGAACACGCACCGCTCACTCACCGGATGAGCGTCCCGGTGCAGGTTCCGCCGCCCGTCCGGATGTAACGGGGTCCGGTGCGTCAGACGCTGGCCAGCGTCGGCCCCGGTCAGCCATTCAACCGTTACCGAACCGTCCACGTGGGCCAGTACCGGGACGTACGTCCCCGCCCAGTAGTGCGACGCGTACTCGACCCCGAGGACGTGACCCGTTCCCGCGATCACTCCCGGACGCGCGTCCGGCGGACCCTGTACCGGTCGCCGGGTGCTCCGGTGGATGTGAGTGGTCACGCGTGGCTGCCGACCGCGATGCGGGCGCCCGGCGTGGGGCGGTCCGTGGTCCCGTCGGCGTACCGCAGGATGATCCCGCCCCGGTCCATGTCCAGCTCGGCGAGCGTGCGCGGAGCCGTGGTGTGCGTCCCGTCCGCCGTGGCCAGTGCGACGGGCCTCCCCGCCATCATGTCGCAGACGCTGAAAGCCTGACCGGGGGTGAAGATCGTAAAGGTCATGATCGTTTCTCCTCGTGTGATCTTGTTTCGACCGACCGCAGGATGTTCCTGCGCATCCCGGGGCACCGTGTGCCCGATACCCCGGGAAAGCTCTGTGTGCAGTACCGTGCGCCGTCGCGAGAGGCGTACCGGAGGTCAGATGACCCGGGACCCCGCACGGTCGCTGAAGTCCCGGCCCGTGCCGTAGACGACGTTCCCGAACTGATCGGCGCGGGAGCCGTCATCGACCCTGCGCCGCCCGAACGCCCGTGCCTGAGAGACCGCCACTCCCCGGGCGTGCGCCGCGCGCTCCGACCGTGCCTTACGGGCCGCCGTGGCGCGCTTCGCAGCAGCCTTCCCGCCCCCGTACAGCCGCGCCCGCTCCTCGCGCGTCAGAATTGCCTTGAGGGACGCGGGCAGCGCTCCCATCGCGTAGACGTAATCCCAGCCGGTGATCCTGCCACCGTCCGGCCCGGTCACCATCCCGCCGAGCCTCTCCGCGATGTTCCGGCTGATGACCATGGTCACAAACCGCTTACCGCCCGGAGCCGCATCGTGCGTGGCCGTGAATTCAACCGTGTTCCACAACCGCGCCCGACCGTGCGTCAGATCCTCGCGCTCCGCCGTACGCCGCTCGGTACGCTCCTCCGCCGTATACGGGGACCGCGCACCCTTGGCCCGTGCGCCCGTCCGGAACTCCCCGCGCGCCCGGTCAAACGGAAACCGCTTCTGTGCAGCGTCCGTATCCGCCATGCGCCGGAGCGTGGATTCCGTCCGGGGAATCCGCACCACGGAACCCGAGGGGAGTTCCACCATGCGAGGCAGGGTCATGCGCTCCGCAATCGCCGGAGCGGTGACCGACGTGTGATCGGTCAGACCGGATCCCGAATCCACCGGCGCGAACCTTTCCGCATCGGGCAGGGACGTCCCGCGCATGATCGCACCCATGACCAGCGGCCGGATTTCCGGGGCGAGCGGGTCCGACTCGTTGAAGATCGTCTCCCGGCACCCCTGACACGAGACACTGTCCCGGTCCTCGGCGGGGCGCCTCCATTCGGCCGGTGAGAGCACCCCGGTACGGCAGACCAGCATCATCCGGCCGTAACGGTCCAGTGCACCCGCGTGCACCGGCCCACCCTTCCCGACGACCAGGAGCGAACCGTCCCCGACCGTCGCCCCGTGCGCCCCGAGCGTGAGCGTGAGCAACGGCAGGACCCTTCCCAGCCACGCCGCACGGGAGTTCGCCCGGTCCTGCGCGTCGGTCCGCTCCCCGTACCGGTCCACGTTCGCGGGTGCCTTGGACGTGAGCACACCCTTGGGCGCCGTGGTCCCGCGCAGTGCCTTGAACACAGCCGCGCAGTTCCCGCACCACTGGATCCCGCCCGCCCCCGCATCCGTCATGTGCGGCGCGTACCGGGTCACGGTCCCATCCTCCCCGCGCATGTCCGGCACGGACCCGTCACCCTCCCCCGCCGCTCCCCGCAGGGCTACCTCCGCATCCCAACCGCCGACCGCCTCACCGCACGCCGCGACCCACTGGACCACATGGCGCGTGCTCTTGTTCTTCCCCCGGCCACTGGTCACCGCGACCGTGCTCCACACGGTCGTGTCCGGGATGCCGTGCATGCGCTTCCCCTTCCCCTTGCGCCCGGCGGTCCACCCCACCGCCGCGACCGTGTGCGGGACGTCAAGGGCAGTGTCCGGGGTGAGAGACTCCACCGCCGGACCCGTTCCCGCGCACCCCTTGCACGTGGGTACCGCGTCGGCCCCTGCCGGGGCCCACGGGATGACGTCCGCCCCGCCGACCGCCCGCCCGCATCCGGCCGCCGCGTACATGAGCGGTCGGGGGTCCGGGTGGAGTTCCGTAACCGGGTGATGCGTGCGGGTGATGCGGTGCGTGTCCCCCGCAATGCGGATCACGTCGTTGACCTTGAACATCGTTCGTTCCCTCCGTCGCCCGGGGGCTGTTCCCGCCGGGGGATGTGGTGCGGCTGTGCGGCATTTCAGAGCGGGCCCCGTACCGGGTGGGGTGGCACGGGATCCGCTCTGACGCGCCTACAGGGGGTGGGGCTACCGGTAGTCAGGGCCCGTGCAGTCGTCTCCCTGCGCGCACTCCGGTACCGGGGTCTCGCCGTTCACGGACACCCATCCGGGCGCCACGGTGGTGATCACGTTCGGCTCTACCCGCTCGCCCCGGTGTTCGGGGGAGATCAGGGCGAGCGCCACGGCGTACGCGGTGAGAATCGCCGCGATGGCCACGGCGTACAGGGTTTTGGTCATGGTTCTGTCTCCCGGGAGAGGTACCGCGCGGAAAGGTCTGTGCGTCCCGCTACCGGCCGCCGGGCCCCGGACGTATCCCGGGGCCCGTAGCGGCGTGCGAGGCTGTGAGAGGCGTACAGGGGCGCGTCAGTACCGGCGGGTAAGCGCCAATACCAGCGCCATGGACCCATCCCACGTGGCGTAGGTCCCGGCCCGGCGGTTGTCCGACACGTGCGAACCGAGCGGCGCCCGGCAGGTGTACGCCGTGACGATCACCTCGTACGGCTGCACGTGATCCGGCCGGTACACGATCACGGCGAGGTCACCCGCCCATGCGCCGGAAACGATCTCCCCGTACGCCTTCACCTCGTAGCCGTTGACCCACCCCAAACCGGCGCGGGCCCCGGTCGCCGTGCGGGTGAAGCGGGGAGCGTCATCCGTTCCCTTGGCCAGGGATACCGTTCCCGTGGACCGGGCCGACCCCGTGGCCACGGATACCAGCGGCGGACGGGCCCCGTTCGGGTTGAGGATCACCCGTCCGCCCGGAACGGTGGCGGGTACGGCCGTGGTCATCCATGCGGGAAGGTTCGTCATGATCGTTTTCTCCTGTGTGATCTTGCTCTGTCATGTGCCTGCCACGCCCCGGGGTGTGGGGACCCCGGGGCGGTACCGCTGACCTGCTGTGGGGGGTGGAGCGGGTCCTACTGCGCGGAGGGCAGAGCGGCGGTGGCGTCCGCCCGCCACGGCGCCACGGCCTTGCGGAACGTGTGGCGCACACCCCGAGGCAACCGGTCACCCTGGCACTTGGGGTTACCCGACAGGAACGCGTACGCATCCCGCAGCAGCTTCCGCGCCGCGTGCATGATCCGATTCGCATCCCCGTCCAGCGCGCCGAGCGAGTTACCGGCCCCGTCCGCGTCCGCCTGCATGGCGACACAGAGCGCGAAGTCCCTGGCCAATTCGGCCGCCGCACCATCCCGCTGAGCACGGGTCATCTTCGCGGCGTCCGACTTCACCTGAGACCACTTATTGATCATGGCCCCCACCTTCACCGCGATGTCCGCGACCGCGTCCCCCGGGGCCACCACCGGGGCCGGAGCAACCGGGTCCGACTCCTCCGCCACCGGCGCGGGGGCGGGCTTGGCCTTACGGGTGCGCCTGGCCTTGACGGGAGCGGGGGCGACGTCCGGGGTGTCCTGCGTGTCCTGCGTGTCCGTACCGGCCGTGACCGGGGGCGCCACAACCGGACGGATCTCCATATCCGCCATGGCACCCGTGAGCTCCGCCCGCAGTTCCGCAATCGCTGCCTTGTCAGCCTTCGAGCGGCCCGACCGCTTACCGATCACGTCCGCAACCCGGCTCATGTGAGCCTCGCAGGACACCCCGTCCGCATCGAACAGCGGAAGGTACAGCGCGTGCAGCGTCTGGCCCGTGGTCTCATCCGGCACGTTGCCGTCCGCGTGAGAGGAGAGGAGCGCCCCCGCCACCATCCCGAACGCCGCGCGGTCGCTCTTGCTCCCCTTGAAACCCGCCGCGAATCCCGCGAACCAACCCGCCGTTTCCGGGGTGATGTGCAGCGCGTACCGCGCCTCACTGTTGGCGATTTCTTCCGTGGTCATGCTGTCCGTGAGTGCCATGTGATCTCTCCTTTTCCGGGGGACCCGCGTCCCGCCAGATACGGCCCGGTTGCCGTTCGGCACACCCCCGGGAAGGGGATGCACTGAGCTACCGCCGGACCACCGGGCCCCGGGGGAGTTTCCCCGCCCCGGGGCCGAAAGTCTGTGCTGTGTTGCAGTCCCCTTCCCCGCTACGCGGATCCGGGCAGACCGTGGCCCCTTGTCAGAGGGCCGTACCGGCCGGACGTGTTCAGGAACATCACCCCGGACCCTTTCGGGTGCGCATCCGGAGAGTTCCCGTTAAAACCCCGGTACGTCGGAACCGGGGCGCGAGCGATAAGACAGAGCGGTTCGCCGCTGGACAGTGATCCCGATCGGCCGTACAGGGAGTCACCCCGCCCGTACCGCCATCGGCCCCGGGAGTCACCCCGCCGGGTTGCGCATCACATGCCGCTCTGAATCGTGAAGCGGGACGACTCCCCTTCACCCGTGTGCATTGACCGGTACTGCCGGGGATGCCCGTTCCCGCATCCATCCCCACCGGTCGGCCCTAGAGCCGTTCTCAAACCCGCCACCATCACGGGCACTCATTCCGTCCGGGTCTTCCACGCGCCTTACGGTCACGCTTCCGTCCCGCCTATCCGGGGGTCACCTTCACCCGCCGGACCCGTGCTGTGCCTTGCCTGCCGTGCGTCCGGGAGTCGCCCCGCCGGATCCTGCTGCCCGGGAGCGACCTCCCCGCCGGGTGTGGTCCGGGGGGCTGTGTTCGCCCCGCCGGTCCGTCTTGCTGAGGAGGACTCTCCAGGAGTTGCCCGCAATCACCAAACGCATTGCGATCTTGGATTCGGACATTGCAGGGCAGAAAGGAATCGATAGGAGTCGATACATGCAGGTCAGCGGCTCAGGCAAAGAACGAGTAAAGAACTGTAGGGAAGATCATTCCGTGTCCGTTTCAGGAGGGTTTGTTCCGCTGAACATGTTCAAAAGATGTGATGCGGAGCGGTCGGGTCCGGATGCGAGAAAAGGGGCTGTGACCTGCGGAAACGTGGGAAAAGTGGCGTGAGGAATGCGAAAGGCGCACAGCATCCGTGCGGTGGGGGCAAGCGGTCCGGTCACGGTGGGGATGTAGTGCGTCTGACCAGGCACGACGTTTGTTGTGTCCTGGTTTGTCTGCTTGTTTCTGTTAGTTAGAGGAACTAAAGAAAAAGACAGATCAAGATCAACAAGGGGTGGAGGAGCATACGCACCCCCTTCCACCTGCACCAATGCCCAAAGATGATCTTGATTCTTGCTCCGTTTCCGGCCGCACGGGTGCAGCGCGGATCGTGCATTTCTCACGCCATTTTTCGGGCATCTTCGCAGGTCAGAGGGTGTTTTTACGGATGCGTCCCGGACGTCCTAGAGGGGGTACCCCCACCCCCCTACCCCCCCCGGGGGCCCCGTCCGTCCCGGTCCCTGGCTTGCGGTCCCCTCACTGGGGGTGCCCATGGCGGGGAGGGTGGCGAGGGTGATCACTGTGGGCGTGGTGATCTTGAGTGCGCTGATGATGTGTCAGATGATCTTGCCTTGTAGATGATCATGAATCAGAGCGGAACGATCACTTGCACTTTGCGTGTTCGCACTGTGTTGCCGAAATGCGAATCGGGATAGCAAGATCACGTTCCGCTTCCTGTGATCTCATCACATCCGATCAGCAGGGATGACGTGTGCGGGGCGTTCACCCGTGGCTCGGTACGAGGGGATACCCGGGACGCTGGCAGGGGCTCACACGGGCATACAGGGGCGCTGCACCCCCTTGCCTGCAAACACTGGGCATGCACGCATGATGATCATGAGTAGCTGAGTGTGTGTCAGATGATCTTGCATCGGATGATCTTGATATGGCCCATGGTCTACACCACCCATGATCCACGGGCTCATGATCATCTACCCACCGTGATCATCTCTGCATCTGACTATGTGTCACATGATCTTGGGATGTGGAGCGCAGGAAGATCATCGAGCAATGCCTGATTGGTCTAGTCCACCTTGTGATCATGATCATCGGGCAGGGGGTCAGGTGGTATGGACCACACAAGATCACGCAGCTAAGTGATAGGCCAATCACTTGTGTCTGTGCATGGTGCACGCACACGAATGCACAAGGTATAGCAATGGTAAAGGATGATCATGCACATTGGTACAACACATTGTACAATACACAATACAATCATTGATACAATATGTTTGCAAAGCGAGAAGAGTAAAGTGCAAAGATGATGTTGGGATGTGCAGGTGGCGCGGGGTGCGAAAACCAGAGCAAATGGTATGCCCAAATCGGAAAACCAGTATCAAAGCGGACATACCGAATACGGGGGTGGTAGAGGAGAGACAACCTTCCCCCTCGCGCGGGCGCCTGCGATCCGCCGTGTCACCCTGACTTCTGCCGCCTCGCGCGCGCACGATGGCCTCATGGAACTCGAACAGGTCATGATCGATCTCGCTGCCCGTGGTCTGACGCTCCCTCAGATTTCCGCTCGTACGGGGCTCACCGAACCCGAGTGCTACCAGCGCATGACCAGGGCTCTGGAATCCGACAGCTCGGCCTATTCCACGGTGCAGCTACGCCAGCTTCAGGTGCGGCGGCTGGAGCACGTCATCAACGCCCTGTGGGATCAGGTGATGGACGGCGACTTCCAGTCCCAGGGCCGGGCGGCGAAGAACCTCACGGACGCCATCCGGGAGATCTCGGAGCTCCTGGATCTGAAGAAGGACAGGCTCCGCGACGAGCAGGTCCGCCTCACGCAGGCTCAGACGATGCTGGTGGTGGCGGCCATCGAGCAGGTCCGTGTGAAGACCCTCCACGACGTCCTGGAGGCGCTGCCAGCGGAGCACCACGAGACCGTGAAGTCGATGTGGGACAAGAGCTTCGCCGGGCACATGGCGCAGTCGCTGGAGGATCAGGCGGAGGCCCGGGTGCGCATGGGGTCCGGGGCGGGGGAGCTGGCCCTGCTTCCGGCTGGAGCCGAAGGCGACCCGGTGTAGGGGCGCGCGGAAAACCAACGGCTGGCAGGGCCCGGCAATTGCGGTCTGCTCTCTGCGCGCCGCGTGGTTTTCCGCGCGAGGGCCTCAGTCGGGTCCGTTGAGGTAGCGGCGGAGGATGACGGTGAAGACGGCGGCGGCCACGAGGGCTCCGGCGCAGCCGCCGATGAGGTAGGCGGCCACGGGTCAGTCGCGGGGGTCGTTGATGACGTAGCGCAGGACCCCGATGACGGAGACGGTGGCGAAAACTGCACCGAAGACGGCGCCGTCGGCGAAGATGAGGGCCGTGGTGAGCAAAGGTTTCTCCTCAGGCTTTCTTGCGGCGGCAGCGGCGCCGGGATGTGCCGGTGAGCTCGCGCTTCACGGTCCGGCGCAGCACAAGAGCCAGGACGATACCACCGAAGAGAGCGCCTGCGGCGAACGTTACGGCGTACATGCGGAGGGAACCTTTCAGGCCATGGCGTGCAGGGCGTTGTCGTGGCGGCGCCAGCGGATCCAGGCGCGCAGGTTGATGGTGAAGAAGACGACGGACCAGGCGGTGAAGCCCCACTGGCCGGTGGCGGCGCCGAAGACGGCCCAGCCGATCTGGATGACGGTGATCAGGAGCCAGCCGGTGGTCCAGCGGTGGCTGATCATCCAGTTGCCCAGGGCGCTGACGCCGGGCAGTACGGCGGAGCCGAGGAGGAGGGTGGTGGTCACGGAGGGGTTCCCGGGATGCAGATGTGACAGGTGACGATGCTGATGAGGAGCGTGAAAGCTACCAGACACAGCAGGACTGCGGCGTCGAGGAGGGGTTCGGGGACTGGGGTGGGCGCCTTGTTGTCCGGGCCGGGCTCGGTCACGGTCCTCGTTCTCAGCAGGGCAGGGATCTGCGGGTGACGGTCAGGGTGAGGCCTTCGTCGGCGGCGAGGTCTTTGAGGCTGAGCCAGACGCCGTTGAAAGGACTGGCGAACAGGCCGGTCTTCTTGCCGCGCGCCAGGACGGTGGAGATGACGCTGTGCGGTATCCGGATGCGGGTGAGGCGGTGGATGACCGACTGGATCTCGGCGACCTGGACGGGGCCTTCGCACAGGTGGACGGTGTCGCGGACTTTCTCGGCGTCGGTGAGGTACCGGAAGGAGGGGCCGTGGGCTCCGGTGAGTTCGGCGGCCAGGCGGTCGAGGACGCCTTTGCGGTCGAAGGGGTCGTCGTTGACGGGGTCGGGGGCGTGCACGGTTTCTCCTGCGGTCGGGGCCCCTGTGCCGGGGAGGTCTTTCCTTGTGAGAGGTGCAGGACGCATCCTAAGCGCATGACGTACAGGGGAAGCAGGCCTCGCGTACCGTGTCCCGCGATCATGCCGTGCCGGTCCGGGAGCCTGGCGGTGCACCAGATTCCCGGAGCGGTGGGGCGGGGCAAGGTGTGGGATCACAAGCGGCACGAACATGATCTGGTGCTGTGTCCCGGCAGCGGGCAGGTGGTGAACCTTCCGGCCGGGCAGGGCTTCCAGCTGGAGATTCCGGGCCTCGGGCCGTGGATCCAGGATTCGCTCATGCAGGCCGCCGCGTCCGTGGCGGGGTGAGGAAGGTCAGGCGGTGCCGGTGCGGGAGGCCTGGTACTCCTGGATCTGCGAGAGCGTGTACAGGGGGCCGCTGCGCAGGGTGCAGACCGGGGTGGTGACCTTCTTCCAGTCCTTGCTGCGGACGAGCTCGGCGGCCTGGGCGGGAGTGATGTCCAGGACGGCGGCGATTTCCTGGTGGCCGTACACATCGGGGATCCGGCGTTCGGCGTCGGCCTGCTCCTGCTGGAGGTCGAACTCGTCCTCGGACAGGGCGTCGATGACCTGGAGCACGGTGTGTACGCCGGTCCGGCGCAGGGCCTCCGTCGCCAGGGGGACCGCGTAGGCCACGGCCGCGTCGAGGGTGATGGCCCTGACGCTTGTCTGTACGCTGACGCGGCTGGATTCCTCCATGGACACGGCGCCGTGCACGGGCTCCAGGGCCCGGTGGAGGTTCTCGGCGCCCGTCGTGGTGAGGGGCGGGCTGCACTGGAAGGCCAGGCGTACGGACCACCACTGGGCGGGGTCGGGGTAGGTGGTGGCGGTCAGCTGGTCGGACATGGGGAACCTTTCGCAGAGGCGGGGACTCATTCTTGCCGCAGGGGAGGGACCGGGTAAGGCTTCCGGTGCGTGAGGCTGGTCACGTCCTACCCTGAGCGGATGAGCAGGGAAATCGGTGGTACGGATATTCCGGTGGTGCGCGGCTTCACCTATGAGGACTGCACCGGCAGTGAGACGGGACGGTGCGGGCTGTGTTCTTCGTGTGCGAGGGCGGCTTCCTCGACGGTGACGGCGATGGTGGTGGACTGGCGGTACACGCGGCGGGGCCGCAGCTTCCCCTCCTCCAATGCGGAGGAACAGCGGTATGCGGTGAACCTGTCGAAGCGGCTGCTGGCGATGCTGGGCCTGCCGGGCGGGGCGGAGCCGCTGTGCCCGGAGTGCACGCGCGCGAAGGAGGCGAAGTGTGCGCTGTGCCTGCTGGGTGCGGGTGCGCTTGCGGGGGAAGGACCCGGGCCGACCGCTCGAAGTGAGCCCGGATCCCCCGTGCGTACGCGGGGTGATCGTAGCGTCACAGTGGCGCCGGTGAATGAAGCGGCGCGGTTTTCGCAGGAGATGGACAAGACGGCGGGTGCGGCTTAATGTGGAGGCTCGGTGATCGGGACGGCTCTCGTGGGGGCCCGCCCCGGGAAAGGCCGCCTCTTCCGCACTCGTAGGGGCGGCCTTTCCTGTGTGCACATCCGGGCGGCCGGTCCGCTAGAGTGAGGCCTGTGAGTTGATCCGCGAGAGCCGTCTTTCCACCACTCGGGGGAGGCGGCTTTCGTGTGTGCGCAGAGGATCTGTTTGCCCGGTATCCTGAGCACGTCGCATGAGAGGTCCCTCCGCGCTCTCCGAGCCTGCGCGGAGGGACCTGGTTCCGGGAGCGCCGCCCTTCCTCCAGCCGGACGGGGCGGCGCTTTCGTATGGACAAGACCGGCGCAGGGCGGCTAGGTTGGTGGTGACCCGGAAACGACACCGTCCGAGCGCTTACCGGCCAGATGCCCTCTGACCGGAACCCTTCCTTTGCAGGTGCTCGAACTTCTTGTTGTAGCCCCATCCCCGCCAAGGGATGGGGCTTTCCTTCGTATTGGGGTGGGGTTAGTCGTCGTCCTCGTCGTTGTCGTCCTCGTCACAGGGCGGCTGGTGTTCGAGGTCGCGGTCCATGAGCTCGTTCTCGCGGGCGATGCTCGCGTTCTCCAGAGCCATGCGTTCCAGCTCCAGCTCGATCTTCTTCTTGAGCTCGGGCTCGCAGACGTCGCAGTCGGAGATGCAGCTCATGACGTGGACGCCGTCCAGCGGCAAGCAGATGGTGTGGCTCCAGCCGTAGAGACGCTGGGCGCGGGCGGTGACCTTCCCGTCGGCCGTGACCAGTCCGGCCTTGACCAGGTCGGCCATGACCGCCTTGACGGCGGCGTCGCGCTCTTCCTGGGTGAGGGTAGGGGCGGCGTCGGCGGTGACGCCGGTCGGGACCTGGATGCGGGCGGTACGGGCCACGGCGGCCTGGCGTGCGGCTGCCTCGACCTCGACCAGCTTGGGGGACAGGACGGAGACGGCCTCCGGCTTCGGGGACAGGCCGGTCAGGGGGCGGCGTACGACGGGCACGGCGCCGGTGGAGGCGGCGGAGTCGACCACCCGCAGGACGACTTCGTCCACGGTGAGGGTGATGGTGTGCTCTTCCACCAGCTGGTGGAAGCGGTGGTTGACCGCGTGGCAGCGGTTCTCGTTGCGGTAGAAGTGCGTGGCCGCCTCTGAGTGCTCCTCGCTTTCGCCTTCGGTGTGGGAGCGGGTGGAGACGTAGCCGACGGAGGTGGAGTACGCGGAGGTCGTACCCATCTCGACGTGGCTGGACTGGGCGCGCGACACCCGCGACAGCGAGGTGAGGAACGTGCTGGTGGTGGAGGAGTCGTGGGAGGACCCGCCGACGGAGCCGCCGATCTCGAAGAAGCCGAGGTCGAGGCCAGCGCCGCCGGAGCCGGACATGGACGAGTCGTGGTGGGTGGAGGCCTCGCGGCCGGAGGTGACCGAGGACAGCGAGGAGAAGGCGCTCGCCATGCCCGCGTTGTAGTAGGAGGACGCGGAGGTGTGGGCTTCGCGGTGGACGCGGCTGGTCTCGGTGTCGTACGAGAACTTCGATGCGCGGTCCTGGATGGACAGGCGGACGGTCTGGCCCGGGAGCAGCGTGACCGTCTTGACGACGGGGCCGAGCATGGTGGGGCCGGTCCTGTTGGTCAGCGTCAGGTGCCAGGTGGCTTCGACCTGGACGGCGGGCTGGCCGTCGGCGCGGGGTACGGCGTGCAGGATCCGGTAGGCGGGGCGGATCTGGTGGACGGGCTGACACCGTTTGAGGACGGGACAGCACTCGACGTCGTCGTGGGGAGGGGGCGTGGTCATGGGGTCCTCCAGGGATGGGGCGGGCACGACCATTGTGCCGGTCGCGGACCCTCCGCGCAGCGGCGTGCGGGTGGCAGTATGGCGCCACGGAGGGGTTGTGAACTGGAGGAATGATGACGGTGCATGTGCGGGTGCTGGGTGGCCCGTTCTTCGACTTGATGTTCTGGCCCGGAGACACGGTGGGCGATCTGCGGCGGATGATGGAGGAGGCAACCGGTATGCCGATGGAGGCTCACCGGCTGTCGTTCCAGAGCAGGCAGCTCGATGACGACACGCGGCTGCTGGTGTCTTACGGCGTGACGGAGGCTTCGCTGGTGGTGGCCGTGCTGTATTGAGCGCGTGCCGCGCATGTCTGGTGTGCCCCGATTGACCGGGATGTGGTCTCTTGGGGTACATGACCGATTGGGAACTGGGGATCGCGGCGGGTGTGGCCGCGCACATGCGGCAGGTGGAGCAGCGCGCGGTATGGGCCGAGGATCCGGTTCGCTGGGCGAAGGACGTGCTCGGAGTCCACCTGTGGTCCAAGCAGGCGGAGATCGCCCGCTCGGTGGTGGAGAACAAGAAGACCGTGGTGGCTTCGTGCCACGGCACCGGCAAGGCCCTGGATCCCGCGACCCCCCTGCCGGTGCCGGGCGGGGGTTTCAAGGCCATCGGAGACGTCGGCGTGGGGGACGTCGTATGCGGGTCGAACGGCATGCCGGTCACGGTCACAGCGGTCACGGGCGTCCATGTGGCGGACCGGTGGCGGCTGACGTTCGTCTCCCCGGCCGGGGCCTCGCGCATCGTGGCGTCGGGGGACCACGTGTGGCCGGTCCTGGACGGGCAGGACCAGGCGAGGATCGCGGTGGAGTGCGAGCGCCGGGGCATCGCGGGCAACGACTTCTCCGCGTGGCAGCACCGGGCCCGAAACGTCAGCACTCGCGAGCTCATCCGGATGCTGAAGGGCGGTCAGATGCCCTTGGTCCCGGGAGAGGACACCTTTACCGGCAGGGTGAGGCCGCTCGATTTCTCAGGAGCCCCCGCTCTGCTGGACATGGTGCGGGAGCGGGGCGTGTGCGACCGGACGGGGATGTGGTCGCTGCTGTGGATGACGACCCCCTCGTCCGGGATCGCCCCGGATCCGCACGACGAGGTGCGCCGGGCCCTGACCGCTGCCGGGGTCAAGACGATCGCCTCCTGCAAGCGGGACACCACGGCGAAGTACTGGACGCTCTCGGCGATGGGGGATCCCCGGCTGCTGCCTGTTCTGCCGTCCCTGGACGACCGGGCCCTGGCGCGGCTGAGGTTCATGGCCCAGTCGGGGAAGAAGACGGCCCCGGACTATGGCGGGTGGAGGCTCACGGAGGCCTTGCAGCTGGAGGAGGGGGATGTCTGCTGCATCGAGGTGGACGCCCCGGACCGGCTGTACCTGGCGGGCAGGGAGCGGGTGCCGACCCACAACTCCATGATCGCTTCGGTGCTGACGTGCTGGTGGGTGGCGACCCGGCCCAGGAACGACGTGATCGCGGTCAGTACGGCTCCGACCTACGCCCAGGTCAACAAGATCATCTGGGAGGAGATCCGCAAGCACCACGCTACCGCGAAGACACGCGGGACTCCCCTGCCCGGCCGGGTGACGCAGTCGGACGAGTGGAAGGACGACGACGGGCGCGTGCTGGGCTTCGGCCGCAAGCCCATGTCGGGGGACCGGCACGGCTTCCAGGGTATCCACCGCGAGTTCGTGCTGGCCGTGATCGATGAGTCCTGCGGTGTCCCTGAAGAGGTGTGGACGGGTGTCGAGGCCATCACCACCACCGACGGCTGCCGGATCCTGGCCATCGGAAACCCCGACGACCGCAACACCGAGTTCGGCCGGGTGTTCCTCCGCCCGGAGCTGGCGGCCGACTGGAACCGCATCAAGGTGCCAGCGTCCTCGACCCCCAATTTCACGGGCGAGAAGGTACCGAGCCTGCTGCGACGTGTGCTGGTGTCCCCGCAGTGGTGCGAAGAGCGGCGCCGCGACTGGGGTGAGAAGGACGCCCGCTACATCGCCAAGGTGACAGCCGAGTTCCCCGCCACGAGTCAGTCGTCGCTGATCGGCCCTCACCTGATCGAAAGCGCCTTCGAGGATGTGCCCGCGCAGGAGCGCCGCAACGTGCTGAGGATCGGAGTCGACGTCGCGCGCTTCGGACCGGACTCCACGATCGTAGTCTCCTACTGCGGCCGGACGGCCCGGGTCGAAGACGCCTGGCACGGCACGGACACGACGTCATCGGCCTACCGGGTGCTGCGGATCGCCGAGGAGTGCAGGGAACGCCTGGACGCCCAGTGGACGGAGATCCGGGTGGACGCCGTAGGCCTCGGCGCCGGTGTGGTCGATACCCTCAACGCGCGCTCGGTCCTGCTGAAGGAGCCGTGGTTCACCGTGTACGAGATGCACGGCAGTGCAGCCCCTCCGGCGGACCTGGGCGGCTCGGTGCACGGCTACGGCAACGCACGTGCGTACTGGTACGACCAGCTGCGGCAGAACATCGGCAACCAGACGGTGAAGGTCGAGGAGAACCAGACCATCAAGGACGATCTGGCGATCGTCTACTACGTGATGAAGAACGGCCGCATGTTCATCATCTCCAAGGAGGAGATGCGGACCAAGCACGGCCGCAGCCCCGACTACTCCGACGCCCTGGTCTACGCGACAGCGCCGGTGTTCGGCGGTATGGCCACCGGATCGCTGGTCTCGGAGGACGCGGCCGACCTGGCCGAGGAGCCCGAGGACGCCCATGACTTCAAGCGTGACCTCTCTATCTCCCCCTACTGACCGTTCATGTCCCACCTGTACGGGTATGACCCTAAGTAGACTGAATGGCATGACTCGTACCGAAGACAGCAGTACGTCCGGAACGCTGTACGAGGCCCTCGCCGGGCTCCGCGACAGGGTGGACGAACTGGAGCGCGCACTGGCTTCCCTGCGCCGTCAGCGGCCCCGCAACGGCGACGGGACGTGGATCCACCCACTGAGCGGGCCCCTGCGGGCCTGACTCGCGAAGAGAAGAGCACCACATGGAAAACTCCGGGTTCTGGCAGCGCACGCTCGACTGTGCGCTTCTGCTGTTCATCCTCGGCGTCATCGGTCTGAAGGTCGCCGACATCGTCAAGGTCATCTGTGTCGACTGGGGGCAGATCTTCACGGTCGCCGGGATCCTGGCCTTCATCGCGGTGCTGATCTGCGCAGTGCGCAACGCCTTCGCGGACGACGAGGACGAGATGCCGACTCTCCGCGACCACTCCGCATCGTCTCCGAAGACCGGGAAGGGCGGCGGCAAGTAGTGTTCCCCGACACTCAGTCGGTGACGGTCGTCGGGTCCTACACCGGGCCCGACGGCCTGCCGCTGTCCGGCTTCGTCTACTACAGCGCCACTCAGGACCGTGTGCTGTCGGGCGATCCGGGCGTCCTGGTCCGCTGCGAGGGCCGCATGGAACTCTCGGAGACCGGTGAGGTCCGGGGCAAGTGGCTCAACCCCCACGCCTCCGGAGTCAGTCCGGGCGGCTGGGACTACAAGGTGATCGAGGCCTTCCACGGGTGCGACACCAGCCGGTACACGGTGTCGATCCCGGAGGACGCGTCCCCTACGGAGGAGCTCGACATCAACCTGCTGCCCAGGGTTGTGTAAACCGCCTGAAAAGACACGTTGTGTCCTCTGCCTTCCGATTTACGCTGACAGGGAGGAACGGGGAGGGAGACCGCCATGCCGGAGGACTACGTGTCGGGCCGTGACGTCTTCAGCCTGGTGATGTCGATCGACACGAAGGTGACCACCCTCCTTGCCGACGCTGAACACCTGGAACGCCGCGCGGAGGAGGACCGGGAGGCAATGGAGAAGTTCGCCGCCGAACTGGACACCCTCAAGAGCCGCTTTTACCTGCTGATGGTGGCCACGGTGCTGGTCTCGGCGGGCATTGCGAAGTGGAGCGATCTGCTGGGGTTGTTCGCGAAATAGGGTTGTGTCCGTATTGGACGGGGTTTGCAGGGGATTAACCTGTATGGCATGACACAGGTACCCGGGGACACCACCGCGCAGACCCTGCGGGCCATCGAGGAGATGGATGCCGAGCAGGCGTCCGCCCTCATCGAGACGCTGTCGCTCAGGAACGAGACGCTGCTCACTCAGCTCCAGGAAGCCGGGGAGTTCGGCACCGCGCAGCTCGCCCTGGAGGACATGGGCTGGCGCCCCCTGCTCGGGGTCTCCGACGGAGCCAACTGCTTCACCCTGCGCAACCTCCACGACATCAGCGAGCTGTGCCGGGCCGTGGCGACCATCAACCCCCTGGTCGGCCGGGGCCTGGAGGTCCGGGCCGGGTACGTGTGGGGGCCCAGCGTGAAGATCGTGGCGGAGGAATTCCTGCCGAAGCCCGGCCGCCCCCGGACCGTGAACACCACCCCTCGGCTGCCGGACGGGCTGGAGGACGTGCTGACCGGCGCACAGGCACAGTGGGAGATCGACCAGAGTGCCGCGTGCGACGGCAACCTGTTCTTCCTGATCGACCGCAAGAACCAGACGGTGCAGCGGATTCCGCTGGAGAACATCACCGACGGCGTCAGCCAGCGGGGCAACCGCGAGCGGCTCATGTACATCCGGCGTACCTGGGACGACTACGACCTGGAGCAGATCCCCATCAGGGTGGACCGGCTGCCCATCACCAAGCCGGGCCCGGACCGCCGGGGCCTGGGGATGACCTGGGACCAGGCCAGCTCGCCGCAGAACGTGGTGTCGAGTGCCTATCGCACCACGTGGTATCCGACGCAGTACGTGACCGGCTCGGTCCGCTCCTCCATCAACGGCGAAGAGGTGGACCGCAGCAAGGTCATGATTCACGCCGCGTTCAACCGGAAGATCGGGTGGCGCTGGGGGGTGCCCGATGTCCTTCCGGCGGTGTGGTGGACGAAGGCGTACAAGGAGTTCCTGGAGAACTCGGCCATCCTGACCAAGGCGTACGCCCGGTTCGCGTGGAAGATCACCAATGACAAGTCCCGCAACGTCAAGCGGACGGCCGCCGCCCTTGCGGCCACTCCCCAGCGGGATCCGGCCACCGGTGTCCCCATGCAGGTCGGTGCTTCCGCCGTGCTGGGAGCGGGACAGGACCTCTCCGCCATTCAGCGCAACACCAGCGTGGACTTCGATGCGGGGCGCCCGCTCGCCGCGATGATCGCCGCTTCTCTGGGCGTGCCGCTTCCAGCGCTGACGTGTGACCCCACGACCGGCACCCGCTCCGCGACGCAGACCTTGGACACGTCCACGGTGCTGGTCATGAAGGCCCGGCAGAAGACCATGGACGAGATCCTCAAGACCGTCTTCAAGGCGCTGGGGCTCAAGGTCAAACTCCGGTGGCCGGAGATCAACGACGAGCCGGTCCACCGACGGGTGCAGGCCATCGACATGTCCGCGCGTCTGGGTGTTCTGAGGGCCTCCGAGACGCGGGCCATGGTCATCGACGCCTGGGGCGACAAGTGGGACGACTTCACCCTTGAACCGCCGACCCTCAACGAGCTGCCGTGGGCCATCCGGCCCAAGCCGGTCGTCGCACCGGCGCGTACACCCGGCAGCCGGACCCAGCGCGCGGTGGCCGGGGCTGCGGGGAACACCGGCACGGGCAGTGATGCGCCGCGTCAGCCGGACCCGATGAGCAGGGGCGACCACGAACTCAGGGACGAAGGAACTCAGGAGCACACGCGAGAAGCCTGAGAAACACCTTGTATCCCTTGTGTCCGAATAGCCCCGGATTCAGGCTATGGTAGGGATTGATCGAATCATCTCGTAAAGGTGCGATGTGTCCACGACTGTCCTTACTGAATCGGCGTCCTTGGCCGAAGCGGGTTCCAAGGGCATCTGGCGTTCGCGGATCATCGCTGCCGATGTCCAGGGGAGCTCCGGCTACTACCCGGCGGGCGTGCTACGCCGGGACGGCTCCACGGCCTTTCCCTCCGGAACTCACGTCTACCTGGACCACCCCTCCTCTTCCGAAGAGCAGGACCGGCCGGAGCGCAGCGTGCGCGACCTCGCCGGATACCTGGTCGAGGACGCGAACTTCGAGGACGGCCCCGACGGGTCCGGCCTGTTCGCCCGGGTGCAGTTCCTTCCTCACGTGAGGGAGCTCATCCGGTCCATCGCCGGTCACGTCGGCCTGTCCATCAGGGCGGCCGGAGAGATCGATGAAACCCCAACCGGTCGTGTCGTCCAGAGCATCAAGCACGGGCTCAGTGTCGACGTCGTCACCCGCGCAGGAGCGGGAGGAAGGCTCATCACCATGACTGAGTCGACCAAGCCGGACTCCCCTCCGGCCGAGCAGGGCGCAACCACGCCCCTGGCGGAGGGAGCTGCGATTCCCTCCACGCTGGGCGGTGGTTCCCTGCTCAGTGAAGTCGCCGCGATGCGCGAGTCCTTCACGGACCGCATCGAGCAGCTCTCCATCGAGGTCGCCCGCATGGGCCACCAGCTGAAGGAGAGCCAGCAGAAGGCCGCGCAGCGCGAGGCCGAGGCGAAGGCCGCGTCCGAGGCCCTGACGTTCCTCAAGGAGCGCCAGCAGGCCGCAGACGCACTCACCGCAGAGACCAAGCAGGTCGGCCAGGTGGTCGGCACGCTGATGGAGGCAAAGCTGCCTCTGCCGTCCCTGGTGCGCCTCGCCCAGAGCTACGTGCCGGGCCAGGACCTCCACGCTGCGATCCAGCAGGAGAAGGACTACCTGAAGAAGGTCATCCGCGAGTCCGAGCGAGGCGAACTCAGCCGCTCCGAGGGCTCCGGTCTCGGTCTCGTCGAGTCCATGGGCGGTGGCAACTCCGACACGTTCGGCGGCGGCTCCGACCAGGACTACGCCGACCTGGAGAACGTGCTGGGAGGGCGGTTCTGATGGCTACCAACGAAATCTACAAGTACGGCCAGTGGCTGAGCCTGCCGCTTCCGTTCAAGGGTCTCGACCCGAACGTCAACGCGGACCCGACGCGCAACGGCGACCCGGTCTACATCGGCGGTCTCGTCGGTGTGGCGCAGGAAGTGGGTGGAGTCTCCTCCACCTACACCATCGGGTCGACCACCATCACCCAGACCTACAACCCGGCCAACCACCTGGAGCCCGGCTGGGCTTCGGTGGCGCTGTGCGGCGCCTGGGCTTTTTCGGCGGACCAGCAGTCTACGGCGATTCCGCAGTCCACCCCGATCGGCACGATGATCGGCATCACCGCAGGTGACGCGTCCACCCCGGCGCAGATCCAGGTCGGCGGCGCCAAGGTGTTCGGCTGCCTCGTCGGCTGGACCAAGGACGCCGTCCGCCGCCCCATCGTCAACATCATCCAGACCGGCACTCCGGCCGGTCCGGTCGGATCCTGAAAGGAGGGTGAACGATGGAAACTACTCTTCCCCGCCTGCGGGCCGTGCTCGACGGCGTTGACCGCACGGACGACTACGAACTGCTGCGGATCGCCGAGAACCACAAGGCACGCCGTGCAGCGATCAAGCAGGCCGCGTACAAGCAGCTCATGGGCATGCGCAAGCCCACGGAGTTCCTCCAGCTGGTGCGTGAGGCTTCCGACGGCCGCCCTCTGGCCATCGGCAAGCTGCGCGAGGCCGTCTCCTCGGGCGACTTCCCGCTGCTGTTCCAGAGCATCAGCCAGGCCTCGATGCTCGGCCAGTGGTCCGACCTGCCCCAGCAGTGGCCCGCGTTCTCGCAGCGCACCACCGTCCCTGACTTCCGGCCCGCCCGTCTGGTCCGCTGGGACTCCACCCTGGAGCAGCTGCCCGACTCCAACGGCGGCGCAGAGCGTCACGTCCGTGCGCTTCCGCGAATCCCGGAGCTCACGGAGTACCCGACCTTCAACCTCACCACTGAGGGTCAGGACTACTTCGTCAACAAGTACGGTGCGCGCTTCCCGTTCTCGTGGGAAGCGTTCCTGAACGACGAGCTCAACGTCCTTCAGCAGCTGCCCGCGCAGATGGCGAAGTGGGCGCGCGACACCGAGGACGTCCTGACCACGGGTGTCCTCGCCACGTCGACCGGCCCGAACCCGGACTTCTTCAAGTCGCCCACCGACCCGGGCGCCTGGAACTTCGGCAGCCAGGTCCCGCTGGGCAACTACGTCTCGTGGTACACCGGCGGCGGCAACCAGGTCGTGAACCCGCCGCTGACGCTGGACAACCTGGAGCGGGCGATCCAGTCCATCTCCATGCGCACGATGAACGGCCGCACCGTCCGGGTGCCGCAGTTCGCGCTCATCGTGCCGCCGTCGCTGTCCCTGACCGCCAACGAGATCGCCCAGGCGACCACGTACATGCGCGTCACCACGGACGGCGCGGGCAACGAGATCCGCATCAACGTCAGCTCTCCGGTCGCGGGCCGCTTCACGGTGGTCGAGTCGCAGTGGCTGCCGCAGATCGACCGTTCGGCGACGTCCGCCACCACCTGGTACCTGGTGCCCGCCGGTGGTATGACGGAACGCGGCCCGGCCATTGTGACCGCGTTCCTCCGTGGCTACGAGACCCCCGAGGTCCGTGCCATGGGAGACACCGGCCAGCGTGTCGGCGGCGGCGAGATCAGCCCCTACCAGGGCTCGTTCTCCCACGACGACATCCAGTACCGCGTCCGCACGATCATCGGCGCGGCGGGCATCGACCCGTCGGCGGTGGCCGTGTCCAAGGGCAACGGAGTGGGCACCATCCCGGAGCCCGAGGCCCCGCTCATGGGCGGTATGAACTTCACGGCCCAGCCGATCGTGGCCACCACGGAGAACGTGGGACGCGCGAGCGGCTCCGCCAAGAAGTAGCCGTCACCCATCTCCCGCCCGGCCCTGCTCTTCCCCTGGGGCCGGGCGGGTGGTGTGACGGAGGTTCGTCGTTCCCTTCCGGCCGTCACACCGGGGCGGAAACCGGACACGGAGCCGGTTTCCGCCCGTTGAAGTTTGTAGCCTTAATGGGCTACAGTTTTTCGTGTCGGGCAGGGAAGTCTCCACCAGAGTGTGCCCTCTGGATCCTCGCCTACGTAGGAGCCCGCCTCTTCGTACTCGGGTTTCCGCCGTTTCTCCTTCACAGAAAAACCCCGCCTTCGCGATCAGGCGGGGTTTTTCGCTGTTAAGGCTCGGTTTTCGCAGGTCAGAAGCGGTCCTCCGTCCATTCGACCAAGGGCGCTGCGACGGGGTAGGACACGACCACGAACATCCCTCCGGGGAGTTGCGAGGCCTGCATGCGGGTGCCGTCGCCCGGATCCACGGTCAGGACCGACCCGTAGAGGGCCCGGCCGCTCCAGGAGCGATAGGGGTGGACCCACAGACCCCGCGCCCGGAGTCTTCCGAGCAGTTCGACCGGTGGCCGGGGTTCCTCGTCGGCCCACATGCGGTGGGCGGTCATCAGGGCGCAGGCCGCCGGGTTGCAGCGCGGCATGCCGGTGGCATCGGGGTCCGGCTTGTTGAGGAGGGCGCACCGGACGGTGATGCCCTCGGTGTTGCGCCAGACCAGGCAGCCGCACGGGGTGAGTGCGTCGGGGGCTGAGTCGGTGTGCGAAGGCGTGTGGAAGTGGTACTCGGAGGGGCTCCACGATCCGCCGTGGGGCCGGAGATACCAAGAGCCCCGGAAAGTTTCCCGGATTCCGGAGCTCGTTGTTTTGTTCAGTTGAAACGTGTGTCCCATGTGTTTTTGACGGCGGAGGGTCGTCGGTTTGCTCCGCCGGGACCTCCCCTCTCGTACGGGCGGCGACCCTTCAGTGTTCGAAGAAGGAGCCCAGAATGGCAGGGGGCTCTCCTTGGAACGTACCGCCGAACCGCTGAGATCACGCTGCAAACGACTGTGACCGTGGTCACGCGGTACGCCTGACGCAAATCGGGGCAAGCCGGTACGTAGACTGACTGATATGGACTTGTACCCCCCGGACTTCTCGACCGAACTCGGGAGACTTCGGGCACTCATCCCTGACGTCGACCAGAGCGACTTCAGTGACTCGGGGGAGCCCTCGTACCTCTTTTCGGATCAGCATCTGAACGCCTTCCTGGCGCTGTACGGGTCCAGCACTTCCCAGGTCGGCAAGATCAAGCGTGCCGCTGCATCTGCGCTGACCGCTATCGCCACGTCGGAAGCCTTGATTTCCAAGGTGATCCGCACAGAAGACCTCCAGACTGACGGCGCCAAGCTGGCCACGGCCCTTCTTTCGGCTGCCGGTCGCCTCAACCGCGAGGCGGAAGATGATGACGAACGGGCAGACGACCTCGACGGCGGCGGGTTCGCCATCGTGGACTTCGAGCCCATGCCCCGCGACTACTTCGACAGCTGGTGGCGGGGGTTCCCGGGCAGCTGCGGGTGCGGCGGCGGTGGGTGCGGTAGCTGCGGGAACTACGGACACGGATCCGGATTCGGAAGGTGGCAGTGATGCCCTACGACATCGTCAAGCGCAAGGGCAAGTTCTGCGTCGTGAAGGCCGACGACAACAAGACCATGGGCTGCCACGAGACCCGCGAGGACGCCCTCGATCAGCAGCGCGCGCTGTACGCGGCGGAACGCCGGAAGGGCCGCCGGGATTTGTCCTCGCCCGTCCGGCGCGACTGAACACGACACTTCGGGCATACGGGCATACTCTGGTCTTATGAGCCCGCTGACGAACCGACGCGCACTGGATCCCCGATGGTCGTGGCACCATCGGTCGGTCGCCGTCGGCCACATGCCGGGCGTCTGCGAGATCTTCCGGCGGACCGGCGACGTCAACGCCTACAACTGGGACCCCGCCACCGGGGAGATGACCGGCGGAGACCTGGTCCTTCTCTACCGGGGCCAGTGCCGTCTGACCGTGAACAAGGACTGGCGAGCGCGCATCAAGACTTCGCGCGGCGACACCGGCATCCAGCACGCGGTCCGCATCCAGGTACCGGTGCGTACTTGCCAGCCGATCCACGCCTACGACCTTTTCCGGATCGTGGACGCCCCCGCCGACCAGGAGCTCACCCACTACGTATTCCATATCCGCAACGTGATGCCGTCGACCAACTCATGGGTGCGCAACTGCCTCGGAGATGTGGACGTCGCTCACCCCAAGACGCTTCCCTCCCCGGGTACCGCCGAGGTCGTGGAAAACGTCATGGCTCCCGCTAACTGCAACTGCGGAGGTGAGTGATGGCCCGGATCGACTTTCAGTACAACTACCGCGTCGCCGACAGCCGGTACCGCTACTACCCCGGAGGCACCCCCAGCGGGGCGTACGACGCGGGACTGACGGCAATGCTGATCAACCACCTCAACCTGAGCCGCCGCGACCTGATCCTCAAGATGTCCAACCTGCGGCGCAAGTCCGAGGCGTCCGTCCGCCGTCGCAGCCGGGTCGACACCGGCGCCATGAAGCGGCAGGTGACCGGCACGGGGGACTTCGGAACGGACGTCCTCAAGATCAGTTTCGGCTGGGAACCGTTCGCACCCTATTACGCCCCATTCCAGGAATTTGGTACCAGAACGGGCATTACGCCCATGAACGCCGTCGGCTCCACCTACCTGGAAGCGTTGGCCGAGCTACGGCACATGGTGGGCGGATGAGAGAGGGCCCGGCTCCCCCGGGAAAGGCTGGCCGGGCCCACGGCGCAGGACACGTTGCACCGGGAGGGTTCGCCAACCCTCCGCTGCACACCATGCCGTCTGCGGACGGTCCAGGCAAGGAGGTGAGTGACAGGTGATGGATCTGGGACCTTGGCAGGACGACATCCTGAACCGGCTGGAGCAGGGCATGAACGCCCGCGTGTTCGCCGAGGGGATCCCCATGAACAGCCCGGCCCCGATCGACCCCACAGGACTCATCAAGCCCTTCATCGTTCTGTGGTTCGGTTCGCTCATCTCGCGTGACCCACTGTCGGAAGACCTGTGCGGCGGGGAGACCTCGGTGCGTGAGGCGGTCTTCATCGTCCAGTCCTTCGCAGGCAACGGCCGGGCCCTGCTGGCAGTGGAGAACGAGGCGCGCAAACTTCTCACGGGTTACCGGCCCGCCGGGCAGGGGCAGCTCTTCGAAGCGGGGTCGGCATCGGTCCGCGATCCCTCCAGCGTGGGTCTCGGCATCGACATCCGCTTCTCGAAGCAGAGCATGTGGCACGGCATGGTCAACGCGGGGACGTCCATGGAGATGGCCCTCTCCGGGTTCACAGCGGCCAACCGTCCGTGTTGCCCGAAGGGGCACCTGTACACGGAGGAGAACACGATCACCGAGAAGCGGGTGAGGCGGGACGGCACCCAGTCCCAGGCCCGCCGGTGCCGGGAGTGCGTGAACTCCAAGCGGGCCCGGCTGCGCGAAAAAGCTTCTCAGGAACCCACCAGAACGTAATATACAAAAACAGGGTGGTAGCAGTTTTCTTTGACTTTTCCGGGTCGGGGGCCTAGGGTGGACGCAAGAAGCCCCCGCGAGAGCTGACCTCCGGGGGCACGGACGAACTCAAGTAGGAGATCCGTCATGCCTAAGCGTACCTGCTCCGTCGAGGAGTGCGACAAGCCCGTGAGGGTCCAGGGACTGTGCGCCACCCATGCCTACCGAATGCGTAGGCACGGCACGACAGACGGAACCGGTAAGTGGTTCCGGGGAACGCCGGAGGAGCGTTTCGTCCGTATGGTCGAAGTAGACGAAGTCTCGGGGTGCCACGTCTGGACCGGAGCCCTTTCCGACGGGTACGGGTGCTTCAACTTGGGGGACGGGCAGAAGTCCTACCGAGCCCACCGGTTCTCTTACGAGCTGGTCCACGGCCCGATTCCGGAGGGCCTCGTCCTGGACCACTTGTGCCGTAACAGGGCCTGCGTACGGGTGGAGCACCTCGAAGCCGTGACCAGCCGGGAGAACACCCTGCGCGGAGAGAACTTCAGCGCGGTCAACGCCCGAAAGACCCGCTGCCCCCAGGACCACCCGTATGACGAGGAGAACACCTACCTCACTCCAGACGGCGGGCGTCAGTGCAAGAGGTGCCGTTTTGAGGCAGTACGGGAGCAGCGGGAGTCCGAGGACTTCAAGGAGAAGCGGCGGCAGTACTACACGCCCTCCACGGGGGTTCGCGGACAGGGGGCCTACCAGAAAGAGCGGACCTCCTGCCCGCAGGATCACGAGTACACCGAGGCCAACACGATCATTGAGAAGCGTAAGAAGCCGGACGGATCCATTCGTGAGGTCCGCAAGTGCAGGGCCTGCGTGAACGCTTTGAAGGCTGCGCGACGAGCACGGTGACCCATCCGTAGTACCCACCGCCAAGAAACCCCCAGTCAGCCGACTGGGGGTTTCTTTATGTCCGAATTGGTCGGTGCGTACGAAAGAGGGGCATTCCGCGTACTATGAGGTCGAAGTACCCATAGATGAGGGTTAGACCTCCGGGACGCGCCCCCTCCAATTGGAGATGATCACCATCGCCAAGAAGCTGCTACCCCCTAACATTACCATCTGGTGGGTACCTGAGGACCCCACCAGTACCCCACCGAAGCCCGGCATTGCGAACGTCAACGCGCCCACGGCTGCGGAGATCAACGCGGGTACGAACATCTCGTGTGCGATGGTCGCCGACTTCACCCTCGGGTGGACGGAGCGAGACACGGATGACTCGGCCGGTCTGTGTGACGACGCCAACGTGGCCAACCCGCTCCGCAAGAACTACGAGTCGACCCTCACCTTCTTCCTGGATGAGAACCGCACCGACTCGACGTCGATCTACAACAAGGTCCAGGACCTGTTCCAGGAGCCGCTTCAGCTGGGCTACCTGGTGCAGCGCATCCGTAAGAGCCCTGGAACGGTCGGTTCGCCCTCCGTGGCGGTCGCGGGCGACGAGGTCACCGTCTTCAAGTTCCTCTCCGGTGACCCCAACATCCTCAACGACCCGGCGGCCCCCATCCAGATGGAGGTCGTGTTCTACGCCCAGGGCGTCAGCTCCAACGGCATCGTCAAGGTCGTCTGAGCGCCCCTGAGAACGGGCCTGGAGCAGCCTCACAGCTCCTCACCGGCAGCGGCCTCCGTGGGCCCGCCGGTGGCCTGAAAGGGGCTCACAACCCCCGTGTAACCCCAGCACAACCCCCGGAAAAGGAACGATGAGCACCCAGACCGACACCGAGATCGAGATCTCCGACTCGGCCCCCAAGACTCCGCCCACCCCGGCCCCGGCAGGCTTCCCCACCCCGCTCGGCTGGAACGCCCCCGACCGCGAGACGTTCTCCTTCGACAGCTACGTCCAGGGCCACTCCACCTTCCCCACCTTCGAGCACACCGTCTACCTCGACCAGGCCAAGGGCCTCGCCCTCCAGACCGCCATCGAGAAGTACGACGAGCTCGCCGAGAAGCGCGGGAAGCTGATCGAAGCGCAGGAATCCCCGCGCTCGCGCAGCTCCTCCCTCGTCAGCGACTTCGCCGAGACCATCTCCGTCGACATCGATGAGATCGAGACGTCGATGCGTGCCCTGGAAACCGAGATGAAGGAGCTGGAGGAAGGCATCAAGAAGACCTCGATGACGCTGACCTTCCAGCTCGACAACATCGACAAGTTGACTTCCGTCGCCCGCAACGCCGAACGTGCCTTCATCAAGAAGCACGGCAAGGGCCACGGAGACGACGACTTCAATCACATGTCGATGCGGGCCCGCTATGTCCTGCTCGCACAGTTGGACGAGTTCTGCATCGGGATCGTCTCCGCCAGCGGCAACCCCATCGAGAAGCCGGGTGCGCAGGGCTTCGCCGTCATGCTCGACCGACTCATCCCCTCCGAGTCGGTTCGCCTTCTCCAGGCCCTCAACAAGGGGCTCGACTCGTCCGCGACCTGGGCCTCGCGGATCGATGCCGGGTTTCCTGGCGGAGGCGCTGACCTGGGATGAGAACTCCTGGGCCATCCCAGTACTGAAGACCGCCCGGTCCTGGAACGTTCCGCCACTGACTCTGTTCAGCGGCGAGAAGAGCGGATGGGACCTGGAGCAGAACCGCCTCTTGGCAGTGGCTCTGACGCTGTTCGAGGACGAGACGTGCAAGACGTGCGGCACGCCCGTGTGGCTCGGTCACTCCTCCAACAACGAAGTGGTCTTCGACGTCAAGACCTCCACCTGCTACGGGTGCGCGGAGATCGACAAGGCCAGAGAAGCGACCTCCAACAAGAGGTCAAAGCCCGGAGAGACGCACTACGTGATCCCTCGCAATGTGTGGGAGGACGGCAAGCTCCCGGGCCGGTTCGAAGAGTACCAACGCGGTCTGACATAGGGACCGGGAAAGACAGGGCGCCGTGGCAACACAGTTCGACGCTGTTGCCCGGCTGAGCGTTGACCTGCGGGGATTCGCTGCCGCCAGCCGGACCATGACGTCCCAGGGCGGACAGATGCAGAAGGTCTTCCGGGACCTTCACAACGTCCTCAACCAGGTCGACATCGTAGAGAAGCAGATGGCGGCCGACCTGCGCCGTACGCTGTCCGTCTTCACGGCGGCGGCCACGGCGGCGGCCAAGTACGCCCAGGCCGTGAAGGTGCTGGCGACCAACGAGGTCACGGCGGCCAACGGCGCCCAGAACATGTCGCGCGCCTTCGAGCACCTGCGGACCGCCCTCTCCTCCATCACGGGCCTCAGCGAGAAAGAAGCCGCCCGCCTCCAGCGCACTCTCGGTCTGTACAACCAGATGGCCTCGGCCCTGCTCAAGGTCAACCAGGCGACGGCTCTCGCCGCCAAGACCACCCAGCAGGCCGGACAGGCAGAGCAGCAGCGGCTGTTGAATTCGGAGCGCCTGGCTGCGGCGGCTCTGCGTACCGAATCCGCCCAGGCCCGGCTGAACCAGCAGCTGGAACGTCAGCGGTCCATTACGCAGCAGGCGACGGCCGCGCAGACCCAGTTCGGGACATCCCTGGGCAACACGGGGCGCCTTACCCTCGCTCTGCGCGCCGACCTGTCCGAGCTGGAGCAGGCGTACCGCAAGCTCGTCTCGGGCATCACCCAGTCGGCCACCGCGTCCATCAGTGCGGCCATCTCTCATGAGGCGGCTTTCGCCCAGGTCATCCGTGTCACCGGAGAAACCGGCAAGGCCGGTGAGGCGATGCGTAAGGAGTTCGAGAAGCTCACCACCACGCTGCCGGTGTCCTTCGAGGAGCTGGCGAAGATCGGTCAGCTCGCTGCTCAGACAGGTGTCGCCAACGACCAGCTGATCCGGTTCTCCGACACCGTGGTCCGGTTCTCCGTCACCACGGGTATCGCGTCGGACCAGGTCACGGTGCTGTTCGCCCGTATCGCGGACATGCTGGACCTGCCGACCAACCAGATGAACAACTTCGCGTCCACGATCCTCAAGCTCGGTACGATCTCGGCCGCCACCGAGAATGAGATTCTGAAGGTCACGCAGTCCATTGCCTCGGCCGGTCGCGCCTTCGGTCTCTCCACCGAGGAAATCGCCGGTCTGTCCGGGGCGCTGGCCTCCCTGCGTATCCCGCCGGAGTGGTCGCGCGGTTCGGCGACCCGCATTTTCCGCGACCTCGACAACGCGGCCAACGGCGCCGGAGAGGGCATGAAGGTGCTGGTCGAGGTGCTCGGCATGAGCGCCGACGAAATCACCAACCTGCGGCGCAACGACCCCGGCACGTTCTTCCTGAAGTTCGTGGAGGGGATGCAGCAGTTCACCCGCGAGGGGCAGCTGGCGGCAGGCACCACCCGGACCATCACCGACGTCATGTCGGACCTCGAAATCAACGCGGTCCGAGACATCGACTTCATCACGCGCCTGGCCAACAACTTCGGCACGCTGAAGACGCAGACCAACGAAGCCTTCCTGGAGTTCGCGCGGGGAACCGAGCTGACGCGGCAGACCGAAATTGTCTTCGGTACCACGCGGCAGAACATCGACAACCTCAAGGACGCTTTCGAGACCTTCATCGCCAAGGCGGGCTCCCCCTTTGCGAAGATCTTGGGGCTTGTCGCCGACCGGCTCACCGTGGCCATCGAGGCCTTCCAGGAGTTCGGACCCGTCGGCAAGGCGGCCGTCAGCGTCCTTATCGGCATGGTGTCCGTAGGGGCAGCTGTGGCGGCGGCCATCGGTCTGTACCGTATGGCGCTGATCAGGACGGCCCGCAGCGTCATCGCCTTCAATCAGGTTCAGCGGGACATGAACGGCCAGGCGCTTAACGGCCGCAACGTGTGGCGTCTTTATCGCGAACAGCAGGAGCAGACCCGTCAGTCGGTAGCGTCCAATGCCGCCGCGCAGCGGGAGGCAGCCGCGTCCACGGTTGCGGCTGGACGTGCCACCAGCCAGTCGGCGGCGGCTACTTCTCAGGTGGTGGCGTCCACCAACGCCGCTGCGGCGGCCACGGGGCGCCTCTCCAGCCAGCTGAGCTCTTCCATGACCCAGTACAACCGGGTGACGGCTGCAACTACCGCCCAGGCCGCCGCGCAACGTTCACAGCAGATCGTGCAGAACCAGGCCAGCCGGGCGGTGGCGACGTACGCCGCCGCATGGACACAGACGGAGCGCGCCCTTCCGAGGGCCACTGCGGCGATTCGCAACGGTACCGCGTCCATGCAGCAGCAACAGCAGGTTTCCCGGTCGGTGGTCCAGGCCCAGCAGGCCATCGCTTCGTCTGCGGTCCGTACGGCAGATGCCCAGCTCCAGATGGGTATCGCCCAACGGCAAGCAGCGGCGAGCAGTGCCGCTGCTGCGGCTGGCAGCCGGGGTGTCGCAGCTTCCGCCATCGCGGCGGGTGTGGCGGTGCGAGGAGCCGCTGCGGCCATGAGTGTCTTCAGGCTGGCGCTGACCTCCATCGGTATCGGCATCGTGATCACCGCGCTGACTTCGCTGTACTTTGCACTGACCCGGACGAAGGACGCGACACAGGAGGCGGCACAGGCGGGCTTCGACGCGGCCGGTGGCATGACGGCCTTCGGCGACGCGGTGCGGAAGGACCAGGAGGCCATTTCCAACGGATCGCGGGTCATCGCTACTTACACGGCAGCGGCCAAGGACCTGTCACTGGAGACTCGGGAGCGCATCAACGCACAGCTCGCGGCGGCCCGGCAGGAGCAGGCCTTCATTGAGGCCGTAGGCGGATCCGTCGAGGCGCTGAAGGAGCAGGCCAAGGGAACCGGCGCGTCCGCCCAGCAGGCGCAGGGGTACGTCAAGCGCTGGCTGGCCGCTGACGACGTCATCAAGAAGCTGACCTCCACCCTGAAGGGCAGCACTTTTGAGATCTCTGAGAACACCCAGGCCCTGGGTGAGTTCGGCGTACAGCAGGCCGTCATGGCCAGCGGAGCCTCGAAGAACCTGAAGGCCATGGAGGCTCTGCGCGACTTCGGGCCGAGTCTGCGCGAGGCTCTCAGCAAGATGTTCTCGGATCCGGCGAGCGCAGCGGAGATCCTGAACAAGGAAATCGCGCGGGTCAACAAGGCCATTCTGGACATCAAGGCCCCTGAGGATGCGACGGGCTTCCGCAATGCACGCCGCCTCATTCCTGAGAACCTGAAGGGAGACCTCAAGACTCTTGAGGATTACTCCGAGCTTCTGTTGACCATCCAGAAGAACGCCCGGCTCAGTGATGAGGCGGTGCGCGGTGGCGCTCTGGCCAACCAGGCTTTCGGTACGAGCGCCGAGCGGGGCGGAGCGGCTGCCGATGCCATGGCCAACGGTATGGACGGGGCCACCGAGTCGGCTGAGGACCTGAACGCTGCGGCCGGGGATCTGGCGGAGCGTACGTCGAACCTGGCGGCCGCTTTCAACTCGCTCGGCAGTTTCTCCTCCGCCATGACGGCGGCGATGGACAAGGCCAAGGGCGCGCAGGAGGGGGCGTCGTCGGCGCAGGGTACAGCGGCCACCAACGCGGAGAAGCTCCAGGCTGCACAGGCCAAGCTGTCCGAGTCGCTGCGGACGGCGGGCGGGGACGCCGACAAGACGAAGAGCGCCTACGACAACTACAACGAGTCTCTGCGGAAGATCCAGTCTGAGTCCGACAAGACGACGTCTTCCAACCAGGCGGTACAGGCGTCCTTCAAGTCGATCATGAATGAGCTGGAGGCTGTGGCTGCGGCCCGCCTGGAGCGTGCTCAGAATCTGGTCCGCCTGTCGGCACGTATCCCGCAGGAGGTCCTTCAGGAGCTGGAGAAGCTGGGCCCGGAGTACTCCTCCTTCATTCAGCAGCTGACGACCAAGTCCGACGAGGAACTGAAGAAACTCATTCCGGTCCTGCGCGGGGCGGGTGAGGGGGCCTCGGCGGCCTTCGCGCAGGGCCTGGCACAGGTGCTGCCGCTGGTCGCGGGGAAGGGCAAGGCGGTCGGTGACGCGGCTTCCATCGCGCTGGCGTCGGCCATCAACCAGGCCATCCAGGGCGGCGGAAACATCACCAAGGCCATTCAGGGAGTTGTCGACGCCATCAAGACGTCGCAGAAGCTCGACATCCCGTTGGATGTGGCGATCGACTTGCAGAAGACCAAGGGCGACATCGAAGCGGTCAACAAGGTCATCCGCGATGCCGTGTCTTCTGGAAAACTGACCGCTCAGGCTTCGGTGACGCTCAAGCTGGACCTTTTCAACCAGACGCTGGCTGAACTCCAGGCCAAGGTGAAAGACTCCTCGCTGGCCGACATCAACGGCAAGGCGACCCTCAGCGTGGAGCAGTACGACCGCGACAAGGAGCGTCTCCAGAACGAAGGGACGGCCGCCACCCTTCAGAACCTGCTCGGCATCGAGGGCCTGGCGGAGCTGAACCCCGAGGGGTACCAGGCGGCCCTCGATCTCCTGAAGCGGCTGAGCCTGAGCACCACCGCTTCGAATTCCCTGGGGCCGGAGGGCACGCCCACCATCAACCCGGGTCCTTACGAGCATGACCTGGGCGTACTGACGCAGAAGGGGCAGGACTGGAAGGCTCTTCAGGACAGGTATCTTCAGCCTCGCCCCTCCATCGACCAGAGCCAGTACAACAAGGACCGGTCCACGATGGAGGGCAATGCGCAGTACACGGGTAACGTGATTCAGGCGAACCTGACGCGTACGGCACGAGTGAGTGTTGCCTACACGTACTACGCGACCAACAGCCCCCCGGCTGGCGCGGACCGTGCCCAGGCCGCCACGGGTGGCTGGATCTCCGGCCCTGGCGGCCCGCGCGCGGACCGGGTGCCGATGATGCTCTCCAACGGTGAGTTCGTGGTCAACGCCCGAGCTGCCTCGCAGTACGGCTCCCTGCTCCAGGCCATCAACGACTCCGGCCTGCGCGGAGCCAGTTCCATGAGGTTCGGGGACCGTAGCCCGGGAGCGCAGTTCATGAGCTCCGTCACCCAGCGCCGTCCTGTCGGGGAGTCCCGTTTCCCGCGTCGCACCCAGACTCTCGCCACCGAGCCCCGTACGGTGATCAACGTAAGCAACACCTACCCTCAGGCCGAGCCGACCTCCGTGACGGTCAACCGCTCGCTGGCCTACGCAGCGATGCTCGACGGGACGATCTGATGGCAGTCACTTTCGAGATCAACGGCTTCCTTCTGGACAAGAAGGACGTCTGCAAGGTGATGGAGGGCACCGAGTACTCCAGCGCCGTCACCATGAGGCGCCTGAACATCGACTCCCCGGGCCTGCACGGACAGATCCCCATGTGGATCGACCCCCTGGACGTCTTGAAGGTGACCCTGCGGCTGCGCGTCCTCAAGCCCCGCAAGTCAGCTCAGACCGTCCTGCACAACAACGTGCGGCTCATCCAGTCCCTGTTCCGGCCGGGCGGGTACCTCGCCTCGCAGTCTTCGATTGTCACGCCGCTCGAAATCATCCGGGACCGGGACGGCTTGCGGGTGAGGGCCTTCGCGCAGCTGGAGACCATGAGCCAGGCCGAGTACTCGCACACCGGCGGTTTCGCCGACATGACGGTGGTGCTGAACATCCCGCGTGGCGTCTGGGAGTCCACCACCAGCGAGGACGTCAGCTTCGCCGCCAACGTGAACGGTCAGGCCTACTCCACGGCGGCCAAGACCGTGCTGCCCTTCTACCCCCTGGTCCGGGTGGCCGGTCCCTTCACTTCGGTGCAGGTGCGGGATACTCATTCCAACACGGGTGTCCTGTGGACCCGCTCGCCGGGCATCTCCAGCGGCAGATTCCTGCTGATCGATCCCTACACGATGGGCGCCTGGGACAAGGCCACCAACGGCTGGGACCCCACCGACCCCGGCACGAACGACGCGCGCAGCGGCTTGTACGAGATCGGTAACGGTCCTCTGAATGCGACCCGGTCCTACGTAGGGACTACCCCGGTCATTCTCACAGGCATCGACACCAGCATGCTCGGCGGGTCCGGGGGCACCCCCATCACCCTACGAGGACGATACACGGAGCCGTAACATGCCCTACGGAGACGGCGAAAAGGTCTTCGGCCGACTGGTCGCCTACCTTCCCGACGGGCCTGTTCTGGGCCCGCTGTCCCACCCGATCTCATGGAACGCCTCCGTCCCTTTCAACGACATCGGCGCCCTTGAACTCGTCTACCACCCCGAGGCGCCCAACTATGAGTTCCTCCAGCTGTACGGCGGGGAGGTCGCCGTGGAGCTCCGGGTGGACCAGTCGGATTTCTGGGTTGAGCCGCCCGGATGCCGGTTTCTGAACCTGCGCAGGCACGACGAGACTGCCTCCCGGGACGAGCCGACGCGCTTCTCCATGCCCAACTACGGGTGGCTGCTGCGCAAGGTCCGCCAGATCGACCTGTCGAAGTTCAACTCTGACGGGGTCCGGCCGTACACGAACGCCACTCCTCCGTGGGCGATGAAGGACATCCTGACGGAGGCGCAGGCCCGCAGCAACATTCCTGGTCTCGACCACAGCTCTTTCGCGCCTCTTGTCGCCTCCGACGGTGCGGGGTGGATCGAGGGCATGACGATGAGCTTCGAGATGGGCCAGGACGCCCTGTCCATGCTCGACGCGTTCAGCCGTCAGCGCCTGTGTGACTGGAACTTCTTCAAGCGGGCCCTGAACATCTACAACCCAAACACGTTCCTCACACAGAACGTCTCTTCCACGGTGAAGCTCTTCGACCGGTACGACGTGGTCACGTCGCCAATGGAGTTCACCTACGAGGACATGGCCACCCGCCTGCTCCAGCAGGGCGACAACGGGGCGGCCCTGGTGGTCACCGACGCCAAGCCGTTCTCCCCGTGGGGCGCGTGGGAGGAGTCGTCCACCGCGTCCGGTGTGTCCGACCCCTCCGAGCTGACGCGGCTGGCCCAGAAGGACCTCGCATCCAAGTACGACTACAAGACCGAGTACACCAAGGAGGTGATCTTCCGGCAGAACACCCCCAAGCCGCTGATCGACTTCTACCCCGGCAACCTGATCACCACGAATCAGTCCAACGCCGCCCGCGTCCAGCAGATCACCATCACCTGCGACGGCCCGCACAAGGCGGTGCGTGGCTCACTGGTCCTCTCCAACCACCCCGACGTGAACCGCATGGTGCCCCGGGAACTGCGCCAGCAGCGGTGGATCAACTCCTTGATCGGAGGCGGCGGAGTAGGCGGGTCGGCGGCCACCGGCGGCAACGGCATGTTCAACTTCACCCGCGTCGCTCCCTCACCCCCTGCCCCCAACGCACCTGCTCCGGCCCAGGTGACGGGTGTGGTCGCCACCAATGGACCCGGCTTCGACTCGATCGGACATCCCGAGGCCCAGATCCTCCTCAGCTGGAATCCGGTCACCACGGACGCCACCGGTGCGGCGATGAGCCCCGCCTACTACCAGCTGATGATCCAGCCCACCATCTACACCAGCGACCGTCCCATCCCCATGGAGGTCAGCTCTGCCTCCACGCAGGCCCACGTGGTGGTGGACAACGACGGCAGCTGGAACTACGCGGTGCGGGCGGTGTCCCAGCAAGGCGTGACGGGGGCATACTCGGCCACCGGCACTATTGCGGTCACGTGGCCCACCACGAGTCCCCCTACCGCTTCGGCTCCCTCCTTGTTCAGCCTCTCCAACCAGGTCCGGGTCGCGTGGGACGGACTCGATTCCACGGGAGCAGTTCCCCCTGCCTACGTGAAGTACTACTGCATCGAGAGGTCCACCACTTCTTCCTCCACGGGGTTCGGCGGCCTGGGTGCCTTGGCGGCTTACGGCCAGGGGTTTGACAACCGCATGCACGACACCCTGAACACCGGCACGGTCGTCTGGTACCGGGCCCGCTTCCGGGACAGTGCGGGGAACTTCGGTCCGTATTCGTCCGTTGTGAGCACTACGGTGGCGGGTCCGTCAGGGTCCATTCCTGTCGGTTCGCTGAACGCGAACGTCCTTCAGGACGGGACGATCACCACAGCGCAGATCGGGACGTCCGCTGTACAGGGTTCCCAGATCGGGTCGTACGAGGTCTACAACGAGAACCTCCTCACAGGGCGCCCCTCGCGCAACCTCGTCCGGGACTCCAGTGCTTCTACTTTCCAAGGGGCTTTCCGAGCACAGTGCTCGAACTCGGCAACGAACTCGGCTACCCGCTGCCCGTGGACGTGGACGGCCTCGGTGGGGTGGTCCTCGGTCCTGAGCGCAGGCGGTGAGTACGACAACCGCCTGGTCTTGATCAACAGCGGCAACAAGTTCCTCGACGCCACCCCGGGCTCGACCACCCAGGCTCTTCCGAACCTGGACTACGGCTACCTGGTGGATCCGGAGAACGGTCCGCTGAAAATGTCCTTCCGGCAGAAGATCCAGTCGGCTACGTGGCCAGCGGCGGGCCAGGGGATCAAGATCCAACTGTTTGCCCGGTTCTACACCGCAGACGGGACGGCCATCGGAGGAACAGCGCAGCTCCTGTACGACGGGCCGTTCCAGAACGTCAATACGCCATCCGGCGGTGGAACGATCGACTACGCCGTGGTGAAGAACAATGTCGGCTTCACGTTGGGGGGCGGCACCGTTCCGGCAACCAACGACGCGGCCTTCTTCCTGCCCTATTTCCGTGTAACGTCCACGGGTATGAGTGGTCGAGCAGGTGTGCAGGTGCGCATCACCCGGCCGTTCATCGTGCAGTCCAACGAGACCATCTGAGAGGTCGCCGTGAAGAAGCTCCTCGCCGCCATCACCACGCTGATGGCGGCGACCGCCCTGACCTGCACCCCGGCCCAGGCCGCGCCTGCCGGGACAACGATGCTCCTCACCGTCTACTCCATGAACGACGGCACGGGCCAGCCGTCCACCAAGCTCGACGCCTGGTACCTCGGGTGTTTTCCTCCCGCCGGTACCCATCCCGACTACAAGAAGGCCTGCAAGCTGCTCAGCAAGGTCGACGGCTGGGTAGAGGCCATCGAGCGCGACGACCGTGCCTGCACCACCGAGTACAAGCCCGTGATCCTGCGCATCGAAGGGACCTGGAAGGGCCGCGAGCTCTACTGGACCGACCACTACGGCAACCGGTGCGAAGCTGCTGCGGCCACCCGGGATCTGTACCCGGTCTGAAATTGGAATCGGGGCGGCAGGGGAATGGGGTCCTGCCGCCCCGATGAGGAGCTGCACGTTCCACTCTAGCGCCCGGAGCGCACTCGCTGGGGAAAAGCCATACGGCAAGTCGGCCGGTGCCGCCGGTCGAAAAGATGGGTCACACCGTGCCGCAGAGCGTCGTTCATGTGCTGGGAATTCTTGCCCCGGGCCCGCAGCCCCATGCGTTCCAGGACCGCATCGGTGATCATCATCTTCCCGCCGACCGGCTCCTGCCAGACCACCTGGTTGTACGGGTTGTCGTCCCTGATCCAGATCTTGACGTGGTCGATGACCTTCTCCGGCGTCGTGTCGGGGATCATCAGTCCCGGCCGGGTGTGGAACGCCTCCCCCACGAATCCGTGCCGCCCGGGGATCTGGGCCCACTGCTTGAGGGTGTCCAGCGGGGTGAGGTAGTTGGCCGGGTCGTAGGCGACGGCCGCTGTCTCGACGCGGACCAGCTCACCCTCGGTGGCCAGCAGCAGGGCCAGGCCTGTGGTCGAACCCGGGTCCATGCAGGACAGGTACAGCGGGTAGGACATGGTCGCTCCTCGGGTTCGTCGGGTCCGGCAACGCCGGGGTGATTGTGGTGATAACCTCACCTCAGATGAACCGGTGGACCAGCCCCCCTTGATTCCCCGGTTTGCGCCTTGGATCGGGCGCCTGGAGCTCCGTGCCGCTTCCCACTCCTTTGGGGCACGGAGCTCCCTTCTTTCAGGCCGCCATCGCGAGGTTCTCCTGGTAGGCCTTGTAGTGCTTCTGCCAGGCCTTGCCCTTCTCCTTGTCGTAGCACTCGCCCCAGTTGTCGCCGGGGTTGGAGACGTCGCAGTCGAAGAAGACGTCGCGCCAGGTGACCCGGAGGCTTTCCTGGACGATCATCGCGACTTCTTCGTAGCGCGCCTTGGGTACGGACAGGACGACCTCGTCGTGTACGACCATGAGGAGCATCTGTCGGACCCACAGCGGCATCTGCCGGACGCCGCGCATGATGATCTCCCTGGTGCCCGACTGCCCGTACAGAGCGGGACCCTGGGTGTGGGCCTGAATCGGGTCGCAGCGCATGGAGCGGCCGAAGCCGTTGTTCAGGATCCAGCCGGACTCCGCCTCCTTGCGGGCCTCGTTGGTCCAGGCGTTCAGCACCCGGTAGGTCCGGGCCCGCATCTCGAAGTACCGCTCCACAATCTCTCGCGGCAGACCGGTGTTGGCGATGGTCGAGTCGACGCCCATACCGTAGTTGACGCCGTGGCCGATGGCCTTTGCCTGGTCACGCAGGTACATCATGTTCAGCTGGATGAGCGCTTCCCGGGCCCCGATCTCCCGGGCCAGCTCCTGGAGCTCCTTGGTGCCGAGCAGGGCGACGGCCACTTCCGCGTGGGCGTCGCGGTCCCCGACGAAGAGCTTCATGTACTCGGGGTCCTGGCTCAAGGCGGCCATGATCCGCATGTCGCCCTGGGACAGGTCGGAGCACATGATGGCCTCGTCCGGCCGCCGGGGGATGATCAGGCTGCGCTGCTGGAGTCCGGCTCCCCGCTTGCCCACGTTGGTGATGGAGGGCTGGATGAAGGCAACCCTGCGGCTGACCTGGAGGTCACCGATCTTGGAGTGCACCATGCCGTCGGGACCCGTCTTGTTGCGGATCTCGGCGAACTTGCGGGACTTGCCGGAGATGACGGTGGCGAGCTGACACATCTCCTGCACTCGTGGGTTGTCCGGGTACAGCTGGCGCAGCCCGGCCCGGCGCTCGCGCACCTTGCGGATCTGGATGTACGACTCCTTGTTGCGGCTGTCGTACCTCTTTTGCTCCTTCTCCACGGTCACCACCCAGTCACCTTCGGACAGGGCGTCCTTGGCCGTGGTGACCTTGCCCGTATTGGGCGTGCGAGGAATGTCCTCCGGTGCCACCCCGGCCGCCAGGAGACCGGCCTCGAAGGCTTCACGCCCGAGGTTCGTCGCCAGAGGAGCTTCACCTGTCTCGGGGATTCCCGGGCACAGCTCCGTGAGCTGCATGCGGGCCTCGGCGACCTTGGCGTTCTCTTCAGCCACCCGCAGGTCGGCGGTCGGGATGTGGATGCGGCAACCGTGGTAGGTCATGCGGTTCAGGTTGCGGAAGTTCTCCAGCTCGTCACGGGACACACTGCGGTTCAGGTGCCTCCACAGCTTGCGGAAGACGTCCTGGGTGGAGATGAGGTCGCCTTCCAAGTACTCGATCAGCTCCGGGTCCCACCAGGGGATCAGGTGGTACGCACCCAGCTCCTTGTACTTGGCGCGCACGGCCCGCTTGGCCGCCTGTGCCTCGCGTCCGGTGAGTCCTTCAGCCGCCTCGGCCGCCATCTCCTCGATCACGCGGTTCGACAGGCGCTTGGCGGAGTCGGTCTTGCCCTCGACGCCGACGCGCTCGGCGATGGCCTGGAGGTTGTACAGGACCGTCGGCATGGTCTTCGGCGCCGGAGGGTGCTCTTCCTGGGCGAGCACCATGATGTCGAAGGCTTTGGCCATCAGGGCTTCGTAGTTGCCCCCCGCGTGCACGCACAGGGCCGGGATGTCGAACGCGTAGATGTTCTGGCCGTAAATGATGTCGGCGGCCATCAGAACTTCGAGCAGTTCGGCAGGATCGTTGGTGACGTGCGTGACGCCGTCTTCGATCCAGCCGCACAGAACGATGTACGGTTCGGGTTGGTCCCAGACGTAGAGGCGCTCTGCGGTCCCTGTTTCCAGGTCGAAGCCTACGATCCTCTTCTTCGGGTTCATCTCTCCTCCTCACAGGGGCAGTTGCGCAGGTGCCTCGGACGTTCCTCGTCCAGTGCCCGGATCCCCCACAGCTGTTCCCAGCGCCGGATGGTGCCATGTGCCTTGGCATCATCGCCGGGACACCCCGGGTCGAGTCCTCCGATACGCATGTGGAACGGTGTCTCGCCTGGTAGCGGGACCGCTGCCTGGTGGGTTTTGAGCAGCGCCAGAGAGCTTCCCCCGAGCCGCATGCGCGTCTCGGGGTCCAGGTCAAAGCGTGGGTCGAACTCTTTACGGATCCTCTTGCGATGATAAGAGGCCCAGGGATCCAGGGGTACGACCGCTCCGTGTGAGATGTCGCACTCCTGTGGGTAGAACCATTCGCCTTTCTCCGGCTTTTTCAGCAGGTCACGGGGTACGCCGGAGATGCGGGAGAGCAGGGCGGCGGGAACCTTGGCGGAGGCGAAGAGGGTGACGGTCTGCCGGTAGGCCGTCATGCCGTCGGCGGAGGCGTCGAGCAGGTCGCGTACTACCTCCGACGAGCAGGTGCCCAGGACGCGGCTGGCCGGGGCCGAGGGTACGGGGATCATCCACTTGGTGACGGTGCTGGAGGCGACGCCGGTGAGGGCGGCCAGGTGCGGGGCGGAGAACAGGCGCAGCACGGACAGGACTTCGACGGCCTGGCGGACGGTGTCGCGCGAGGTGGACTTGCGCTTGCTCATGCGGTGCGCCCACCAGGCCAGGGCCAGGATCTCGCCCAGTTCGGAGCGGGTGTAGCGGTAGGTGTAGTGGGCGTCGTTCTTGGCGGTCCGGGCCTTCTTTCCCGCGACCGATCCCGGGGCTGTGGACGCCCGCCTGACGGCGTCCTCCATGTAGGTGAGTGTCTGGGGAGGGAGGAGTCCGCCGAGGGCCTGTGCGACGCGTCCAGAGGCGGTGACGGGCCGGGCCTGCCCCATGGCGGACTCCTCCCTCCGACAGTCACTTGCCCAGGTAGGTGATGTGCACGGTGTCGCGCTTCTTGGGGTGCATCGCGGTCTGGATGATCGATGCCGTCTCCAGCGCCTTCAGGTGCTTCTTGAAGTCCGGGTAGTCCATGTTCCGGCGGAACCGGCGGAAGACGTCGGACTCGGTGATGACCCCTCGTTCGCCGAGCTCCTTGATCGTCGCAAGGATTCGTTCCTGTGCGTCGTACCCGGCGTTTCCGGTGATGCGGGTCGCCACGGTGTACGCCGACTGGAACCACTCCTCGGAGTACTGGATGGCCCGCAGCACGTGGTCGATGTCCACCCGGGGCTGCTGCTCGACCATCGCGAAGAGGACCGACAGGCGCATCACCGCGAACGCCAGGCGGGCTGCGATCGGCCGGATCAGCTCCTTCATCGAGGGATCCGGGCAGTAGCGGATCACGTAGTCCTGGAAGAGATTCCACCGCACGTTGGCTTCCGGGGTGAAACGGATCTTCTTGAACGCCCCCGGATCCAGTCCCCGTTCGTTGTGCCAGTACGAGCGGGCGGCGCACAGTTCGTGGATCAGCTTGTCGCGCTCCGGGTCACCGAAGAGGTCGTCTTCGTCGTCTCCGGTGAGGTCCAGGTACAGGCTGCCCTCGACCGGCTCGCCCGGGTCCGCGACGGCGTACAGGAAGCGGGTCAGGAAGCCTGACTTGATCAAGTCCTCGGTCAGGACCCGGGTCATCCGGTCCGTGGTGGCGCAGGCGTACAGCACGAAGTTGGTGGTGGCCTCCTCGACAGTGTCGCCGTCGCCCTGCTCCTCGGCGGATCCGTCGCCGACGCGGATGCGCTTGGGCACCCGGCCGTTGAACAGGTCCGTGAGAACTTCCAGCGTGCCGGACTTGGCCGGGCTCTTGAAGATCTCCTCGAACATGCCGTCGGCTTCGTCGCGGGCCACGAGCGAGGACCGGCCGCTGCGTCCGGCAAGGGAGACCGACAGGGCCTCCTTGGTGAAGTCGGAGGCGATGTAGTAGCTGGAGAACTTGCGGTCGTGGGTGGATGCCAGGGCGTCCTTGGCGAGGTTCATGGCTGTGGTCTTGCGGGCCCAGGTCGTGGGGCCCAGCACCATGCCCCACAGGGTCAGACGGTCTCCGTTGGGGCAGGCGCCGAACTCTCCGAAGATGGACGACAGGATGATCGCCGCGTTCAGCCGGTGGTAGATGTGCGGGGCGTCGGTCTGCGTGGAGGCCCACCTCTCGTACCGGCTGATGAAGCTCTCCGGTCCCAGCTGCATGGCCTCTTCGTCGGAGATGAACTCCGGCCGGGGGATCTCCGGGGATCCTCCGGTGACCGACAGCATGGAGGTGACGCGTTCGCGCATCCGGGGAACGGCGACGTTGGCCGGGTCGGTGTAGAGGCGCAGGACGTCCTTCCACGTCTTGACCTCGCCATCGGTATCGCCTCCCCACTTGCTGCTGGGGTCGCGGTGCGGGTTGCAGGCCGCCTCCCACGCCATGTGCAGCGCGGTGGGCTTGGACACGCCGTGCTGCGAGAGCAGTGCCAGCAGCCGGTCAAGGCCGTCCTGCTCGCGCCGTACGGACCGGCCACCGCACAGCTCCTCGACGGGGCGGGACACCTTCCGTACGGCGCGGGACTCCAGCATGGAGGCGGTGGTGCACCACCAGCTCTCCGGCATCGGCTCCAGAGGAATCCCGGCTTCTTCGTCCGAGAGATCGGGGTAGGCCGACCGCAGGGACTCGCGCGTCATGGGCATCCCGAACCGGACGACCTCGACCTCGCAGCCCCGGGAGGAGTTCGCCGAGCCCGGTACCCGCATCTGGGTGAGGGAGGCGTAGGAGTCGGTAAGGCAGCCGTCGGTTACGTGGTGGTAGGCCAGGGCCTGGGAAGTGCGCTCCGCCTCGGCGGCCCCGGGGCTGTCGGTGACCCAGTACACCTGGTGTTCGCCGGGTGCCGTGGCCACCACGATGGTGGGTTCGGCCAGCAGCTTGGCCAGGCCCATCGTTCCCGTGGAGGCGCTGGCGGCCCACCGGCGGCCGATGTATTTCTCCTCCACCGCCATGGGTGCCGTGAACAGGCAGGGCGTGGTGAACAGGTCGATCTTCTCGTTGGAGTTGCACCACGCGATCAGCTGTTCGCGCTGGGAGGGCCAGGCGAAGGAGTGGTGCTGGGTGGGACCGGCTTTGGGGTTGTACGCGCCGCCCGGGTAGCAGGAGATGGTGATGTATCCCAGGTCGGTCCCCTGGGAGTCGCCAACGGGGAAGAGCGTGTCGAAAAAGACAGGGGTGAAGCTCACGGAGTTCTCCTTATGTCCTGGTCAGGGAACCACGAGGGCGGGAAGGAATGATCTCCTTCCCGCCCTCGTGGTGTGCCGTTCCCTGACGGGGGGACGTCAGATTTTTCAGGCTACGCCTCGTTGGTCGCGAGGTGCCACGCCGAGTCGGCGCCGTAGCGGAGCTGGACGAGTTCGCCGGACTCGGAGTCCACGTCGAGGGTGTCCACGACGGTTCCCGGGGTGACCGGGGTGTCGCCGATGGCGAGGAGACCGACGTGGTGCCACTGCACCTGGTAGTGAGGGGTGGCGTCCTTGCCCTCTTCCTTCACCGAGAGCATCCGGTTGGGGACCGGCGCGATGGTGCGGGGCGAGAGGCGCTCGGAGCGGATGAGGTCCTTGGGGTCCTGCGAGGAGGAGTCCTTGGGGGCCGGGACCTTGGCGAGGTGGGTGTACTCGGAGCCGTTGAAGGTCAGGATCTCGGTGCCCGGCTTCTGGCCGTAACCGGTCTCGCTGTCGAAGATCGGGTCGTCGCTTCCGAAGGTGGCCTTGCCTCCCTGGGTGTGCTCCATCTCGTCGCCGTGCTCGTTCTTGAAGACGGCCCCGGCGACGGTGGCCTCGTTGCGGGCGGGGTTGTAGTAGGTGAGCTTGAGGAACCGGGCGCGGGCCAGGCGGGCTTCGGTGTCGATGGCGGCAGCCTTCTGGTCGTCGTCCAGGCTGCTGCTGTCGAGCTCGTTGTTGAGCTTCTCCACGGCCTTGTTGACGGCCTTCTCCAGGCCAGCCTCGTCGTAGACGGGGCGCAGGACGGTGGTGTTGCCGTCGTCGTCGGAGTGGATCGCGTACTCCGGGTCGTCCAGCATCTCGTCCTCGACCTTGGTAACCACCGTGTAGGGCAGGTCGGAGAAGTGGTGGCCGTTGACGGGGGAGACCAGGGCGCAGTATTCGCCGTAGACGGCGGGGAGGGAGAATTCCTTCTCCCGGGCGGGGGCGTGGTACAGCTGGCCCATGAAGACCTGGTACTCCAGCTGCTCCGGCAGGGTGGACCAGGAGACCTTCTGACCGCCCTGGGTGGCGAGCCCGGTGCCGACGACGAGACGCTGGAGGGTGGAGACCGGCGGCTTGGCATTGGGGTTGGGCTTGCGGTTGGACTCGCGCGGCTTGAACTTCTTGTCGAGGTACAGCCGGAAGGGCCACTGGCGTCCGCCGAAGGCGTTGGTCAGGAAGGCGGCGGAGACGATGATCTGCGGGTTCTCGGAGTCGTAGTACGGGTCGCCGGGCTCCTTGGCGACGGCCATCTGGATCTCGAAGGGGAGCCAGGTGTCGACGGGCGCCGGGATCGCGTTGGCGAAGTTGACGACGGGGACGAAGGCGTCGTCGGTGATCTCGATCAGGTCGTCATCGTCGTCGCCGTCGTCCTCGGGGGCGCTGTCCGGGGTGGTGTCCTCCGGGGCGCTGTCCTGCGGCTCGTTGTCGAAGCTGGGGTCGTCGTCGGTGGACTCGCTGAGGGCGTCCTCGGGAAGGTCCATCACGTCGTCGTTCGGGGTCTCGGTTGCGGTGCTCATGGCTTCTCCTCCGGTGCGATCGGTCTTGCTGCCTGTGCCGGGCTTCGTGCGGGGGTTCGTGCTGCTGCTAGGCAAGGGTCTTCTCCAGGATGGCCATGGCGCCTCGCAGCGGGCGGCTGGCTTCCTTGCCGCCGGGTTCGAGGGCGGGGATGTTGACGGTTTCGCTCTCGTTGCCGTTGCGTGCCATCTCCGCCTTCAGCTTGTTCAGCTCCGTCCGGACGTCGGCGCTGCTCTTGCCGTCGCGGTGGGCGTTCTTGACGAGGGTCAGCGCGCTGGCGAAGATCTCCTGCGCTGGGCGCTTGCCGGTGGTCTTCACGGGGGTCGCCGGGGTCTTGGCAGCGGGAGTGGTGACGGCGGCCTTCACCGACAGGGGCGCCTTGGCTGCGGCGGGTGCCGTGGCCGGTGCGGTCTTCTTCGGGGCGGACGCCAGCACCTTGTCGGGGTTGGGCTCGGAGACGGTGAGCGACTTCTCCGGCGTGGGGATGGCCCGGGAGTACTGGGCGGTGGTGATGATCGGGGTGCCGTCCTCGGACACGTCGGCCCCCAGCTCTTCCGGGGTGTACTTGGCGACGCCGAGGACTTCACCGCACGCCATACGGACGCATTCGGCGTCGGCGCGGTGGCGGAGCATCGCCCGGGTGAAGCGGTACCAGGCGGCCATCTTCTTCGAGGAGTCGTACAGCCCGGCGCTCTTGGCCTGGCCCAGGGACCAGGTGACGGAGTGCTCGTACCCCGGGTCGTCCTTGCGGACGATGGTGGTGGTGATCCGGTAGTCGTCCTTGCCGGGGACGCCCTCTTCCTTGTGACGGACCGTGTGGCCGAACATCCGCGCCCGCATGATCATGTAGTCGGCGGATGCGCTGATCTTCGGGCCGTTCTGGCCCTCCACGATGTAGAGGTTGTTGACGGCGGTGACGTAACCCATTTCGAGCTCGTTGGCCGCCATGAGGAACAGGAAGCAGTTCTGCTTCTTGCCTCGCAGCATCGGGGGGACGAGGTCGGATTCCGAGAACCGTTCCGCCAGGTCGTCCATTCCCTGGAACGTGCTGGTCTGCACAGCCGCGAGACCCGACGGTCCGATGCTGGACAGCTCCGTACTTGCGCTCATTCGCTTTCCCTCCTTCACAAGGGTTTCCCACGAATTTCCGACTGTGCCGTGATTCGGATCTCGTGTTCTTCTGACAGCCAGCTTACCGGTGTCCGGACAGTTTTGGACTGTGTGCTCCATCACACCCGGAGCGTCTTGCAGGTGTAGCAGTCACTTCCGATGGCAAGGCTGGTCACTCCGAAGATGCGCAGCTTCTCGGCGGTCCGCGCCACTCGGTCGATGACCCCGAGAGCCCGGTCCCGGTCGTAGCGGCGCGTGACGGTGCTGATCTCACCGAGGTCGTCCGAGTACCGGGGAAGGATGACCAGACTAACCGCTTCGACCGGTTTGCCCGACCTCTCCACACCGAGGCCGTAGAGCATCGTCTGATCCCACATCTTCTCCAGGCGCGGATCCTGGAGGCCTTCGGTCCGGGCAAGTTCCTCCTGATGAAGGAGCTTGTGGACGGCTTCCTTGTCGAGCTTGGTCTTGTAGTCGACCACCTCCGCCCACTCGGGGACGTAGCAGTCGGTGTGACCCCACACGTCTCCGAGGCCCGGGATGGCCGCGATCATCAGGGTGAGCTCACGGAGGGTGAAGACCTCGGCCTCCAGAGCCTCCATCGCGCGGTCGAGCTTCTCGTGAATGGCGGTGCCGACCCAGGCCGCGTAGGAAAAGCGGCGGCGTACCGAGACGCGGGACGTGCCTTTCTGGACGAGGAGAATTTTCTCCCCGAGACAGAACTCGCACCGTTCACCGAGTTCGCTGGGGCCCAGCATCTTCTGCTGGTCACGGGCGGATCTCCCAGAAATTGCGGAAACCACCAGAGTGTTGGTGCGTTTGGCTCTTGATTCCAGTTCAGTTTGATCCACGGAAAGAGCCTAGACCCGGGGTCTGACAATGCCCAGGGACGTGCATTCGGCTAAGGTGTGACGTTCCTCTCATTCAATAGGGCCTTCATCTTTTCTGGGTTGCCGAAGGCCGTGGCGTAGCGGTCGTACAGCTCGCGTGAGGCCACGGACCCCCAATGCCGGTCGAGGCGCTCCTGGGGTGCGTGGTGCAGGTGGTACAGGACCTGGGTGCCCTGTGCCGGTACCCCGGCCAGCGTCCGCAGAGCCAGCGCCCAGGACTCGTCCTCCTGACCGAATCCCGTGAAGCGCTCGTCCATGGGGACGGCCTCGTACAGCTGCCGGGGCAGGACGGTGATGCCTCCTCCTTCGCAGCCCTTGTACAGGCCCTGGTCGAGGTTGCCGTCCATCATCTGCATCCAGGGCTCGGCCCCGGCGAGGATCTTCTTGGTGGTCGGCTCGTTGAACCTGCACACCAGGTTGTGCGGCATGGCCCACCGGCAGTACTCGCCCTGGAGCCGGACGGCCCCCACCGCTACGTCGATCCCCTGACAGAAGACATCGGCGTCGGTGATGACGAGGATGCCCTCGGGGTTCACGGCGTCGAGGATCCGGCGCACCGCGACGGCCTTGGACCAGGGCTCTTCGAGCGGGGCGGCGGGGGACGTGGCGATGCGCCAGCCACGGTGGTGTACCGCGTACTGGCGCATCGTCCACGCGCGCGCCGCCAGCCGGGCCGGATCGTTCCCCGCCCATGGGATGACGACAGTTACGTCCATCAGTCGGTACCCTCCACGATCTCGTCCCCGGCCACGAACGGGTCAGCGAGCTTGCCGTCGGCGTCCAGGACCTTCTGCTTGGTCGAGGCTTTTCCGATCTTCACGGTCCAGTTCTCCGCCACTTCGCACAGGGACTTGTAGAGCGGGGAGTCCTCGCCGAACACCTCTTTGGCCAGAGTGGCGTCCGGCTTGACGACGGAGATCCTCCGCAGCTGCGTCTTGTTGAGAACCTTCTCAGCGAGCTGGCCCGAGAACCGGTTGGGTCGCGAAAGGACGACGCTGACGTCTCCGACCACGCGCGTACCGGGACGCTTGGAGCGGTGACCCAGCTCCTCCTTGGCCTTCTCCAGCAGCCGCGCTACGGCGGCGTGGTGGGTGTGCAGGTGGTGGGCGTGCCTGGCCAGCTGGTCGTCGGTCAGCGTGGTGACGTCGATGTCCTCGAAGTTGCTCATGTCGTGTTCTCCTTCTTCTGCCGTTGCCGGTCCCGGTACTTCGCGACAGTCAGATTCCGGGACACCTTGCGCTTCTCTTCCAGCAGCGCTTCGCGCCGGGCCTCTTCCACCCGGATGCCTTCGCGGTACCGGTCGATCCTTTCCTCCGAGACCCGGATGGCCCGGGAGACCCTGCCCATCTCCAGCGTCCACTTGCGGCGGGCGCCGCCCATGCGGTTGAGGTAGTGCGCTTCCCCCCGCGATCCGTTCCGCTCCAGTACCGGCGCCACTTCGGGTGCCTCGGGAGGGACGGCATCGGCGTCTTCAACCACCCAGTGCCGGGCGTTGGGGCCGCCGAAGTTCACGGGTTGTCCGTCGTCGGTTGTTCCGGTCAGGGTGTGCGGGTCGGCCAGCTCGGTTTCCACGATCTTCACGGCCGTGCCCTGTGGGTGGTAGCGGTGCGCTACCGGGTACAGGGCCCCTTTCGTGCCGGTCACGTAGACCCAGAACGGCGGGGCCAGGCGGGAAAGTGTCCGCCTTACGGGGGAGGCTTCCTCCACTGTGTTATCCATTCTACGGGTCCCGATAAGAATCTTCAGTCTACGGGAGAGTGATCCCGGACACACCTGAGGCCTCACCTATTTCAGGTGAGGCCTCAGGGTTTTCGCAGATCAGAGGGAGGGGCTCCAGTCGTACTCGTCGTCGTCAGGGTCGATGAACGCTGACTCCCGCGAGATGCGTCCTATGACCACGTCCTCAGCGCACAGTTCGTCGCCCAAGTCGTGCTCGTCCGTGAAGGCTTGTGGTGCGATCATGTCTCTCTCCTCGTGCCAGAAGACGGGCCCCCTCGCGCGATGACAAGGGGGCCCGGAAATGCAGACACTTCGAGGCTATCAGGGGGAGACGATCCGTGACGTCACACGGACTGCGGAATCGGACCGGGCTGCGGGGAGTCCGAGGGCATGGTATGGATCCATTCCAGGCCCTTGTGGTCGAGGTAGGTCTTGGCCCGGGTGACGGCCACGTAGGCCACCATCGCGTCGTCCACCTGGAGCTTCTCCCCCGCCTCGAAGTCGGGCGCCTTGAAGTCCTCGGCGATGCGGACCCGGGGCCACTCCAGGCCCTTCGTGGAGTGCGCGGTTGCCACCACGCGTTCCACAGGGGTGTGGCGGGCATCCTTGACGTTCATGAGGATGGCGCCCAGCCGCCGGGCGGAGTACCTGTTCACCAGCTTGACGAAGACCTTCATGTCGCTGCCCTCGGGCGAGTCGCTGTACTCGACCACCTCGTCCCAGGAGCTGAACCCGGAGAAGTCCTCGTGGTCGGTGTGTCCGTCTTCCTGGAGTTCCTTCGCCGCCCACGCCAGGCGCTTGAGCGGGGAGGGGTCCTTGGAGAATCCGACGGTCAGCCCCTGCTCCAGCGCGTCGACCGCCTGCTGGATGCACATGCCGTTGGACCGGCACAGCACCGCGTCCACGTCGTCCGTGGTGATGCCCACGCGGGAGGTGACGGCCGGGTTGCCCTTGATGCGCAGCTTGGTGCCGGTGTGCTCCAGCCACAGGTTGGCCTCCTCGGCGATGGCGTCGCCGAAGCGGAAACTCATGGTCAGGAAGAGCTCCTTGCCGGGCCAGTCGTCCATGATGTTCACGGCCCCCTGCCAGCGGTAGAGGGACTGCGCGGAGTCGCCGACGGCGATCTTCTGGGTGTGCTGGGACAGGATCAGCTGGCGCACCGCGCGGGTGGAGTCCTGGGCCTCGTCCAGCATGACCACGTCGTAGGGCAGGGTGGGCTTCGACATCAGCCAGAGCTTGAAGTAGTAGTCGTCGGCAAACCACAGGTCGGACTTGGGCCGGATGGTCTCCAGCCAGAACCGGCCCGCGTACGTGGCGACCTTGGAAGACAGGTCTCGCTGGGCCGCCCGGGACAAGCCCTTCTGGTAGGGGACGTGCTCCGGCAGGATCATCTCGGCGTCCGAGGAGCAGAAGACGCTGACGGTTTCCAGGGCCAGGGAGGCTAGCTTGGCGGGCTTGAATACGTGCGGCTCCAGGAGGCCCGGGTACTCCTCGCTCTTGATGATCTTCAGCCGCCGTGCCAGCGCTGAGGAAGTCATGCGCCCCTTGCGGTTGCGGTCGCGGTACTTCCAGCCGATGGCGCCGTAGGCGAGGCTGTGGCGGGTGCGGCAGTGCATGTTCTTCGGGGACTTCTTCTCCGCATCTTCCCGGGCCGCCGTGTTGTACACCACGTAGAGGAAGCTCTTGCCTGCCAGGTCCAGGGCGATCTCGCGCAGAGTCGAAGACTTCCCAGACCCCGCGCCCGCCTGGATGATCAGGTCGTCGCCGGTACGGGCCGCCTCCCGGATCCTCACCTGTTCGGGGGTCAGGCGCAGCTCGCTCTTGGGCTTGATCCGCTGCGGGGTCAGGGTCTTCGCGGGAACCCGTCGGGTGGCCATCGTCATGTCGTGTCTCCTTCGCAGGGCTGCGTCCTGTGCCGGACGCGGCCGGTCAGTTCTTGCGGTTCAGTCGCTCCCGGCGCAGCTTCCGCCGCGCAGCGGCCTTCCGCCTGATCTCCTGCGCGTCGGCCGGGAAGGCCAGCTCGGGGCTGGCGTCCGCCTTGAAGGCTTCGTGTGAGGCGTTCAACCCGAAGATCTCCGCCCGCAGAGCGATCAGCCATGCTTCCCGGGCCGGATCTCCCTCGGCCGGGGGCAGGGCTTGCGTGTCGATGGTCAGCGTCTCGGTCATCTCGGGCTCCTCGGGTATCAGCCGGGACGCCGCGCTCGGTTGGCGGGTCGCTTCGGCTTGGCGAATGAAGGTATGGACATGGGAAACTCCCAGGTTCTTGGTGGGTTTTCCGTTCCTTCCGCCTTCGAGACTACCCGCGAAAGCCCAGGTGGCAGAGGGTCGAGAGCCGTGATGACCGTCACACCGGAACAGCCTGTCAAACAGAGGGCAGCCCCGCCAGCGGTTCTCTGGCGGGGCTGCTTTCAGGCCGGGTAAGCGGGGTCGGGGTCCGCCTCCCGCAGGACACGGCGGGTCTGAGTGGCCAGCAGGAGGCCGTTACGCCCCATCCCCGGGATGTTCCGGAGGTCGGCGTACGCCGCCTTCTTCAGCTCCTCCGGCGTAGTGACCCCGTTGTCGACCAGGAGCCTGGCCGTGTGGGGTGCCCCCGGATGCCCGTCGAAGAGGTTCCTCATGGCCTGGTACAGGGGGTCGTGACGCCGTCGGCGTCTGCTCCAGTCACGGGACGTCGGCACGGTGCTCCTCCTTCCGGGGCCTGCCGGGCTTGCGGGTCCAGACCGTTTGGAACGCGCGCACTTCGTCGGCCAGGAACACCGATCCCATGCGGAGACGACGGGAGTTCGGTACGTACTGCTGCCACAGGGCCGTCTTGCGGAGCAGCTGCACCCTCTGCTTGCAGACGCCCAGGAGCTCTGCGACTTCGATGTTCCCCATCAGCTCGGGGATTGCGGACTTCGGTTCAGCATCATCCACAGCGCAACCTTTCCAGCGGGTATCCCGGTCTTCCGGGATATGGACAACGGGGTGTCCCCGTCATTCATGGCCTTCTCGACCGCACGCCGGGCCGCATCCTTGATCTCGCCCTTGCGGCCGGACAGTTCGCGAAGAGTGACCCAGTCCAGGGTCTCCTCGGCCAGCTCCTTGTCGGTCACAGCAGATCTCCCTGTTCGTTGATGACGCCGAGTTCGATGGCGACCAGAACGGTCCGCAGATCCTTCATGGGGAACGGGCCGCCGCTCGGGGAGCTGTCGAAGGGCCACGCCGGGAGGCCCCAGTCACAGCCGTTGCCCAGGTCGTGGCAAAAGAAGTTCCCGTTGTAATCGATGTGGCTCCCGCACTTGGGGCATTTGGACTCCTGGCACCTGCCGACCGGGCAACTCGTCCGCTTCATGACGACCTCCGCACGGAGCAGGGGACGTCGAACCAGCTGGCACCCGGCATCTTCTCGGGTCCCACGTCGGTCCGGGTGAATCGGGCGTTCTCATGGAAGTCAACCTCGAAGCAGTCCGTCAGCCACTTCCAGTACGCCGGGTACCGGTCGGGCCACAGCCAGTTCAGGGTCCCCCACAGACCCTCCGGGTGGGACCCAGGAGCGTTCTCGGAAAGAGCCAGCTTGTTGCGCGCCTTGATGCTCTTCAGCACCTTGCGCTGAAGGGTGTTGCGGAAGGCCACGTGCTGGGTGTCCTGGGCGATGAGAAGGTCCCAGACGCCGGTGTTGGGCCACGGCGGCACGGTTCCCCGACTCATCGCCATCCGGGCATCCTGGGCCGACAGCTTCATGCCCGGCCTCTTGTCCTTGGCCGGGATCCGGCCGCGCATCGACTCCCAGCTGATGACCCAGATGCCGGGTCCCCGGCCCTTGAGAAGGGACTCGTTCCACTCCGGCGGATCCGCCTTGTGCGAGCCGAGGATCCTGACGGGGAGGTCCACCCCTGCGGGGCTCTGGTGCTCGCGGTACCTCGGGCTGCCCCACCAGCCGTGGTCGGAGCGGGGCGCGACCACCAGGACCCGGAAGTTCTCCGGGTTTTCCGACTGGAGCATCACGCTGTGGATCCGTTCGGACCCGATCAGCATGCGCTCGTGGAAGGAGGGGTCCTCGAAGATGCCGGAGGTGTCGCAGCCCAGGGTGGCGAGAGCTTCTCGCTGAGCTGGCGTGAGGGTGCTCATGGTCTGGATCTCCTTCAGAAGTTCAGGTTTACGATCATGTCGGGGACGTACTTCACGTATGCGGCCTTGGTGCGCCACACCGCCTTGCAGGCCCTGCACCGGAGGCTGGAGTAGGCAGACGGGGTACGGCGCCCTCCGTTGAATGCGGAGTAGTTGGCGTTGCGGACCAAGACCTCCCAGGACGACCGGTGTCCTCGTACGCCACAGGCAGTTCCGCCGGACATCACATGACCTCGTCGGTGAGGCGGGAGATGTGGTCACAGGTGGTCCGGTGGGCGTTGACGGACGTGTTGCAGACCGCCACGGGTACGGCCGCCGCGCGCAGGAGGTCCATGCGCTCCATCGGGATTTCTGTGAAGCCGTCGCCCCCGCTGCGGATAACTCGGTGGAGCATCGGGTGCATCCAGGTGTGGTACTCGTCGCGAGCGTTCTTCACCAGGGAGTACACGACGCCTGCGTGGCTGTGGAACGACCTGATGAAGCGGGGTCGCGGGAGCCAGAGGAATCCGTGCTCGCGGGACTCGCGGAGGAATACTCCGCAGTCAGGGGCCTTCTCGTCGTACTTGGGCTTCCAGAGGTCGTCCATCCACCCGCTGACCTCGTCCTTCAGGTAGTCCCTGAGATCGGTGGAGCGGATATGGTCGATGCCACCGAACAGAGCGTAGCCGTCAAACGTCTCGAAGTGGATGGCTACGTGCTCGTTGCTGTTGAGGGTCGGGCGGATGTTGCTCACTTCTTCTCCTTCAGGACGAGCCAGTGGGTGCAGTCGCAGGTGCCCCGGCAGGAGCAGGTCTCCTTTTCCGGCGTGATAGTGACCGGCATGGACTCGTCCATGACCACGGTCTCCATGAGGTCAGGGGGGAGGCTCTTGTTGCAGACCTCGTGAGTCAGGAGAACGTAGCCCTCCTCCACGGTCAGACGCCACTTGCCCTCGGTGGGGTCGCAGATGCAGTGGTCCGGCTCCGGGAATTCCACGGTCTTCGTCATGGAGTCGGGCAGGAACAGGTGCGGAAAGCCGCTCATGGCTTCTCCTCGGATCGAGCTGTGTTGTTACAAGAAGAAGCCTGTCAGGGCAGGTGCCTGGATGCCAGGTCGGAAGGGTGTGAGTCCGCTCACGGCGCGGCCCCGAAACCCCCGGGGCGCTTCGTCGTAGCCTGCCGCCTATGCCCAAAACCGTCCGGATTCCCCGTCCCGTCCTCGCGGTCTGCCCGACGACGGTCACCTTCTCCGTGCTCACGGAGTCCGACCTCAGGGCCGCGTCGGCGGTCCTGGGCATCCCTGCTCGAAAACTCCGCAGGAGCGTCTGTGAGGCCCTCAAAGGGCACGGGGAGTCCCTGGAGACCACCAGGGAGGTGTACGACCGCTGGAGGGCCCGTGTGGGCTCTCTGCGGGTGTTCTACGTCGTGCACTCCGCCGACCACGTAATCGTGACGGAGATCCTCGTCCGGCCTCCGGGGAAGTCCGGGTGGGTGCACGCCGAGCTCCTCACGGGCTGAGTCCCCCCTCCTGGAGCCTGCGGGCCTTGTACTCCTCCAGGCTCCAGGAGACGTCGTTGACCTTCTTCAGCGCCTTCATCAGGCAGGGGCGGCATGCGGTGCGGTGCACGCATTCCTGCCGCATGAGGTCCATCGCCGCTTCCAGGTCGCGGCGTACAGCCGCCGCCTTCTCGGGTGACTCCTCACAGACGCGGACTCCGATACGGGCGGCCACCTTCTGGAGGGCGGGGTGCACCGGGGCCCGCAGCGCCACGGGGAACGGAGTCTCGCGCTGAAGGGAGAGCAGGGCCGGTTCGGCGTACCCCCGGCCCCGGAACTTGGGGGCGATCCACATGGTGTCGACCTGGACCTCGGTGGGCCGGTCGTCGTTGACGCTGGCCGCCAGGGAAAGTGCTCCGATCCGTCGGTCTCCCCGGCAGATGACGTTGACCATCGCCTGGGTGAGCAGCAGGCCGCCCCGGGGGATCTCCCCCGTCTCGTCAAGCGCATCTGCGAGGTATGCGTAGTTTGCGTCTTTCAGGAAGGTTTTGTCCGCTACGTAGTCGGGGGTGCGGACCGTGATCTCGGTGTGGGTCATGCGCCCAGCTTCGGTCCGCCGGGCCGGGGGCGCAACGAGATGTGCATCACGTCCGGAGGGCTTCTGTTCGGTTCCTGAGGGGGTGTCGACTCACAGTCGACAGTCGACACCCCCCAGTCCCCGTCTGAGGGGACGTATATATATAAAACAAAACAAAACGGACATTTTGGTTTACATGTATAACGCGGGAGATGTCCTAGTTTGGGTAGGCAAATTTTCTTGATCGTTTCCTCGGGAGGACTAGGGGGTGTCGACTGTCGACTCACAGTCGACAGGCCCTGGAAATCGAACAAAAAGAGAAGCCCCCAGGTCTCCCCGGGGGCTTCGGTCGTACAGGGTCAGGCGATGAGGCTCTCGCCCTCCACCATCCAGGCCAACGTGTTGTTGTCGACAGCCTGCCAGGCGGCCTTGAGGACGATGTCGGCGTACGAGATCTTCTTCTGGTTCAGGGTCTGCCGCAGCGAGGTACTCAGGCTCCGCTGGATGTCCCGGAGGGTCACCGGGTCCGGCCGGTTCTTGGTCACCTTGTTGCACACCGCCTGAACCGTGCGTTCCAGCAGCTCGTCCCGGCCCAGGTCGACCGTCTCCTTGGCCAGGTACTTCAGGTGGTGGACGGCCGACATCTTCCGCAGGCTCTCACGGCTGCGAGCCGCCTCCCTCTCCGCCTCCTCCCGGCCGCAGCGGGCCGCCACGTACTTGCGGGACAGGACATTGAGGTCCCACCACGCCCACGCACGGGCCGCGTCCTCCTCGGTGATCTCATCGTGACCGAGGAGCAGGGAGAAGCCGAGGGCCAGCTTGTGGACCACGACCGGCTTGTGTGCTTCGAGGGGGTCGTCACCTTCGAGGCCGAGCTTGCGGCGCTTACGCTCGTGAGCCAAAGCCCTCAGGAAGCCCTCAGGAGCGCCGATCTGGTCCGGGGCGCGGTCCGCCACCCGCCGGAGCCTGTTACGCAGCCTGTGAGCCTCCTGGGGGGCTTCAGGGTCCTCATTCTCCAGCCAGGCCGGGGGCACCGCGAGAGAGGTGAGCATGCGCTGGGCCAGGCCGATCTCGGAGCCCATCTCCAGGATCTCGAAGGCGACGCGGTACTGGGATCCGAAGAACGCCGAGAGCGCGTAGCCACCGCCCGCCAGGTAGCGGTTCAGCTTGGTGTCGGCATTGGTCTCGCCCATGGTCTCGGACATGAACCCCTTGCACAGGGCGGTGTCGAGGACCGAGTCGGCCTTGCCCTTGACCATGGCGAGCAGCACCTTGCCCTCGGTGGTCACGGCGAAGCCCCGGTCGCGGACCTGTACGAGCGCGTCGGACGGCCCGTGGCCCATGATGTCGTCCTCGTCTTCCTCTTCCATCCCCAGGTAGGAGCCGGTGAGGCCCTGGCCGGTCGACGGGAGGATGAGGTGGGCGGGACCCTTAGCGGGGTTGGTCAGCTCCTCCCACCCGAGGAGGTGATCGGCATCGCTGAGCAGGGATGACTTGCCGACGCCAGAGGGGCCGGTGCACTGGACGAAGAGGCCCGGTGGGGTTCCCCGGGAGGAGGCCAGGGAGGCGCCGACCACCTTGGGGGAGCAGAGGGCGTGAAAGATCGTCAGGCAGGTGGTGAGAAGTGCTTCGGGGGAAGACGCCTGACTCAGGGCAAAGTCTCGGATGTAGGTCAGATCGGCATCGGACTCCCAGAAGGAGGCGTCGATTCCGATGTACCCGTTGATCTCTGAGGCGAAGGTCCATGAGTGCGGCGAAGCGGTCATAGCAGACCTTTCCGCTCACGGCGTGCCATACCGGGGAACGGGTTTTTTCCTAGACCCGTTTAGGGTACGGTGAAGCCAGAGCTTGAAAACGAACTGCGTTCTCCGCCAAAAGATGCGCAGTTCAACTGGGACCCCCGGTCAACTGATCGGGGGTTTTCTCTTGTTCCCCAGAGTCTACTCGCGCGCGGGTCACCGGCTGCTGTGACACAGGCCACAGCCTGTCTTGACAGACAGGAACTATCTGGACATGTGTACTCACAACGGACCGTGGTGATAATGGGGCCATGGGCATCGTTTACCACGGCGTAGTTTCCGGCGTCCGTAACAAGATCGGACCCAGCGGCCTGATAATGACCCACTTCAACCTCAAGAGCCCCGACGGAACGATCCGTCACGTCATCGCCATGCGAGAGGGGCGCCGTCCCTGCCGGGGGGCCGAAGTCGTCCGGGACGGCATAAGGGCCGAGATCAGCGGCGAGTGGGCCGTCGGGAACAAGGGCCGCAACACCAATCCCGCGTTCTTCGCCCACCGGGTGGTCCTCATGAAGGCCGCCCTCATCGAGCCGGATTCTTCTCTTGGACCCATTCCAGGTACAGACGACGTATCGCCTGCTCCGCCCGTGGAGGACATGTGGTGGGACTGGGATACGATCAAGGACGCCTCCTGATGAAACTCCTTCCGTCGGACGGCAAGAAGCCCCCGGTGACCTGCACCCCCGGGGGCTTCCCTCTGCTCAACGGCTAGATCAGGTCGATCGTCTCCTGCACGTGAGCCAGGGTCTCTTCCAGCGTCTCGTCCGGAATCGGGTGCCCGTACCACTCGATCAGCTCCGCCCGGCTCACCACCCTCTCGTCGGGATTGACCTGCGTCGAGGTCCAGATCTCCAGACGCATGTTCTCCCGTTCCAGATAGAGGACCGGGTCGACGTGGAAGTCGTCGTCCAGCAGCTCGCGGAGGAGGGCCACCGTCACCCGGGGCCGGTCGCCGCTCACGGCTTGTCGCCCGTCAGGCCGAGCTGCTCGGCCATGCGGTCGAAGACTCCGTCGGGCACCGAGGGGGTCAGGTTCAGGTCCGGTACGGCCCCGTGGATCCGGCACATCGCCTCGCTGACGGCCCCCTCCAGGGTCTCGGCGTCGATGTTGCAGTGGAATTCAGTGGGGTGTCCGCCGCCGGTGGCGTAGCCGATGTCGCCGCCCGAGAACGCGTCGCAGCGATCGAAGGCGTTCTCCTCCTCGGGGGTGGTGGGGCGATCCGCGACGAGGTCAAAGGTCCAAGTCTTCACAAGGGGCTCCCGGAATATCGGTTCGGTCGAGGCGGGCCAGGATCAGCTCGCCCAGAGACAGCACGATGATGTACGTCAGGCGCAGGCCGGAGTCGTCGTCCAAGGTGACCACCCGGCTGTCCCGCGCTCTCAGCCGTTGAGGGTCGTTGAGGTGCCGGGCCGGAAGTCCGATGACAAGGCGCACGGCGCGGGCGTACTGGTCCGGACTGAGCTCCACCAGGTCCCGGCGGAAGTTCTCCGTGTAGACCAGGTTCAGGTCTCCCGCCACCGGCGTCGGCAGCGGTTCACGGACGGGTCGGGCCTGTCCGGGACGGAAATGATAGCGGGACGCCATGATGGGGCCTTTCGGGACAATGTGAACGACCCCCTCACCAGCCCGAAGTCATCCGGTGAGGGGGTCGTTGTCTAGGGGGATGGTACGGGTCAGACGAAGGAGGGCTCGTTCTCCTGGGCGGTGGCCGCGTCGTCCGTGCTGTCGGCGGAACCCTCCTCCGAGGGAGAGACCGCGTCACCCGGGTCCGACTTCTCCTCCGGGATGTCCACCCCGTAGCGCTCCTTGATGTCGCCGACGACCATGGCCCGGTAGGCCGGGTCGGTGGCCATCTTCTTCAGGTGGTCGCGCTTGTCGGCCCAGAGGGAGGCGACGCTGCGCAGGGAGGTGAAGTTCTTCAGCGGAGCGTCCATCATCGCGGCGACCATCTCGGCCTTGAACCGCTCGGCGGCGTCGGCGTCGAAGCCTTCGATCTCGTCGTGGAGGGCCTGGACAGTACTCATGGGTTTCTCCTTCATAGTGTGCCAACAAGGTCGAAGGTCGGGTCTCAGCTCGGAGGGGACATCTTTGCGATCCGTCCCAGTCTTTTCCCTGCTGGTTTCCCCGTCCTTCTGAGAGAAGCCTACGGGGTGAGCCGAACAGATTTAAGACCTGGCTCATGTGACCTGAGTCTCACTATCTTCTGCATCCGCCCGGTCCATGCCCTCTCCGAGACCATTCTCGATCACGGCCCGGGTCTTGTACTCGTCAAAGGCCCTGAGGTTGTTGCGTGTGACCGCGAACTTCGCGGCCTCGAAGAGCAGCTGCACCGTGTCGTCGTACCCCGCCGCGTCGCGGGCCACGAGCTTGCCCAGGACGAACGCAGACTTGCCCAGTTGCCAGCTGACTCCCCCGGTGCAGGCCCGGACCGCATCGAGCTGCCGGGAGAAGACCTTGTTGACCGTGGCCCGGTCAAAGACCTTCGCGCCGCCCCCGACACCCCGGACGGGCTTCTTCGCCTCTTCGGTGGGGATGTGCAGCTTCGAGTCCACGAGCAGGGACCGGATCCAGTCCGGCAGCGGGGCCACCGGCACATCAGGTTCCGCCCAGCGGTACACGCCGTCCGGCCGGATCGTGGGTGCCAGGGTCGTCTGAATCCTGCCGGACTTCACGTCGACCTGCCAGGCCACCTTGCTCGTGGAATCCTGCTGGAAGTCCATGGCGTCGGGCGCGGTGAACAGGAGCTGGCGTCCGCCGCCCGGGGTGATGGTGACGGCCGTCGAGGAGAAGAGGTCCGGGTGATCGTTGGTGTGGGCCAGCATCATCATGACGTCCATCCCGGTACGGGGTGTCAGGAACATGGAGCCCGGCCTGGCCTTCACAGGTTCCTTGGGCGGCACGCCTCCGTGGTCGTCACAGTCCAGGACAACGAGGTTCGACGGCCCGCACGCCACGGCAACGCCGTACGGGCGGGTCCACCAGCGATGGATCAGTTCGGGGTCGGAGGTCGCCGCGTACACCCCGTGGCAGGTCTTCCCCCGGGGGATGCAGGGGCAGTCCTCGGGGCGGTGGGGCTTGCGCATGAAGTGGCCCTCGGGCTGCTTTTTGCAGGCTGGGCAGTTGGGTAGCGGGCGCTTGCCGTCCTCCGCCGAAAGGGGGAAGACCTTCCATCCTCCGGCCGCGTATCCGAGTGCGGCGCCGAGCAGGGACTGGGTGGTTCGGTCCATGGCCGTCTCCGATGTCAGAGACCCGTGTTAAGATCGGGCCTACGAGTTCGCGCAGTGAAAGAACCTCTTGGGTAACCCCCAGGGGGTTCTTTCATGTGCAGGCTGTACAGATTCTTTCCGGGTAACACGAAGCCCCAGACCACCAGCGACGCGGTCCGGGGCTCCTGGTTCTCGGGTGTTACTGGAAGTCGCTGCGCACGGTCTCGGCGCGGCCGTCCTCCTGGGCCGGTCCCCGGCCAGGATCCATGAAGTCGCCGGACCGCTGACCCCGGGCGATGCGGGTCAGCTCCTCGCGAGTGCGGACAGGTTCGCCGGGGGAAGGTACGGACGCAGCGGTTTTACTTCGGAACAGTCCCATGATGAAGCGCTCCTACTTGTGGGTGATGGTGAACTTGGCGGTCTTGGCCTGCGTGGTGATGACCACGAAGACCGTCTCGCCGTCCCGGGTCTTCGCCATGCAGAAGGAGCCCATGGCGATCGTTCCGGCGGGGACGCCGAAGATCTCGGCCGACTCGGGACCCATCTTGGTGTCGCCGAACTCCGTGGTGTAGTCCTCCACGTCCCACCCGAGCCACTGGCTCATGTTGATCCCCGAGGGCGGGCTGACGATCGGGTGGCCGACCGGCGTCATCATCGGTGCCATGCCCGAGTAGCCGGGGTCCTGCGGCATGGCCACGGCTCGGTCGTAGGGGAGGACGGTCACCTTGTGCTGCACCGGGGCGCCGTTGACGCGCTTGACGTAGTGGCGCTCCACGATCTGCGTCCCGTCGGCGATGCCCCACTCGGTGAGGCCGTTCGCTTCGGAGATGCCGACCTTGTAGAGGGTGGTCTCCTTGACGTCGTTCTCGTCGTCGGTGCTCCACACCGGGAGGGTCCAGTCCGGGGCCGAGTCGAAGGTGCCCAGGTGGATCTTGGTGGTCTTGGAGCCGATGACCCACGTGCCGGACTTCTTGGAGATGCGCACCAGGCCTCGCAGGGCCAGGGCCTGGTAGGCGGCCGACGCCGTCTGGGCGGAGACCCCTTCCTGGGCACCGAGCTCGCGGACGTTCAGGAGCTTCTTGCCGTACTCGTAGCCCTCGGCCCCAGCCGCGATCAGGACCTCGATCTTCTCTGCGATCTGCTGCGCATCCATCGTTTCTCCTCGGTTGTGTTCCAACAGGTTACTTCTATCTTGACACGAGGGTCAAGATGAACCAGGGTGTGGGACATAGCTCACAGCCGTTGAGCAACGTCATGAGGGAGAAGCCGTGAACGAGTCCAAGCGCCGCCTCAACGACATCGACAGTCTCCGCCGCGAACTGGTCGGGGCGGGATGGCGCAAGAGCGGCTTCGCCACCGAAGTCGACCTCTACTACAGGACCGCCGAAGGCAAGCTCGGCCGGGTGCGGACCTGCGGATCTTTCACTCAGGTAGGCACCGAGGATGGTGACAGCCAGGTCATGAACGTCCCCTTCCAGGTCGAAGCTCTCCGCAAGGCCACCGACGGCTGGTCCACCGAACACCACGCCCGCGTGGAGAAGACCCGGTACTCGTACATCTCGGAGTCCTTCCCTGGAGTCCGCCTCGACATCGACTGCATCCCCGGCACCGGCATGTTCGTGAAGGTGCGTTCCGAGTTCGACCCCCACGTACTGGACCAGCTGGAGGTCAAGCTCGGCCTGGACCGACTGGAGCCCGTCGAAGCCCCCTACCGGGACCTGGTCGCGCGGTAGCCGACCCCTCTTGACCGCGAAGCCCCCTCTGTGCCGATGGAGGGGGCTTCGCCATGTTCGGAGCTACAGGAGGTCGTCAGTGTCCAGGACGTACACCGAGTCCTCTGGGTTACCCGAATCGGAAGTCCCGGGATCCGAGGAGATGCCGATCACGCGGGTCCACCCGCCGTCTCCGTGGAGGACCTTGTCGTCGTAGCGGTAGTGCATGTGGCCGTGGACGTACACCAGCGGCGTCAGGGCCTGGATGGCGTTGGCCAGGTTACGGGGGTTGGGGATAAGGCCCGGGTCCGACAGCGGGGGCTTGTCCAGACGAGCGCTCGCGGGACGGTCGTGCGCCACGATGACGGACACCCCGGGAGCGGCGTCGCGGACGGCGGCTTCCATGGCTTCGGTGGTCATCTCCTCCCCGGGGAACCAGTGAGTCTCCGGCCCGGTGCACTCCTCCCACTGGAGCCGGTACTGCTTGTCCAGGGAGTAGGCACCTCCCAGGGCGATGAACCGGCGGCCACCCCACGTCCACACCAGGCCGTCGGGGGCCAGGCGCAGGTTCGGACGGACCCGGATGAATCCGTCGGAGTCCAGATCGTGGCCATGCATGTCGTGAATCAGCTTCACGTTGTCGTGGTTGCCCCTCACCACGGTCATCCGGCGACCGCTGCTGACGAGCATCCTGTTGATTTGGTCGAGGAACCGTACGCCGCGCCTTTCGTGGGTCCAGAAGCCGAAGTCCCCGACCTGGAGGATTTCCTCGATACCCAGGTCGACGGCCCTTTGGACCACCCATCGCGAGTGCGTGATGCTGCCGTGCAGGTCCCCAGCGACAAGGATTCGCATGCCCGTTCCTTTCCTTCGTAAGGATCACCTTAGCCCGTTGTGAGCTCAGGCCCAAGGTGGGCGGACAGTGACGCCCACCACACAACGAGGCCCCCGTCACACTGCCTGACGGGGGCCTCGCTTCTACACAGGGTTTCTAGACAATTCGGAGAATCTCCGTCTTGCCCTCGGAGCCGAGGAGGATCTCCTTGTTCTCCCTCATCGCCTGCTGAAGGTACCGGTAGACGATGAGGGCGCGGTTCACCACGTCGGTCTGGTTCATCGCGGAGTCGTGGGACTCGTCCTTCATGGCTTTCGCCGCTTTGGGGATCAGGTTGACGGTGACGCGGGTGTTCTGGGAATCAGCCATGCAGCGAACATACATCAGAAAGCTGTATGTGGCTACTCCTTGACGACCACAGAGGAGTCCCCCGCATACACGGGCTCCGCAGGATCGCTCGTGAAGTAGTGGACCAGGATGACCACACCCGTCAGAGCCGCCGCGATCATCGCCCCCGTCAGCAAGAAGACAGCCAGGAGCAGCAACGCCATCGGATAGAACTTCGAGCTGCGGGAGCGCCGACCGGTTCGGCCGCCATGCGAACCCGTCTTACGAGTCTCACGGTCCTCCAGAAGCCGGGTCAGCCGGTACTTGCACCGGTCGATCTCGTTGAGGACGGCTTCGCGAGCCGCGCCGGGGTAGAGCTCGGGCAGGTCGCGCTCCAGCTCGATGATCCGGATGGTCATCCTCTGGATCTCCCGCGTACGCTCCGCCGGAGTCAGGCCCACCTCGTCGTACCGCTCGTTCTCCACCACCTCCGTCCTTTCTCTCCCTTTGCAAGAGACAGTGTGACCTAAATCTCAGAGAAAAACCAAGCGGGCCCGACCCTTTTCTCAGGGCCGGGCTCACGTTGGTGTCGTGCTTATCCCAGTTTCGGGCGGAATCTTCACTGGCCCACGACCGAGTTGATCGTGCTGCCGGTGGTCTCGGTGACCGTGGACATGAACATCCCCGGCAGACCGCCGCCGATGACCACCAGGCCCGCAATGGCCATGGCGAGGAAGAACTTCGTCTTGAGTTCGAACCACGGGGCGGCGAACAGGCCGAAGATGGCGAACACGCCGAGGTAGACCGGGTTGATGCCCTGAATCATGGTCATCTGGGCGAGCTTCATCGTCATGTCCGTCATCATCTGGGCGGGCTTAGCCCAGAAGGAGTTTCCGTCGATCTCGCGGACCTTCAGGAACAGCCCCATCGCAGCCAGCCCCATGAGGATTGTGAGGCCGGTCACCCACTTCGGGGCGTCCTTCGCATCCAGGACACCGTCTCCGTTCACGTCGTCCCAGTTCTCCGGGTTGAACGGGCCGATGGGGGCACGGGCCCGGATCACCTTACGGCCCCTCGCCTTGGCCTTGGCGTTCCTTTCCGGCAGCTTCTGGACCCGCCGGGGGGAGGTACCGAAGCAGTACATCATCACAAAGACGATGGTCAGAGCAGCCCCGGCGAAACCACCGGCGGCTGTGGGGGTGATGGTCGGGGCCAGGTTCCCGGCGGCGAGCGTCTCGTACATGGTCGTGTTCACAGGGTGCCTCCCGGGGCGCCGAGTTCGATGAGGAAGGTGAGGAAGCCGGAGAGGTATCCGACCAGTGGAACCCGCAGCGCCCACAGGAGCCACCGGGTGGAGATGAGTGACCGCCAGTACTCGGCAGTCGCGACCGAGAGGCCGAGGACGATCAGGGCTCCTATCCAGTGACCGACGGATCCGGCCTCCATGGCCGCCTGAAGGTACTCGCGCATCTGGTACGGGACACCGGTGAAAAAGTCCCAGGTGTGCGGAGTGCCGCCGCCGGTGAGGTAGGTGGCTCGGGGCATGCCCGGCATCTTCGCCGCGATGTCCGTGGCCACTATGAAGCGGTCGTACGCGGCCACGAGGAAACCCCCGGAGAAGAACCACGCGGTCCCCGTCATGACGAGGTACTTGAAGGTGTTCTGCTTCGTGAAGCCCTTCGCCCGCTTGAACTGGTGAGAAGCCTGGCGCCGGGCGTCCCTCCGCTCGTCTCGCTCCTCGATCGAACCGATGGCCTTCTCGGCCAGTCGCTCCATGAGGCGCTTGTAGCGGAGTTCGACGTCGGACTTGCCCTCGTCCTCTTTCGTGCGCTCCACCGGCTTGGGGGCCCGCTCGGCTTCCGCGACCTCTGCCGCATCGGCCTGCTTCTTCCACTCCTCGGTCTTCTCCCGAAGCTTCTCCGTGGTGGAGGTCCGGATCTTTCGGACACGGTCGAAGAGCTTCGTCTTCTCCGTCTCGGGGTCGTAGTCGGGTTTCGGGGGAATTGCGAGCGGTGCATTTGAGGGCACCGGGGGAATCGCCCTGATCTCGGTTTCCGCTTCGAGAGTGGCGGGAGCCTGGTTCATGGCTTTCCTCCTTTTCCTCCGAGTTGTAACTGGCTTCAGTGGACGGCTTGTTGCGCTCTGTCCTGACACCAACAATGCCGCAAAAAAGCCCTCCCGTCTGCGACGGAAGGGTGTGAGGTACGTCTCTTTTCGGGGTAGTCTTCAGACGGGTGAACACAGGGCTTCCAGCGACGTCTCTGTGCTTTCCTTTCCTTCCGGCGGCCCTCCTCGGTACGTGATCTCCCGAGGAGGGCCGCTCTCCGTTTTCAGCGTCCCTGACGACGACGGTTGACCTCGCGGATGGCCGCCTGCGACAGCATCGGCCTGCCGCCGTCTCCACGCCGGACCAGGTCCTTGTACAGCTGCCAGTCCTGCTTGGTCCAGCCGTCGGTGTCCTCCTTCATTCCCCTCACCTCCCTCCACGTAGAAGCGCCGCGCCCCGGGGGAGGAGCGCGGCGCCGGAACAGTGCTGAGGTCAGTCGGTGGTCTTGACGAGGACCGACAGCTCGGGGAGCTCGGCCAGGAAGTACTCGACCGGGAAGTCCTTCTTCACCTTGGACATGTCCGAGGAGGGGATGAACCCCCGTCGCGCCCAGTTGCCCTCACCGTCGAGGATCAGCAGCGCCCAGTCCGGGATGCTCTTGTTCAGGTCGGAGGTGGCGAACAGACGGCGGAAGTCCGCGTCGGACATGTTGCGGTTCCGCAGCTTGGTCACCCAGTACAGCCGGGCCAGCTCGCGCTTGGCGCGCTGGGTCCGCGTCAGGGCCTTGACCATGGGGGCCTCCTCCTCAACCGGCAGCTTCACCGTGAGGACACCCTTACCCGCTGTCCCCTCTTCGGGGAGGACGGCCCGACGCTCCTGGCTCGGGTGCATGACAGCCTGACGGGTGTTGCCCACCGGACGGAGCGGAAGAACAACGTCCTCTTCCACGTCCGCCTCGATCACCTCTTCCTCACGAACCGGCGCTTCCAGAGCGGGAGCGGTGTTTCCGAGAGATCCGACGAGGCCCTCGACCTGGCGGGTCATGAGGTCGGCCACCTTCTTGGACGGCGTGTGGCTCAGCACGATCTTCAGGGTCTCGTCCTGCGCCGCCTCCTCCTTGGGCGTGCGGGCCAGCTGATTGGTGCGCAGCAGGTCGGCCGCCTCGGTCTTGTGCAGCTCGAAGAACTCGACCCGGGCCGCGTCGTCCAGGCAGGACTTGATGACCTTGAACACCGCCGAGACCGAGGCCGCCGTGGCGACCGGAGCGAGAGCCGCGATGAACGACGCCGCCGACTTCATGTCAGGGGTGACCAGGACGTTGACCGCGACGGCGGCGACGGTGGCCAGGCCGATCGCCCAGAGGTAGGAGGCCGGGACCTTGTTGCCCCGGAACATCGAGAGCATCGCCAGGTACGAGAAGACGGCGACGACGCCTTCGGCACCCGCCCAGGCACCGACGGCAGCGATCGGGTCGGAGTGCTGGGACAGGTTGTGCAGGGCGGCGACGGAACCGGCGCTCGTGAAGCCGAGCGGCAGCATCGCGGTGATCCACCAGCTGGCCGTGCGGAACTCCTTCAGGTTCTCGCGGACGAAGCGGCGGTTGTGCAGCAGCTCGCGCTCGGTTCCCGGCTCCGGGTAGGGGACGGACACCTTCCGACGCGTCGCTTCCTTCTTGGTGGACGTGGCTTCCTTGGTCTTGAACACGATCTTCTCCTTCTGTTCCGGTGGATGCGGAATCCCGCAGTCCGGAAGCGGAGCCTGTTCCCCTCTCTCCCCGATCCGCCCTCTTGGTTCTAAGGGTCTAGTCCGGCGGGAGTGCGACGTGGAACCGGCTGTGCCTTCCGTTTCCTTCTATTGCCATCGTTCACCGCCAGGTGTGGAAGCGCAACGGGGATCGCTTCCACGGTTTTGGAAGCGTTGGATCCAGAAGGGGTCGAAACCGTGTCTGACCTGCGGAAATGCATGCGAATCGGGGCGAAGTGAAGTGCGTCACATCGGGCCTTTTCCGGCTCCATCGCGGCTCCTCACGTTCGCGGGTAAGGGGAGAAACGCTCCTCCGAGGATACGGACCGGCCCTCTCCGGTTGCCGTTTGTAAGAGGACTGCATGATTCCGCTTCTGCTTCCAAAGCGCTTCCAAGTCAGATGGTCAGACTGGAAGCAGGCGTGTCAGAGCAGAAACGGAAGTGTGCAGTCCTCTTATCGCACTTGGAAGCAGGCGTTCGGGAGGCCCGGCGTTGTTAACCGGACTGGTCTGTTCCGCAAGGAATGGGGAGGGTGTTGCCGAGACCCCTCCGGAAGCACAACCGGAAGCGGATGGAACCCCTCCGTGGACGTGCCGCAGGCGGCCCCGCCCTCGCGACGGCCCTAGGGTCTGCTCATGAACCCAACCGAGGAGACTCCCGCCGCCGTACCCGCCTCCCCGCCCCTCCGAGAGCAGTGGGTGTGGTTGGGCTCATGGGGAGCCGGTCGCCGGTACGTCACCGGCACCGTGGAGAAGGGCCAGCCCGTAGTCCGGGACGGCGGTCATGTGTACGTGTGCCTGCGCGAGCATTTCTCCACCGAATATGACCGGCCCTCTACGGGAGGCTCCTTCTGGGGACACGTCGCCTCTTTCTGCTGCCCTTCCTCCGAGGTGGAACTCCGGGGTTAATCCCCTCAAGAGGGGTCCGGAAGGGGGATATTCCTCTCGTTCGGGCTGGTGTCCTCTGCCAGGTGGATCTACGGGCTTTATCCTTTTGCCGGACGGCGCTCCTCACACTGGTGGCCCAAAAGGGAGGGGCGTCGTCGGGGATACAGGGCCCGCATGGGTGGCCCTGTACGAGAAAACGGGCTGGTTGCCTTCACGGTGACCAGCCCGTTTTCGTTGAACGCTCAAAGTCTCATCGTCACTCTTCGTATCGTCTCAGCGAAGTTTCATGATCCATAGAGTGAGACTTTTGATGTCACACTAAGTCACTGGAAATCATGACAAAAAGGTCAGGGTCTCACGAGACGTTGAGACGAGTCTCACGGACGTCTCACCGTCTCACCCGGTCCCACCTGCACGTTTTCCCGTGCGACGTGGCCCACTCCCCAAGGGCGCCTCCCCGTGAGACTCCGAGACTTTGGTGACTGTCCGTGCGTCAGGCGAGGGGTGCCGGAGAAGTGATCTAGATCACATAAGAGGCCCGTAGAACTATCTGGACACGGTCCGTACGGTGAGAGGTCGATCCCCGAAAAGGAGTCCGCCATGCTGCACGCATCCGTACCCGCCGCCCAGTTGAATTCCGCTACCGAATACCTGGCCGCCACCGGCGGCGCGGGAGACGCCCTCCAGTGGGTCATCATCTGGGGCGCCATCCTCTGCGGAGTCCTCTACTTCGTCCGTTACCGCGACGGAGATCACGAGATCTCCGAGGACTTCGGCAAAGTGTTTCGCCGCACGGGGATGAAGAGGGGCTCCACGCCCGAGAAGGCGGAGGAGGCCCCGGAGCCTGTCGAGGAGGCCGGGCCCCTCTCGGCGGCCGACGTCGAGGCTCTCGTGGAGCGCAAGCTCGCCGAGCGGATGCCGTCGATGTCCGGTTCTGTCACGATTCCCGGCATCCCCCGTCAGCGCGCGGGGGACCAGGTTCCTCCCCCCTCCATGCCGGTGAGCTTCGAGAAGGCCCCTGAGGCCGTCCAGGAGCCGCTGCCCGTCGTAGAGGCTGCTCCCCTCCCCGCCGCCCCTGCGAAGCCCGTAGAGGCCGTCCAGGAGCCCGTCAGCGCCCCGGCGGCCGAAGCCTCTGCGCGTCCTCGTGAGCGCCTGGTCGTGCCCGAAGTGAAGAAGGCCCCCCCGGCCACAGCTGCCACATCCGCCCCTCGCATCACGCGGGAGGACGAGCCCCTGGAGGCCACCCCGGAGGAGAAGGAGCTGCTCGACAAGCTCGCGCCCCAGGTGTGGGAGAAGATCTCCCCCACGCGCAAGCTCGGCGGGACCGTGGTGGAGAGCGCCGTCCTGACCCGGGCCGGGATCCAGGCCGTGATCAAGCTGAACGGCGACTGGACCCTGCCTAAGTTCCAGGGCCGCGAGGAGTCCGTGCGCATGCTGCTGGAGGTCCGCAAGGACGTCATGACCCGCATCACCGAGTCCGACAAGTCCGGCTGGGTGGTCCTCAGCCTGCGCACCCGCAGCGCCTGCCCGACCTTCATCCCCTGGTACCCCGGAGCCCCGCTGGGGTTCTGCACCGTGACCGGCAAGGAGATCCGGGTCGACTTCCGCAGGCACCTGGCCATTGCCGGAGCCTCCAACATGGGCAAGTCCGTGACAGCCCGGAACATCTTCGCCGAGGTGTGCTTCGACTCCGTGGCCGCCCTGATCTACTGCGACCCCAAGATGGTGGAAGGCGCGCTCTGGCGGGGCCGGGCCCGGGTGGCTCTGGACCCCGATGAGATCCACGACGTGGCCCTTGAGCTGGACGAAGAGAACACCCGGCGCAAGAACGTCATGCAGCAGCAGGGCTGGGACAAGTGGATCCCCTCCGAGGAGGCTCCCACCCTGATCGTCCCCGTGGACGAAGGCGCCTCCCTGGTGGCCGACGCCAAGGACTCCTCCCTGGAGAAGGAGGAGAAGATCATCCGCAAGAAGACCCTCTCCATCTTCGTCAAGGGGGCCCGGGAGTGGCGCTCCCAGGGCATCCACATCATCTGGATGACCCAGTACCCGACCGTGGAAGAGGGGATGCCGCAGCAGATCGGCGCCAACATCCCGGACCGGATCTCCATGGCGCTCGGCATGGAACGGCACGCCGAGGTCGTCTTCGACAAGGAGAACGTCGCCAACGGCTGGAAGGCCCACAAGCTCCCCCGCGACCCCAAGGGACTCGCCCTGGTGAAGGTGGGCGAAGAGTGCGAGCCCAACCCCGTGCAGGTCGTCTACCTGGACAAGGACCGGATCGCCGAGCTTCCGCTGTCGGGCATCTGGTACCCGTCGGGAGTCCGGTACGCCAAGGAGGTCACCGACGAGCCGGAGCCCGTGGACGAGGCCAGCATCGAGCAGGGCGAGCCGGAGGACGCCGAGCCCAAGGTTGCGGTGAACGACCAGGCCACGACCCTGATCACCCGGGACGGCGAGACGGTCCTGGTCGAGGAGCCATTCACCTCCGAGGAGAAGGTCCTGATGGCCCTGGAGATGTCCGAGACCGGTCTCATGGCCTTCGCGGACCTGATGAACGAGACGGCCATCCCCAAGCCCACCCTCTACCGGCTGCTCAACGCCATGCTGGAGAAGGGGAAGATCGCTAAGGGCGGTCACGGCGAGTGGAAGCTCCCCTGATCCTGAGGGACCGCTTGGCAGAGCCCCGGAGTCGGTGGTTGACTCCGGGGCCTTAGTCCGTTTGGGGACGACACAGTCGCACTGAGCTGCGACGGAAGGAAGCGATCCGTCATGAGTACCACCTACGACACCGAGTGGATGTCTCAGATGGCTTGCACGGGCCACGACCCGGACGAGCTCTTCATGGACGGGGCCGCCCAGAGCCGGGGCAAGAGGATCTGCGCTCCGTGCCCTGTGAAAGCGGAATGCCTGGCGTACGCCAAGGAGCGCGGCATCGACCACGGTGTGTGGGGCGGCTTCACCGACCGGGAGCGGCGTGAGCTGGACCGGAAGTTCCCTTCGGTCACCGACTGGAAGCGGTTCATCCTGGACGCCAGGTCCCGGCAGGGCGCGGTCTAGACCTCCAGAAGCACCGCTTCAGTGCACACAGGAAGGCCCCCTCCGTTATCAGGTCGGAGGGGGCTTCCCCATGATCAGGTATCAGGGTGAACCGGAGAAATGCAGTCCGCTTGCCTTCCCTCACCTCTGGTACAGGACCTCTCCGAGAGAGTAGGTCTGAACCAGAGCGTCGATGTCTCGTTCCGAGAAAGACGTGACCTTCTCGTCATAGAGGTCCTGGATGAGAGACCAAGCGCTTCCGTGGTCCAACGGCAGCCGCGCTTCCACAGCCGCCTTCAGTCCATGGGCGAGCGACAGCGTCGTAGCCAGGTAAGCCTTAGGTTCTGGATCATCGTGCCGGGTCAGCCACAGCACCTGCGAGTGCGGGTCTTCCACCGAACCGACGCGGCTGCGGCGCACGGTCGCCCAGTGGGAGCAGGCGCCGTTCTCCACGAGATCCAGCATCTGCTTCCAGTACCGATCGGCGATGCGCGCGGGTTGGAGGGTCAAATCGAAAGAAGGGTCGTGTTCGTGCACTCTTCAGACATCCCTCCACAATATGCGACCATGCCTGGGTGATCTCGGGGGAGAGCACACGTTCCGGCAGTTTCGGAACAGAGTTGAAGATCAGCCCAACAGAGAAGCCCCAGGACATCGAGAGTGTCCTGGGGCTTCTTCTCGTGCGCGATCACAGGGACGTCTTGCCGGACGCCGGAGGGTGGCTGTCCGCCGTAAGGATGAGGATCAGGTGTTCATCGCCTTCGTCGGCTTCTCCGGAGGCTACGAGAACCTTCAGCTCTTGTTGATCGCCTTCGACCCACCAGCACCGCCACGCGGCTCCCCGGCGAGACAGGTAAGTCTCGTAGGTCTTTCCGCCGGTCGCCTTGTCGAGTTGCGGGTAGCGCTGCGTTTTGATGCCCGGCCCCTCGAAGGGGTCTTGGGCCATGGACTGGAAGACTCCCGCGATGTCGGCCGCGAGCTGCCTGTCCTTCTTCATGGCCTTGGCGAGGATCTTCTCCGCCTTCGGTGTGAGCTCCAGGTGCCAAGTCATTGGGCTTCCTCCAGCATCTTGGCGAGGAACGTCTTGGCGCTGATACCGCGAACTCCGTCTTGGATCCCCTTCACGGATTCGACTACGTCGTCCGTCACGTACTGAGGAGGTACTTCGTTGTTCTCGGGCAGGAGCGCGATGACCACCTCCATGGGCATGTACGGCGTGACATCCCCTTCGACGCCACGGTCAGCCAGCATCTTCTTGAGCTTCTTGCTGACGTGCATCGTCCCGTTCAGGACGAGCACCGGTACGAGGGTGATGACGCCGTCTTCGCTCACGGAAGCCTCGTAGGCCGTGTGAGCCCCGGCGAGGTCCTTGAGGCGGGCGCGTCCCTGGGCATCGAGAGAGATCAGGCCGGACGATTCGCGCGCAACACAGACCTCCTGCTCCGGGTCGTACCCGCGAGTCAGGTCCTCCTCGGTAACCCCGGCGTCCTTCAAGTACTCGAAGACCTGCTGGAAGTCGATCGTGTCGGGGAATGTCTCCGTCCAACCTCCGTGGGGCATCTGGTGAGGGGAGAGGAAAGAACCGGGGTGAAGCTCACGGAGACGGCCCAGCACGTGCCCTTCCATCGTCAGGGACTGGGAAGAGGGGAAGGGGCCGAGATGGACGACCTTCTCCCACCCGTCGCTAACGAGGGCCTTGACCCGCGCCTCCTTTCCCACGCCAACCTTCAGGGCGCCGAACTGAGCGTGACGGAGGACGTAGATTCCGGTAGTACGCACAGCAACTCCTCGGGGAGGTCTTCGACTTGATGTACCTAGCTTATCAAGCGCAGCTCTCTGGATAAGAGCTAGTACCTGTGATGTATGCGACAACGAGGAAGCCCCCAGCCAGTACGTCGACTCGGGGCTTCCTGTGTTCCGGCTCCAGCGCGGCCGGAGCACGATCAGAGCTGTTCCTCGTAGTGCAGGTACCCGGTCCCCGGGCAGACCTTCACGGCAACCTCTACGACCCGGTCGTCCTCCAGGTACACCGTCCGCACGTCCACCAGAACCGTGGTCCCCTCTTCCAGCCCAAGGAGGTCCAGTTCCTCGGAGTACGCGGGCCGGGAGGTGATGTCGTGGGAAGCCCTGTCCTGGGGACTGCCGAGCCTCTCGGAGGCCAGCTCCCGCGATCCGCCCGTAGAAGTGGTTCCTGACAGTTCCGGAACCTGGTTCATGACGTAGGAGGGGTAGTAGGAGCTTGAGAGGTGAGAGACGGTGCCGTTCCGGGAAACCACCCTGACCCGCACCTGAACCGGATGTCCCGGAGCGACGCCCAGACGTTCGGCCACCACCTCATCAGCGGCCGTCACTTCGGATCGGACGATCCGGGAAACTTCCCCTTCCCGCAGTGCCCGTCCGGTCTCCGCGTGGCGCCGCACCCGGTCCGCGATGGAAGGACTCGACACGACGGCCGGACGGTAAGCGACTGAAGTCCCGCTTCCCGAGGACGCAACAGTGAGTCCGTCGTTCTTCAGGACCTGGTAGGCCCTGTTGGCCGTGGCCATCGAGATCTTGAACTGGTCGCAGACCTTGCGGAGGGTGGGCATCCGGGCGCCCGGGGGCAGCTCGCCCGACAGGATCTTCGTCCGGAAGTAGCCCACCACCTGGTGGTATGTCCCACGGGTGCTTTCCGTCATGATCTTTTCCCCTATCTTGCTCTGAAGTGTTGCACATCACTCTGTTCTGCTCTAGATTAAATGACGCAAGCAGCGCACGGCAAGAGAGATCCACTGTGAAGTGGCTCACAGTGTTCGGATAGTTCCAATCTATCCTGACACAAAACGGAGTGTCGCCTCGCGAGATGGCCTGTGATCCGCACGAAAATGTACGGAAACCCGAAGCGTCCCAAGGGAGCACACCGTGTACGACCCCCTGTTCGAGCCTGCGCGCACCTTGAACACGAACTACCTCGCCGAGGCGCTCCACTCACTGCGGCAGGTCACCCCTCCCCGTCTCGAAGACCAGGCGTACGGAGCTGACGGAGTCTTCGACGTGACGTCCTACTTCGAGTCTCTTCGAAGGGAGCTCGACCGGATCGAAGACGAGTGGAAGAACCTCTGACAAGCAAACAGGGCCCCCGCTACCAACGAGGGCCCCAGATCAAGCAGTTCCCAACCGAAGCCATCGGATAAGGAGTCTTCAGCATGAACGACATCGATACCGACCGCAAGGACCGAATCACCTCCGTCGTAGACCTTCTTCAGACGCGGCATGGTGACCTCTTCAAGACCTTCCCCGTTGCCCGGCAGGCGCGGGAGGTAGTGAGTGCGGTGCAGGGTCTGATCGCCTCCGACGAAGTAATGGTCATCATCCGACGGGTCTCCGGTGACCGGCCCAAGCAGGCAGCGGTCGCGAACGCTCTCGCCCGTGCCAAGGAGAGGGGACTCATCCACAGTCCGCGCAAGGGACTGTGGGGTGCCTCCCTGGCAGGGGGTGTGTACGGAGGAGGGTCCGACCCGACCTCCCCCTGACGGGGCGAGCCCGCTCCTGATGGAAGAATGACGGCAGAAAAGCGAAGGAGCCCCTGGTGTGGATCAGGGGCTCCTTCAGGTACGAACTCCCCATCCCCATGGGGTGCGCGCGATGTCACTATCAATCAGCTACCCAGAGGTTATCCGATGGGAGTGACGTCACACCACCCCGCTGTCCGGAAGGACCGGAAAAGTGACCGATGTCACAGCCCAGATGATCCAGGCCCGAGCCAGCCTGGAGACCGTGATGACCTCAGTGTCCCGCCTCACTGGGACCAATGGGGAAGTCGTGAGGGCCCTCACAGACCTGGTTGTCGGGGAGGCCGCATGGTTGAGCCTGCTGGACCGGGAGGAGATCATCAGCCGCTCTCTGGAAGTCTTGCGAGAGGCCGGATGTAAGGCGTCCCGCCCTCTGGTATCCGGGGCCGTACAGACCGCCTTCAAACTCTCCCAGAAGCGCACAGCGGTTGAGGAGCTCTACCTCGAAGCCCAGCAAGGTGACCTGCTCCCACAGATCGATCCGCAGATCTGGACCAACGAGGGCCGCTACAAGAGGTTCCTGGACTCCCTGTACCGACTCTCCCTGTACCGCCGGGCGCGGCCTGAGTCGGTGCTGGGGTGCTTCGCCGTTCACAGCCTCTGCCTGATCCCTCCACACACAAGGGTGGAGACGGACGGCAGCGAGAACGCGCTCAACGCTCTGAGCGCGGTGGTGGGCCAGACCGGCAAGGGCAAGGGCAACGTCCAGGGGTGCACGGACGTCGTTCTCAAGCCATTGATCCAGCAGTCCGTTCCCGGAAAGAACGAACGGGGAGGGATCCGCCGCGCAGCGGGAGTGGCCTCGGGTGAAGCGATCATCGACCAGTTCTCAGGCAGCTGGGAAGACGATGACGACATCATGGCCGCCGACGAGGATGGAAGGGTCTCTGGGCAGAAGTGGGACGCCGTTCTCCTGGTCATCGATGAGATGAAGTCCCTGCTGGCCACCATGGACCGGTCGGGCTCCACCACCGACAGCACCCTCACAAGCCTTCTCACCGGAGGCGACGTGACCTCTCAGAAAGCCGATGTGACGGGCAACGGCGGAGGAAGGGTGACGCTGACGGGAGGCGAATACCGGTTCTGCGGGTCAGGAGGCCTTCAGCCGGAGTTCTTGGACAGACTGGCGAAGACCGGCGGCATCGGCTTGGTCAAGCGCATCCTGAAGCTGCCCGCCGGGATGCATCCCGACCAGATCCACGCACGGAAGGTTCTCGTAGAGGGCGGCTACGGTCGCTCAGAGGCCGAAGAGGACGCGGCCCTTCTCCGTTCATCGCTCCACGGCCTGCGCGAGAACGGGACCGTCACGGTGGCCCGCTCCATCCAGGAAGTCATCGACAAGATCGCTGATGCTTCTGTCGAGGATCGGGGCTTCAGCGAAGTAGACCCAGCCGGACAGGGTCTCCACCTCCGCATCGTTCTCGCGGCCTTCTTCGCCCGTCTGTCCTCTCTGTGGGAGATCGATCGTGACGCCTGGACCATGTCCGGGTACCTCATGAGCTTGGACGAGGCGATGCACAGGCACATCCTCGGGTACGTGGGAGAGGTCGAGCAGGACGAGCGGGCCCGAGAGATCGGGGAGTACACGTCCAAGACGGTCTCGGTGAAGACCAAGGAGACCTGGGAGTCCACGGGCTCGACGCCGGTCCTGGACAGGGCCATGGGGAAGATCCTGGAGTTCATGTACAACGCGGGTGGGGAGCACACGGCCACCGACGTCCGGGACAAGTCAGGAGCCAACAGTTCTACTCAGGCCGCTCACAAGGGTGTGACCGGGAAGCAGCTCCACGTTCATGCCTTGGAGCGGATGGTCATGTCGGGCGCGGTGAAGAAGGTGGGCCGGAAGTTCGTTGCTACTCGGAAGACCCTGTAGTTGTTCGAATGCCGAAGCCCGCTCCTCTCCCGGGGGCGGGCTTCGGTGCGAAAAATGGGACATGGGACAGCGTGTCCCACTTATGCGCGTGAGAGCCAAAACGGTGTCCCATGTTTGTCCCATCTTTTGTTACTCTGAGTAATAATTACGGGTACAAACTAGGGTAAAAAGGACAAATTCTCTTTCGCACCCTGTTGTCCCAGTCCGTAAGCGAAAAGTGGGACAAAAATGGGACACCTAGCCGGACATGGGACACTGCGTTGTCCCACTTTTCGGGAGGTCCACCCGTAGCAGGCCCCCGGTCGAACAACATCGGTGTGAAGTACTGCACATTCCATCCCTAGTCAGATGGGTCTAAGCTGATAACTCGCAGGAAGCCCCATCCCCCCGTAGAAGGAGAACCCTCGTGGCCGATATGAAGCCCACCACCCAGCAGATCATCGAGGCCCTTTCCCTTGTGGGAGGAGGCGTGACTCTGGTGACCAGCCAGAATCTGATCGCTGCTGCTTTGATCGGTGCCCTGGGGTCCATGGGCCTCTACAAGGCCTGGAGCGAGGCGAATCTCCGGAGGCGCCGGGAGTTGGCCAAGGACGCCATCCGCCACGCTGCCGCCAAGGGCGACCTGTCCGCCGACGACGCCGCCAAGCTGCTGAAGGAGATGCCGTGAATCGCACCGAGATGAGTACCTACGGCAGGCTGTCCTGGGCGGCCTCATCCCTGGGGGCGGGGGTGTTCTTCACAGGCCTCCTAGTGGAGGACCCCTACCTGTGGGGGGCCGGTCTGTTCTGGCTGGCGGGGTTCGGGATGCGGGCCTACATCGAGTTCGTCAAGACCTTTCCGGACCCCGATGCCGACCCCGGCCTCTAAAACTCGGCACACCAAGAGAGCCCCCGATCGGATGATCGGGGGCTCTCAGGCTTGGGTCACCCAATGGGCATACGAGAAGAGTGCATCCGGATCACGGAACCTTCTGAGCCGGGCTCAATCCCGCCAAGCCTCTGCTGCGTGCGCGCCTGCGCCTCTTTCCTCGGAGCGTTGCATCGGACGCCCGGACCCGCCTTGCACGTCGGACACCTACGCACCATGGCGAACACTTCCCATCGGTTCAGGGTCCCGTCGTCCCAAGCGGGGCGACGGGAGTCCACCAGTGCATCCAGCTCCGTTCGGTCTCCGAGCAGAGCGGCACGCAACGCGTGTGCCACGGTGGACGCCGTTCCCTCATCCCGGAACCCCCTGATGCACCACCCCGACCCACCTCCGGAGAGGGAGTTCGCCGTGCTGGCGGACCCGTGACCTTCAGCGTGCAGGTAGCTCCTGAGTAGATCAACCGCCGGGTACAGGTCCCCGCAGCGGCTCGCCATTTCAGGGCTCTCGCCGGTACCGGGTTGCATCGTCAGGGTGTCGGCATGCACCCTCCACTCCGCGCCCTCTTTCTCGACCACGACGAACAACTCGTCCTTAGCCATGGACTGGCGGTAGACCTTATTGGACTCGTGCACATCGCGCACGTGGGGAATCTTCTTCAAAGTCGGCCGACCCTTATCAAGATGAGGAGAGGGGCCCCACAGAATAGCGGGGCCCCTCTGTGTTGTTCCGGCTCCAGCGCGGCCGGATCGCCCGGCGTCAGCCGGTCTTCGTGTAGCAGGTGCAGTTGGCGCCGCAGAGGATGCAGTCGCCGACCTCGATCTCGGAGAGCTTCTTCAGGGTCTCCTTGGTGGTGCTCTTCTTCTCTTCCGTGTCCATGACCGTGATTCCTTTCTGGATGGGTGGATGACGGTTACTTCTTCTTGCCGAGGTTGCCGAGGTTCACGCCTCCGCCGCCCTTGCCGTTCTTGGTCGGTATGCCCTTGCTCTCTTCGGCCATCGTCTTGCCTTTCTCGTGGTGTCACCGGCCCTCTTAGGCCGGAGTCTGGGTGTCGCCGTACAGGACCGACATGCGCTCGCCGCGTTCGAGCTGAGCGGCGTACACGTCCTCATCGATCGTTCCGGCGGTACGGATGTAGAAGCGCTGGACCGGCTTCGTCTGGCCTGAGCGGTACAGACGGCCCTTGGCCTGCTCGTTCTGCACGCCGTCCTGGTCCTGAGACAGCCACACCTCGATGTGGCTCTTCTCCTGAAGGCCGTCCGTGCCGGTACCGACGCCCGAGATGACGGCCACCAGCACGCGGTAGTCGGTGCCGAAGCCCTTCTTCACGGACTCCTGGAGCTCCGGCTGGGAGGACAGCGGCCAGCGTTCGGCGGACTTCCCGATCTTCCGGGCGACCAGGTCGGCGAACTTCGAGCTGTGCGTGAGGACCAACACCGGCTCTTCCGACGGCAGGTCGGACAGCAGCTCCTTCAGGGCGTAGATCTTCGGCTGGTCGATGTTCTTGTAGTCGACATCCAGCTTCGAGAGGTCCACGTCCTCGCCGGAGTCGATTCGGTCCTGGAGGGACTCGACGGTCACCTTTTGACGCCGGGCTGCTTCCGAGAGGGACATGGTGCCCTCCGTCGCGGTGGTCTGACCCAGTGCCAGCTGCCGGAGGCGGATCTGCTTGACGATGGGGAGCGGGGTGCCCACGGGGACTTCGTCCATCCACGTGAAGCACTGCTCTTCGAAGTCGTCGTACATCTCCCGCTGCTCCAGCGTCATGCCCACCTCGATCTCGTGGGTGATGACCTCCGGCAGGTTGAGGATGTCCTTGGACAGGCGCCGGATCGCGCAGGGGATTTCCGCCCACATCGCGGCCGGGTCGACGATCTCCCCGATGACGTCACGAGTCTTGGGCTTCTTCTCGACCGGGTCCCAGCCGTATTCATCGACCTCGATGTTGAAGTGCTTGTGGGCCCACGGCCAGAACGCCGTATACACCTTGGGCCACAGCCAGTTGAGGATGAACCACAGATCCTCCTCCTGGTTCCCCGCCGGGGTGGCTGAGGCCCCTACGCGGTACACGCTCTTGATCAGCCGCAGGGTCTTGCCGATCAGCGCATCCTTGCGGTTGCGGGCACGGTGCACCTCATCGAAGACCACCAGGTCCCAGACGCCGGTCCGGCTCCACGGAGGAATGCGTCCGTCCTGCATCCCCTTGCGGATGTTCGCCTGCGTGGGCGCCCACTTACGCTTCTGGCCCGACTCGGTGACCTCGTAGCCCAGCTTCCCCGCCATGTGCTCGGGGCCGATCAGGAAGATCCCCGGCTCCTTCTTCGTCATCCGGCGCCAGGTCTCCGCGTCATATTTCGTCTGCGCGCTTCCGTGCGGGCCTACCAGACGCACCTTGTCGTCCGGAAGCGTCGGGAACTGGCGCAGCAGCGTCTTCTTGACCTGGAGATGAGTGACCGGCGGCCCGATCCACAGGATCCGCAGACCACTCTTCTGGGGCTGAATCTTGCGGATGGCCTCCACGATCATCACGGTCTTGCCCAGGCCGAGGTCGTCGGCGAGCAAGACGGACTTGGATCCCTGGTCGCTCAGTTCGGCGCGCATCCGCTGGATGGCTTCGTCCTGATAGTCGCGCGGAGCCAGCTTCTCCAGGCGTTCCACCTGGATGTTCTTCTTGGCCATGGTGTTACCAGCCCTTCGAGCGGCTGGTCTTGCTGGTCCACGACAGGTACGGGTCCCCGCGAAGCGGAACACCTTCCGCGCGGGCCTTGGCGTACAAGTCGTTACGCAGGGATCCGGCGATGAGGTACGTCAGGGAGCAGGCCTCGTGGCGCACTTCGTCGTTGAAGACCGGCATCAGAGCGATGGTCTTGACGGCGTTGAAGTTCTCCTCGACGGCGTTGTACAAGTCCAGGAGTTCCAGTTCGGAGGGCCACAGCACGGGTGCCTGGCGGGGGAATCCGGCCTCCTCGTGCAGGAGGGCGATGCGCAGCTCGATCCGGCCGAGGGTTTCGGTGACCTCGTTGGCGACGTCGGGGACTTCCACGATCTGGATCCCGTTCATCCCGAATGCCTCGTGCATCGGACCCGAGAGACTCGTGAACATGGCGAGCGCGTGGTGGTCGACGGGGGAGCCGTCATCGTCCTCGTAGGCGTAGAGACACACCATCCGCAGACCATTGTGGTCATCGGGGTACACGTAGGTGGTACCGCAGTTCTCGGGGATGCGGCTCAAGAAGCCCATGATCTTCTCGCGCGCCGGGTCCGGCAGGAGCGTGGTGTTGTCCCACGTCACCTTGCGCAAGTAGAGGCAGAGGTCTTCCCACCGGTAGTCACCGGCGCCCGGATACAGGCTGATCCTTCCCTGATTCTTGGAGGCGGTGAAGTAGTTCCATCGCAAGCCGTCGATCTCGTGCATGTCGCTCTCCTTCCGGGGGTGTGGTGCTCAGAGCTGTACGGAGGTCTGACCGGGGATCTGCGGGGCGGGACGCCGGACGCGGATGTCTCCCCGTCGCGGAGAGGTCTCGATCAGCTCATCCACTTTGGCCCAGTAAGCCGACGCCTCCGCTGGGTCCATCCCTTCCCAGACCTCGTACCAGGCGCGGATCCCCGGAAGGCTTTCGATGAACCAGGAGTAGCCGGAGACGTTGTCCGGTCCGCAGGTAGTGATGTCCGGCTTGGGGAACCCGTTGGTGCTGTGGATCCAGTTGTTGACCTTGCCAGGGTCGATTCCGCCCAGGTAAACGGCGACCGCGCGGGTGCCGTACGTCTGGACGCCGTGGATTCGCAGGCCGTCAGGGGTCCTCATGATGCGGTCTCCTCTTCTGGGGCAGGAGAGGGGCGTCCGGGTGCATGAGGACGCCCCTCGGTTTCCGGTGGTGCGGCTGGTCAGCTCTTCTTGTTGCCCTGGTCGTCGTTCTTGGGGGCAACGGCCGCTATGGCCGCCATCGTGCCACCCGCCAGCAGGGCGGTGCCGGGACCGGAGACGGAGGCGAGGCTGACGACAGCAGCGGCAGCCGCGCCCCCCTTGGCGACGGTCGAGGCGGATGCGTTGGTGAGCTTGTCCTTGAGGCCCATGGTGATCTCCTTGATGGATGGCGGTGAGGGTTTCTGTTCCTTACCATCATCCATCGCAAGGGCGTGTCAGGATAGATTAGACTGAGGTGACCTGCGTCACGACGCCAAGACCCCCACCGCCTGCCAGGCCCGCTCCACCGAGGTCTTCACCTGCGAGAAAGGCCCGAACCGTTCCGAGGCCGCCGAGACCGTCGCCGTGGCAAACGCCAGGAAACTGGACGTCGGACCCACGCGTCCCTGAAGAATGGTGTCCAGCCACACGCGGCCCGTCTGCTCCCAGGCATGACCGCCCACCGACACCGAGGCCAGGTAGAAGGCGTGGTTCGGAATGCCGGAGTTGATGTGCACCCCGCCGTTGTCCTTCGACGTCTGGACGTACTTCGCCATCGTCGCGGGCTGCGGATCCCGGCCCAGCTTGCGGTCGTTGTACGCAGTGCCCGGGGCCTTCAGGGACCGCAGCGCCGTGCCCTGCACGGTGGAAGTGAAGATCCCCTCACCGATGAGCCAGCTGGCCTCTTCCGCCGTCTCATCCAGGGCATACTGCTCCGCGAGAACCCCGAAGACGTCCGCGAAGGACTCATTGAGCGCGCCGGACTGGCCGTGGTACTGAAGGCCGACCGTGTTCTGGACGATTCCATGCCCGATCTCGTGAGCGACGACCGTGGAGTCCGAGAGGAATGTGTCGAAGTACACGTCGTCGCCGTCGCCGATGGCGAGGAGCTCCCCGTTCCAGAACGCGTTGGCGTAGGCCTGTCCGTAGTGAGCCACACAGGGAAGGTCAGTTCCGGCCCCGTTCACCCCCGACCAGCCATAGACGTCGTAGAGGAACTCCAGGATCTCGCCGGACATACGCCACAGCCGGTTGGCCTCCCCGTCCTCCACTTCGGGGTCCAGGTCGTCGCGGAGCATCGTGCCGGGGAGTGACCACCCCTCTTCGGCCGTCCACACGGATCGGTTGGCGGGCACCGTAGCGGCCGTCAGCAGCGGGTCGGGAGGGATCAGCGAGCGCATCGCCCGCACAGCCGCGTCTTTGCCGAAGTCCCGCCGGACTTTCAGAGCCCGCTCCGCCACAGGCAGGCGCTCGACCAGGTGGGGAGGGATGATGAAGCATTGGGTCATACCGGACAGGATCGCCGTACGCTGAGCTCATGAACGGCTACGACATGATCTGCGAGGCGGTCAAAGCGTCCCGGACAACCCGGATGCCGGAAGCAGCCACCACCCCTGCCACCCCTGCCCGACCCCTGAGTTCCTACGCCGAGGCGGGAGGTACCAAACGGTCCGACGGCAAGTCGTCGCAGGACAAGAACGGCGGCAACCGCTACGACATCTCCACGCCCGAGAAGAAGCGCAAGGCTCTCGCGGCAGCCCGTCGCAGCGACAACCCCGAAGACCTCAAGCGCCTGCGAGGCAAGGTCGCCGAGTCCTGCCTCCTTCCCCCGCTCTATCCGCGCGAAGCGGTGTCGTCAGGCGATTTCCCGGCCTTCGGAGAAGCCGAACTCACTGCCAAGCGCCGCAACAGCCTCCCGGCCAGCGCCTTCGCCGGTCCGAACCGTACGTACCCCATCGACACTGAGGCCCGAGCTCGGGCGGCTATCGCCCGCGTCCGACAGTTCGGCAGCCCCGAGCTCCAGCGCCGGGTGATCGCGGCGGTGAAGCGCCGTTACCCCAACATGGATGTGGAGGCGAAGTCAGGCAAGCCCACCGTGTCCTCCCCTTCTCAGCGCCGGAAGAAGAAGTAACCGGCTACGCCAGTGAGCCCCTGGAGAGGCGACCGGACCCTCCAGGGGCTCATCGGATGTTCACCGTCAGAACGTGATGAAGTCCATGACGTCCTGTACTCCCTTGACGAAGTCCTTCAACTCCGGTTCTCCGGTGACCACCACGGAAGGGACGTCCCCCGGGGGAATCGCCTGGCGGAGGGGCTCGGAGGAGTACACGATCAGCACCGGGCCCGCCTCCACGACGGCCTGCGAGTCGGGGGAGTCGTCTGTCACGATCACACCGCACACGACGTCCAGGTATCCCGCCATGCGAAGGGCATGAGCGGCCACCTCGCCGGTTGACAGGATCAGCTGGGGCTCTGAGTCGTCCAGGGCCGGAAACGCGCCGGAGAAGGTGATGTGGTGGTATCTGACACCCCCTTTGACGGGGTCGTCCCCCAGCTCGTCATCGGCAATCAGGCAGTCGACCTCGTGCCCGGCCTCGGCCAGGGCCTCCATGAGCTGGATGGTCAAGGTGTCTTCGACTTCGACCGGATCCCGGTCTAGAAGTACGGTGATCTTCATTGTTTCTCCTTCGGGACACAACGAAGCCCGGACCAGGGAGAAGAGTTCAAGGTCCGGGCTCCGCCACGGTGCTGCGCGATCCTATCGGATTGAGGGGGCTGCGTCAGTTCAGGACGAGCAGCTTCGTGCCGGGCAGCAGGACCCGGTTGACGGAGGTGCTCTTCACGAAGATCTCGTACTTGTCGTTGTGATCGGGCTTGACCTTCACGTTGTCCCGGCCGAGGCCGAGCATGTCGCGCACCTGGTCACCGGCGTAGATCTGGCTCGTGGACTTCTCCAGGATCATGATCTCCTTGTTCCCCTGGATCTCCTCGCGCTTGGTGAGCTGGTAGAACGCCTTGCCCAGCCGGTACTTGATGCCGCACTGGTCCTCGACCCACGCCTTGATGGCGGTACGGGCGGTGACCGGAACCAGCATGTAGTCGACCGGCTTCAGAGGCGTGAGAGCCGCCTGCTGGATGGCTTCTGCGTTGACCGCGTCCGCACCGGTGGAGAAGACGGCCCGCGACCCCCGGATGCCCGACGCGCGTCCGGTCATGAATGCGCTGGTCGCCGTACGGACCGCCGAGAAGCCGTCCTCCAGGCCCTTGCGGGAGGTGGCGTCCCAGATGGCGATGTTGTTCACCGGGAAGCCGTAGTTGACGGCGTACTGCTCGCCGCGCCGGTCCGGTACCAGGGTCGCCACCGTCCAGTGGTCGGGCATCTTCTCGAACCAGTTGGTGAGGTCGTACTTGCTGCGCTTGGACCGGTTCTCCTGGCCGTCGGTGATCACGAAGGACAGAAAGGCATGGTCTCCGTGCAGCTGCGCCGTCTGCGCCAGTTCCTCCTGGGACTGGAGAGTGGCATCGATCAGAGCCGTCCATCCCTGGGTCTTGTAGTGATCCTTCAGCGACGGCAGGCGCAGGACGTCCTTGTCGTAGAAGAGGCACCGGACCTCGGTGTCGAAGGTGTAGACGGTGATGCGGGTCTCCTGATCGAGGCGCTTGGACTCCTCGGCGAGGTAGCGGATCTGGTCGTCCACGACACGAATCACGTCGCGGTGCAGGCTGTACATCGAGTCCGACGCGTCAATCACGAGTGCCACGTGATTGATCAGGTTCTGGACGGGCTTGGACATGGTCTTCCCCTTCACTACGGAGGCTTTGAGACAGCCTTATCATCTCAGCCCCCACTGACAATTGCGCTGACCTGCTGTTGTACCCGGCGGCCGGGCAGACCGTGCAGTGCCACCCCGAGGGGGTGTCGGCGACCTGGGCCCCGCAGTTCGGACAGTTCATCACGCACCTACTTCCGTGGCCTGGGACTGGACGAGGTCTTCTTGGTCTTCTTCTTGTGGTCGATGTCGAGCTCGATGCCGGTGCCGGTGCTCTCCGAGACGCAGGAGGACACCCCCACTGCGATGAAAACGATCAGGACGATGGCGATGATGGCCAGGTAGAGGGTCTTGGTCTTTCGAGAAGCCATGGTGCTCTCCTTAGATGTTGCGGCCGACGACGGCGCAGAGAAAGAGGAACGAACCAGCCACGAACGTGGCGCCCAGAACGAGGACCAGGGAGTTGCGTAAAGCCTTCACGGTGGAGTCCTTTCAGAGGAACAGAACGGGCAGGTACAGCGTCCCGGCGAGCAGCAGGGCCAGAGCGAGGAGCTGTACTTTCTCTCGGAGATTCACGGTTACCCCTTGGAGTTGAGCCAGGTGGTCGGGTTGATGTCATCCCGGTAGTTCGGTCCCGTGCGGACCTCGAAGTGCAGGTGCGGGCCGGTGGACTTCATGCCGGTTCCCCCGGAGAAAGCGACCCGGTCCCCCACGTTCACGGTGTCGCCGACCTTGACCAGCGTCTTGGACAGGTGGGCGTACTGGGTGTACAGCTTGTCGCCGTGCTTGATGACCAGGGCGATGCCGTACGCCGAGCCGTCCACGTTCCACCCGGCCTTTACGACCTTGCCGGACGCAGCCGCGCGGACCGGGGTGCCTGACCGTGCCGGGTAGTCGACGCCCGTGTGGTAGCCGGTGGCCCACTGGGATCCCGCGTACTTGTACGGGGTGTTGACCTCCAGGTCCACTGGCGCCATCCGGTCCCCTTTGAACTTGGGGGCCTTCGGCAGCGAGGTCTGATGTCGGTCGACCTGCTGTGCTCCGGCCGCGTACGCCTCGGGGTACAGGGCGTCTTCCACGGCGAACCAGGCGCCGACGCAGAGGAACGCACCTACGCCGACGCCGATCATCTTGAGTCCCATGACTGATCACGCCTTTCCGGGGCAGTGGTGAAGCGCGATGCGCAGGTGTACGTCCTGGAGATTGATCTCGTAGTCCGCCCGCATGAAGGAGAACTCCGCGTCTTCCGCAGAGAGGACCTTGTTGGAGGGGACCTCTTCTCCGCAGGGGAGGTGCTTGATGAAAAGCTCGCCGTTGTAGTTCCCCGCCTCGATGAGGTATTCGGAGAGGACGATGTGAGGGTCCGACATGATTACTCCTCAGTACGGCGTAGGGGCCGCGTCGAAAGACCCGTAGCGGCGGGTGGCGTACAGGGCTCCGGCGCACAGGTTCGCCACCGGGTCGTAGCCGTCGTTGCTGGTGCCGTCGCAGTGGTTGGCCTTGAAGGTGGGTCCTATGACCTGGACCAGGCCCTTCGAGGGGACCCCGTTGATGGCGTTGATGTCGTCGGGGTTGCAGATGTATGGGTTGCCCCCCGACTCGTCCTTGATGTGCCGCCAGTAGCCCGCCCGGGTGGCCTTCACACCGTGCTTCTCACCTGCCGCCATGGCTTCGGTGATCCACAGGTTGATCTGCTCGTCGGAGGCCACCTGGCCGTTCTTGCGGGAGCACGTGGCAGGCGACTTCCACTCTCCCCAAGCGCCTGTGGTCGACTGCGGAACGTTTCCGCTGTACCCCGAGGCGTCGGAGTCGGAGGAGTAGTTCGGGACCAGAGGCGGTGCGAAAGCGACCGTGGCCCCGATGACGACCCAGCTGCCCCCGAACATCAGGGCGGCCTTCACTCGACGGTCCATGGCTCCTCCTTATCGGGAAAGTCTGTCTGGATAAGAGTGTGGCCCCCGACATCGCCGGGGGCCAGCTTTGGAGCATGTGAGTCGCGTCTCAGTCCTTCGGCAGGTCGTCGTGCGACCCCTTCCGCTGGTGGACCATCTTGTCGGAGAGCGACTTCTTGTCGTCGTCTCCCTTGTCGTCCTTCTTGCCCTTCCAGTCCTTGCCCACGGTGGACACCTCCCTTTCCTTCGCAACGATCCTGCGGGGAAAGGACGGCCAAATCCACAGAGGAAGGCTGTGATTTGTGTCTCAGAGTTCTGCGGGAAGGGCCATGTGGCGACGGGCGTACATGATGCGCCTCACCCGGGGCTTCTGCGGCACCACGGGGATCTGCGCCGTCGGGGGGTGCTGCGGCATCGGAGGAACCGGCGGAACTTCCGCTTCCTCCTCCGTGGTCGGCTGGTCAGGGAACAGGATCTCCACCACGGTCAGCAGGCGGGTGTCCGGCTCGATGAACGTAACCCACGCAACCGCGCAGACGGGCCCGATCGCGTACCGGCGGCGGCAGGAGATGCCTTCCTCGGCTTCACCCGTTTCCCGGGGGTCCGCCCGCTGGCAGATCCTCTCCAGCTCCCCCTCTACTTGAGAGAGGAGATCGAACGGAAGAGCTCCGAGCTGAGCCTGGGCGGAGTCCGTGTACCGGAGCGTGAACTCCTCGAAGGTTCGGATCTTCTTCAAAATTCGCCCACGTTCCCGCAGAGTGGGCAGTAGTACTTCCTGTTGACTCCATCTACGAGGTTCCTGCACCTGTCACACGTTCCTCTCGTGATCTCCCCCATCATGACCAGCGAAGTTTCCACTGTTTTCTGATCATTTTCCATAGTGGCCTCCCCTGTAGTGCTTAACGGCTTTCCGCGTGAGCAGGTCCTCCACAGCCAGGAGAGTCAACGGCAGAACGGTCCCGTCGGCAAGGAACTGTCCACCCAGGACAAGCTCCCCCACCGACCCCTCACGATCCGGGAACGCGTTGGTGGTGACGTCCGTAACGTGCATCACCGTGCCCGGCTCCATCCGCAGCCCCGTCTCCCGCTGCGGAAAGGGCCGGTCAGGGGGCCACAGGATGTCAGCGTGTACTTCACGGTCCTCATCGGCGAGGAACACCAAGTGCATGGTGTGATGAGAGATTGTCTGAGGATCCACGTCTTCTCCCTCGGTCGAGCCGTTAAGCAGGGCAGCGTAGCCGAAACAAGAGGGTGTGAAGGACGCTTCGGTGCGGATAACGGTTGGGTCAAACCGTTCATCGAACACTCACCAGAGATTTGTCCCAAAACGGTACTCTTGGGTAGATAACCCTCCCGCAGCAGAGGAAGTACTTCATGGCACTCACCCCGCGTCTTCGCGCCATCGCCGAGGACGGTTGTTCGGAGCTCATCAAGATCGACCAGGACGGCGGAGTCCTGAAGCTGGACATGGACGGTGTGCTGGTCGAGCTGCCCAACGGCTACGTCAGCACCGAGGTCTACGACGACCGCGTCTACGTCTCCGTGTCCGCCTGGTACTGCGCGGACCGCGTCGAGCTCACCGGCACCCCCTCGGAGCCGCCGGAGGAGGAGGAAGACCCGGAGGACTGATCCCCTGTCGGAGGCAGGTCTCCGGACGCTGCACTGTGCCCACAGTCGACGCGCGTCCGGAGACTTGCGGGAGCCTAGCTCCGTTCTCCGGTGGTTACGCGGAGGCGCGCACGATGCCGTCCACCTTGCGGCGGATCTCATCCATGGACAACGGGTACGGGTCGATCTTCCCCAGCTGCCACTCGGAGTGGCCGATCACCGAAGTCGACCCGTTGCGGCCCCAGTTGTGCGCCTTGATCAGAGCAGCCGAAGCCAGCACCACCGCCCGTACCTGTTCGTCGGGCCACGGGTCGTCGCCATCGCCGAGGTTCACGCACTCGAAGCCGTAGAAGTGACGGTTGCCATCGACGGTGACTGCTTTCTTCTTGGGGAGGGACGTTTCTGCGATGACCGCTTTCAGGACGTCCGGGTCACCCAGACCCGCATGGTTGCAGCGGCCCCACCCGGTGAGGTAAACCGTGCCGTCCTTCGCGATCAGGCCCTGGGACAAAGGCCCCGGCAGATCCGGACGACCCCGGATGATTGTTTCCAGAGTGCCCTTGAGGCCTCGCGTCACGGTGTGGTGGATCATCACCCCGTGGACGGGACCCCAGGGGCCCTTGTGGTTCCTGTTCCTTGTCTTCCAGCCGCTCGTCTCGACCACACGCAGTCCGGTCTGACGCAGGGCTTTCAGCGCGATATCAGCGCTCAGAGGATTCGCCATGCAGGCTGTTCTACCCCAATATCGGGCGTTTCGTCGCTTTGCCCCCAAAAACCAAGGGAGGGCCCGGATCCCTCCAGGCCCTCCCCTCGTCAGACCGGCTGTACGGCCTGCTCCCAGCTCGTGGGAAGCAGCTCGGGCTTCGGAGGGACCTTGTTCATGGCGTCCAGCAAGAGGACCGCTTGAGGCTTGGAGGAGACTTCCAGAGCCTTCGCCCAGGCCCGGTCGAGCTCGACGTCACTCTGGCCGCCCCGGGCCCGTGAGATGGTGAGCATCATCTCCGTCCCCCACTCGACGGCTGCGGTGGGTACGCCCGGGGCGAGGCTGCGGACCATCCGCTCGGCCTCGTTCTTCGTCATGCGGGTCATGAGGTGTACCTTTCTTCTGGCGTAGCAGAGCGCGGCGAAGGGGCCCGTGGTGAGCATCGGGCCCCTTCGGCGTGGGGGAGATCAGACCTTCTTGGCGATGACCCACGTGACGTCGGCGGTCTGTTCGGTCACTTCGTCGTCCGAGACCTGCACGCGAGTGGGGAACACATGCATCCCCGGCTCGGGGAAAGTGATGAACTCCCCTTCGAAGACGTGGTCCCCGTGGGCCTCGATGATCTCTCGCATGTTGGCCGCGAGGTAGCCGGACGCACCGTGCCCGTTACGAACCGGGACGATAGAGGAACAGGTCTTCACTGTCTTCTCCCCTTCGTCCGTCTCGCTCGTGACCACCGTGATGTTGAAGACCAGGGACTGGCCGGACTTCCGTCCGCTTTCCCGGGTGTTCTCGGTGAGGAAGTCCGAGTGCTTGATCTCATTCCACTTCAGTGGAGGGTAGACCCTGACCTCACCGGTGGTCCTGGAGTCGTCACTCACTTTGCCGCCCTTCTCGGTAATTGCCGTTCTGATAAGAAGATACCCCCGGCCGGAACCGGGGGTAAGGGTGGTGCAGGGTGACCTCGGTCACTGGGGGCTGCCCAGCTTTCGCTCCAGGCGCGCGAGGATCGGATCCAGCGTCCGGTAGATCTCTTCGTCGCTCATGTCCGCTCCTTGTAGAAAGACGGGGGCTTCTTCGCAGCCGTTTCTGCCGCGCGGATTACCTGGTCCATGCGGTCGCGGCGGGTGGACCAGTAGGGGACTACGTCGTCCGGTTCGAACAGTTCGGCGAAGTATCCGACGGTCCCTTCCTGGGTGAAGATGCGCGCGATGGCCCCGTTGTCCATGAACTTGGGGATCCGGACGCCGAACGCCGTATCAATGTAAGTCCGCTTGATCTCCGCCATTACGTTCTCCTCTACTGCTGCGGCTGCTTCTGGGCAGCCAGCATCGCGGCTGCGGCCTGCACCTGAGCCTGGCGAACCAGGATGTCGGCCGCATTGGGGTCGCTGACCTGGACGGGGGACGACTGCGGCTGCTGCTCGGACATGGGGAACACTCCTTGGGCTCGTATGGGGTGGCTTCCAGCTGATACGAGTCTGGCCCCTGTCGGGGACAGGGGCCAGATCAGGAGGGTGTGAGGCTAGTCACTCAGTAGCCGGACACGTCGGTCGGAATCCATCAGAGGCCGCCATCCCCCGCGACCGGGTCGGGACAGCAGGAAGCGGCTTCCTCTCGGTCATGGTTGCTCTTTCCGGATCAGTTCGAGGACCTTCTCCTGCGTCTCCAGGGTCAGCTCGTGGTTGATCCTCAAGTCGATACCGACTTCCCGCAGACCGGCGATCACGTCACCCCGGCGCTTGTTGACGGCGTACTGTTCCATGGAGAAAACCCGCAGGTTGCCCTCGTACCGGTACCTGCCCGTCCTCATCGAGAACTCGTCCACGCGGGTGGACCCCACCCACTGAGCGGTGATGTACTCGCGGCCTCGTCTGATGACCGTCGCCTCCACCGTCTGGGTGTGGGTCTCCACCATGACGGGGTCCCCCACCTTCAGGTGGAAGAGGTCGCCGCGCGCTTCGTGCAGCAGCATGGTCAGCTCTTCTCCGTCAGAGTCCAGTACATGGTCCCGCCGTCGCCGGAGACCATCTGGAAGTCGGGCAGGCTCAGGGCGGCGTCCACGGCGGGGAAGAGGTGTTCCTCGTCAGCGTAGGCCCGGAGCATCTGAAAGGACATCCTCTTCTTGCCCTCCAGGTCTTCCGCGAGCTCGTCGTCCATGATCAGGCCGATCAGGTAGGCCCGGACCCTCTGGATCTCGTTCCAGTTGGTGGCTTGGACCTCGTTCCAGAGGGCTGCCGTGTTCTGTCCGGGGCTGGCGAGGGCTCCCCAGAAGTCCTCGGCCGGGGTCGGCTTGCGCAGCCGGGGGGTGACGGGAGTGGCGAACCAGGGAACGCCGTCCTCGAAGTAGGCGACCGGGTAGACGACGCTGTCCCAGTCCTCCAGGGTGGTGAGGTTCTTCTTGGTGACGAACATCCAGCCGGAGCCAGGCATGGGGTGGGACATGGTCAGTTCTCCTCGAAATCGGTCTGTACGAAGGCGGTCTGAGCGGCGAGGTTCAGGGGCAGCTCCTTGGGCATCTCCCAGTCGGCCACCGGCTCGCCCTCTTCGGCGAGGCCCGGGTAAACGAGGACCTCGACGTACATGTAGCCCTTCTTGGTGCCCGGCTTGAAGACCTTCCTCCGGGTCCTTGCCACCACCATGTGGCCCTTGATGACTTCCTTGTGAACGGCCATCTTTCCCCCATCATCTTGCTTCGTTCTGATAAGAACCGTACCCCCTGACCTCGGCGGGAGGCAGGGGGTACGTAGGTGAGGTCCGTCACTTCAGGTTCGTCAGGTTGCGTCCCACACAGCCTGACCTCGGGTGCGGTACGGCTCGATGTCGAGCGCGCGGTCGAACTCAGCCTTGCGGCCTCGGGTGTTCACGGTCTTGACCGCCTTGAGAGCCGCGTCGCGTTCCCGGGCACGCGCGGCACCCTGGAATTCCTTGGCTGTAGCCCGGATGCCCTTGATGGACCGCGCGAGGCCCCGACCGTAGGTGTAGGTCATCTTCTCGCGGATCACGCGTTCTGCGCGCGGGCGCCTTCCCTCAGTCTCAGCCCGGCGCAGTTCACCGTTCTCGTAGCGCAGGCCGTACAGGGTGTGCCATTCCACGGCTCCACGCTTGCGGCGCCAGGGACGCTGGTGGCTATCGGCGCTGATGTAGTGGACGTAGCCGTCGGTCTTCTTGTAGGGCCGGTGGCCCAGGGAGCGGGACATGGTGTCCTCCGTAGGTAGGTACCTACGGCTCTCCACTGGTGTGCATGGCCTTCACCTCCTTCCCTCGCGAGCCAGATGGGAGACTACCGGGTTACTTCTCGTCGCTCCACGGACCGGCCATGGGGATCTCCGGGTGCGGGGAGAAAGGCTCGTCGCGCAGCTGGAACCACGCCTGGAGGGTGGTGCCGTTGCTGCGCCGGGTACGGATGGTGAACTCGTCCACGCTCACAGTCCCGTCGGCCTTTTCCCACATGATCTGGGCCTCGATGGAGTTCTTCTCCATGACCTCACCGGGAGAGCCTCCGGTACCGTCCCCCTTCCAGTTCTCCACGGTGTAGACCGTCACCTTGGTACCGGATTCGATGCGGCGCTTAGGCTTGTTCTTTCCGAAAAGCTTCACAACAACTCCTGTTAGAAGAAGGGTAGTTGGACAAGAAAAAGGCTACCTCCGCCCCACTAGCGGAGGTAGCCCAAACGACCGTGACGCTCGTCTCAGCCGGTGGAGACGCGGATGTCGCAGACGTGTATCTCCCCCTCCTCGACCTGGAACCAGATCTGCACCGGTCCTGCCTGGTCGCGCAGGTACCCGACCCGGTGGGGTTCGGGGAGCTGGACTGCCCTCTCCCACGCGCGCACCTCTTCTTCATGGGCCGGTATGAGTCTTTCCCGGTCGGCTTCCGCCGCCGGGTGGTAGACGATCTTGAGCATAGTGATCTCCTTGTTGTTTCAGGCTTCTTCCAGAGGCCTGGCTTCTCTTCCGTGGCGGAACCCGGCCCGGCTGGCGATGCCGCTGAACTCGAACCGCTTGCCAAGGCATCCGGTGTCCAGGACCCCGAGGACCATGGTGGCGGGCACCTGGTCGCCCTCGGAGGTGACGATCTGCAACCAGTCTTTTTCCTCCCCCGACTGGTACTTCACGACCGTTCCCTCCGTCTTCCAGGGGCCGGGCTGGGCGGGGTGTTCGTTGCGTACTCGATACAGACGCGTGACCTTGGTCACTCGATTGGCAAAGAACACGCCGTTCTTGGTCTTGCCAGAGATCGTCACCTGCGTCCCTTCGGACACATGCTCCAGCCCAGTGCACCGGGGTCCGATGCCCTCCGGATGGAAGCCGATGACCTTGATGCTGCCCTTGTTCACCCCCTTGTTCAAGGTGAACCAGGCAAATCTCCGCCCCGAGGTTGCGGTCTTCTCCCCGTGCTGGAGGATCACACCGGTGAGCTCTTCCTTCTGCACAGTCCTATCCTAATCCTTGACGTGTATCGGATAAGGGAGATTGAATGAGACGAAGCCCCCGGTGCTCAGGTCCGGGGGCTTCGTAGGTGTCAGGCCTTTTCAATCATCCGTCTTCTCTCCCTCCTCTTGCGGACCGGCACGGCGGCCGAGCTCCTTCAGAAAGATCAGCAACCCCTCCAGACGTTCGGCCTGTTCCACGGTGAGACCCTTGTCGAAGGCCGCCTCGAAGTAGGCCAGACGCCCGGCCGTCTCTAGTACACGCCGCAGGGCGCGCACTGCGGGGTCCGTGCCGGTGCGGAGCATCACCATGGCTGTCCTCGTCGGATCCTCCGTGACCTTGTTCAGGTCCATGGGGAACTCTTCCAGCGCCGTCAGCGCGTCCGGCTTGATTCCACCGTGACCCGTGCCGCTCTTGCGGGGCTTGCTGACCTTCTCACGCCCCATCACAGCCCCCTGGTGACGCGTCCCCACGCCTCATCGCCGTGGACCTTGCGGCCGATGTAGTCGGCGTACGCGACGGCCATGTCCTCTGCGTCCTCCTTCGCGCCCTCGACGTCCGCACACATTGCGCCGCACGTCGGAATGTCGGGGGCCGCGCCGAAGAGCTCCGACCGGAAGTAGTATCCCGATTCTGCGTCAGGGCCCTTTCCCCGGGAACTCTCCCAGTTGATCGCGCCGACAGGGATCTTCCCCAGGAACGCGTACTCGGTTCCGAACTTGCTCCGCTGCCAGGTAAGCGCCATGGCTTGTCCCCTCTCCTCCTGTTGATAAGAGAAGTATGGCACCGGGCCGGGGGTGTCGGTGCAGTTCGTGACCGGGCTCACAGACCACCATGACGGCATGAGAGAGATCGTCATCGTTCCTGCCTGGCGGCGCCCGGACTTCCTCACTGCGTGCCTGTCGCGGCTCGATCTGTCGGACGACGGGGAGAGACGGTATTTGATCTCCCTGGACCGCGACCACACGGCTCCCGTGAGAGAGGCGGCCGACAGCTTCCTGGGCATCCTCGGCACCGCGCGGGTGAGGATCGTCTCGCGGGAGCACAACTACGACGAGAGCAACAGCTACAACACTCTCAAGGCGTATGAGGACGCGGTGGAGTGGGGGGCTGATCTGGTCTACCTGGTGGAGGACGACGTCTTCACCGGCCTGGACTTCTTCACGGCCCACCAGCAGGCCCACGATCTGCTGCCCGACGTCTTTGCGGTGGGCGGCTGCAACTTCTTCCCCGGCGGGGACCCGGCGGCACTCAGCTTGCGCTACCCGTACCACTCTCTGGGGATCTCTTTCCGGCCAGATGTCCTGAAAAACTACGTTCTGCCCCACGCCACCGTTGCCTACTTCACGAACCGGTCCAGGTACTGCGAAGAACGCTTCGGCAGCAAGGGCCACTGGGACCAGGACGGGCTGATCGAAGCGGTCCGGCGGACCACCGGCCTGCCCTTCGCCGTGATGGATGCCCCGCGCGCCTACCACGCCGGGTATACGGGGTACAGCCGGGTCGGTACTCACTTCCTCAAGCCCGAGGAGACCTGCCGCCACCACATCGTGGAGGCCGCCGCCAAACTCCTCCGCATGACCTCCGACGAGCTCAATGAGCGAGCGCTGTTCGACAAGGATCATCAAACGGTTGAGTTGAACGCGCCGCGACCCCCTATCACCATGGTCCAGGACGGCCCTGTCGTTACACTCCGCCAGTGAGCATCATCACCCTGGTCAGCAAGGACAACGGGGTCGGTCTCAGCGCGGACATGGTCCTCCTGGAGAAGTTCTTCGCAGGAGAAGGCCACACTGTACGCCGGGCCGACTGGGAAGCCCCGTTCATCGAACCGTGCGATCTGATCGTCTTCCTGGAACTGTTCGGATCCCAGCTCCTGCCCTATGCCCGCCGGTCTGTCTTCGTGCCCAACCTGGAGTGGATGATTCCCACCTGGATCCCCGAACTACGGGGCGTCACCCAGATGTGGGCCAAGTCGATCGCCGCGTACAAGGTCTTGCGGGGCCTGCGCATGCCTGCCGAATACACCGGCTTCCTCACGCGCGACCGGTACGACCGAACGGTAGAACGGACCAACACCTGCCTACACCTCAAAGGCAGGTCCAGCGCCAAGAACACCGACGCCGTGATCGAGGCCTGGCAGCGGTTCGGGACCTACTTGCCCCCTCTGACGATCATCGCCAACGACCCCATCAATCACAGCCTGCCGGACAACGTCACCGTCCTCGGCCGACTCAGCGACGCCGAGGTCAGCCACCACCTGAACACCCACCGCATCCACGTCTGCCCTTCCAGGGTCGAAGGATGGGGGCACTACATCACGGAGGCCCTGACCTGCCGGGGCATCGTGGTCACCACCAGTGAATCGCCCATGGTCGAACATGTCACCCCGCAGTGGGGCTTCATCGTGGAGCCTTACGGCGTACAGCTCCTGCCGGGCACGTTCGTCAACGAAGTGGGCATCAGCGCGGAGAAGCTCGCCGCCTGTGTCATGGAGGCCGCGATCCTGTCCCCGGAACGGACGACGGAGATGGGCCGCATGGCCCGCTCCCACGCCCTGCGCCGCAACGGTGAGTTCTCCGCCACGGTCCGCACCCTGCTGGGCGACCTGCTGAAGGAGGACACGTGAAGCACCTGGTCAACGTCATCGCCTGGCGCAGGCCGGACTTCTTCGCCGCCACCCTCGAACGTCTGCGCATGGCCGACCGGCCGGACGTGCGCTACCGGATCTGCATCGACCACGAACCCGATTACTACGTTCCGCCCCTGGCCCAGACCTTCCGCTTCGACCTCGGAACGGACCGCGTCGACCTCATCTACCGAGGCTGGTGCAAGAACCAGGGCCCGACTCGGAACATCGTGGCCGCCCTGCACGAGAGTCTCCTGCGCGAGCCGGACGACGACACCCTGATCCACTGGATCGAAGACGACATCTTCGTCCACCGGGAGTACTTCCTGTTCCACGAAAGCGCTCACGAACTCGTGCCGGACGCCTTCTCCGTAACGGCTTGCAACCCCAATGGCTTCCCCCGTACCCACCCGGACCTGTTCCACAAGGTCTCATGGTGGCCTGGCAGTCCCACCGTCGGGGTGAGCTTCCGCCCGGACACGGTGCGCCTGATCACGAGCCTGCTTCCGGTGTCCTACATGGACGACCCGGTCGGCCACCTCCGCCGGACCTTCCCCCACCATGGATGCCCGCCGGACCAGTGGTCAGGAATCGACGGAGCCCTCGGCAGGGTTATGGCCACCACCGACCGACGGCCGATCTACCCCTTCGTGGGCCGGGCCTATCACGCGGGCTTCGTCGGGGCACCGTGCGAGAACGAGGCCTGCAACAACGAGAACACCCGGGACGGCATCAACAACGGGCCGCACCGCCACGGAACCCCGGTACCCGGGCAGACCCTCCAGGAGCGGCGCGACTACCTGCTGTCCCTGGACGCCGACGGGCTCAACAGCCACGCCACCACCATCGGGGACCACGTCTGGTACGACCTCGACATTTCCTACGGTCCTGCTCTGGAGCTGACGACGTGACAACCATGCATCAACTGATTTCCGACTCCCTGGCAGAGCTGCGCCGCCGCACCGGCTGGGGCCCCCTCCACATTCTGGAGACCGGCACCATCCGTAACTCTGACGAGGAATACCGCACCGGCGACGGATGGTCCACGCTGGCTTTTGCCGAGGACATCGCCGTCCACGGAGGGACACTGACCTCCGTGGACCTTGACACCACCCACGCGGAGAAAGTTCTCGAAGACCAGGGCCAGATGGAGCAGGTCAACCTGCTCACCGGCTACAGCATCGACGTGCTGGGGCGGATGCTGGCCAAGAAGCAGCGCTATGACGTGATCTTCCTCGACTCGGACAACGACTCCCAGCTGATCCTGCACGAACTGATGCTGGCCCGCCTCATGGCCCGGAGGGGAGCGCTCCTCATGCTGGACGACATCGACCTGGAAGGCCGGTCCGACGCCGTGAAGGGCCTCAGGGCCATCCCGTACCTGGAGGCGGCCGGGATCGAGTACAAGATCCTGACCCGCGACGGGGGCACCCACCGCACCGGCTTCTGCGTGGCGTGGCTGTGATCAACTCCATGGTTGTCGTTCCGGCCTGGCGCAAGCCGGACTTCCTGGCGGCCACCCTGCACCGGCTCGCCTTGGCCGAGGACTCCTGCGAGGAGAAGGTCGGCTACATCGTCTGCGTGGACCGCCACCCGCACCCCGACGTCCTGGAGGTGGCCTGGCAGTTCCGGGATGACCGCAGACCGGGCCTGGTCGTCGTCAAGAAGCGGATCCACGAATACCACGGCAACAGCTTCAACGTCCTGACCGGGCTGATCGACGCTCTCAAGATGCCCGGCGCCGATCTGATCCACCTGGTCGAGGACGATGTTTTCGCTGGCGTGGACTATTTCACCTACCACCGCGCGGCGCACGAGCTGATGCCGGAGGCGTTCGCGGTTTCCGCGTGCCGTAACCAGAACGACCCGGAGCGGCACTCCGACAAGCCGTACATTCTGCGCGCCCACGCCAGCTATCAGTCCCTTGGTGTGTCTTTCCAGCGCAAGATCCTCTACAGGCTCGCCTCGTATGCGCAGGAAGGGTATTTCCGCGATCCGGTGGGCTTCTGCCAGGCAGTGTTCCCCGACTCGCGGATCCCCGCCCCGCACGCGGAACAGGACGGACTGTTGAACCGGATTCGGGAGTCCCACGGGCTGAAGACGGTCTACCCGGACGTGCCGCGCGCCTATCATGCGGGGTTCGTCGGGTACCACCGTGCAGGAGATCCGCTGACGGAGGGAACTGCGGCGGAGCGCGGTCTCCAGTTGCTGGCCATGGATGCCGAGGAGCTGAACCGGCGCGCGGAGGGTCCGTGGAAGGACCACGAGACCATCGACCTGGACGAGGTCCGCAAGGGACCGGAGAGAGTGATTTTGTGAGCACCGAACTCGCCGTCATCGTGCCCAGCCGCAACAGGCCGCAGGCGGTGCAGCAGCTTGCCGACGCGTTCGCCCTGAGCTGCTCTTCGTGGACCAGCCTGATCCTCGTGGTGGACGAGGACGACAAGGACCTGGAGGAGTACCGCGAGGCCGTGGCAGCCGCTTACCCGACGTACGCCGCGATCCAGCTGCTCGTACAGGCCGAAGGCGGAAACATGATCACCGGCTGCAACGTCGGTGCCGCGCGTGCGCTGGAGATCACCTCTGGGGCGATCGGGTTCATGGGCGACGACCACCGGCCCCGGACCAGGGGCTGGGACCGTGCCTACATCGACACCCTCAAGGCCAAGCCGGGCATCGTCTACGGCAACGACCTGCTTCAGGGCGAGTACCTGCCCACTCAGTTCGCCGTGTCCGCAAAGATCGTGGAGAACCTCGGCTTCCTCGCCCCGCCCACTCTGGTCCACCTGTACATGGACGACTACTGGCTCCGCATGGGCCGTCTGTGTGAATGCGTCACCTACCTGCGGGACGTGGTGGTCGAGCACATGCACCCGGCGGCGGGGAAGGCGGGCTCCGACGCGGGCTACGAACGGGTCAATGCAGTAGAGATCAACCACCGGGACCGCGTCGCACTGAACGCCCACATGGACGCCTTCGTGGGTCGCGACATGGAGGCCATTCTGGGGGCCTGTGCGGCTCTCTCCGGGCCTAACTCATGAAGCGGGTCCGCCTCCGCCCAGTCCATAGTGAAAACGCCCTGAAGGCCATCTACGCCCGTCCGCACGATCACCGGCCGTGGCGGGACCACCACCTACGGGTAAGCGTCACCACCGAGATCGCCCACTGGATGGCGGGCGGCCCGGTCTACTCGGCGGCCGACCTCTCCTGCGGCAACGGAGCCATCGTGGACGCCCTGGACGTCAGCGGCCCCACGTACAAGGGCGACTTCGCTCCGGGCCACCCGCTGACGGGGCATCTGGAGGAAACCCTGCCGCAGATCCCCCGGGTCAACCTGTTCGTCCTCTCGGAGACGCTGGAGCACCTCGACAACCCAGACCGAGTCCTGGAAATGATCCGGGAGAAGGCCGACACCCTGGTCCTGTCCACGCCAGTGGACTGCTGGGACGACAGCAACGAAGAGCACTACTGGGCCTGGTCGAGGGAAGCCGTGGAGGAGATGCTGCTGAACGCGGGCTGGGGGCCGGACGTGTATACCGCGCTGGACATGCGGCCCAAGTTCGGTCCGTACTGCTTCGGGATCTGGGGGTGCCGCTGATGGAATGGCGTCTGTACCCAGGTCAGGCTGTTCCGCCGGTATCCACCTTTGAGTTCCACAAGAAGAGGGAGCGCGCTCCTCACCTGGAGCAGCCAGGCCACCGTGAGAGGCTGACACGGGCGGCCCAGCTTGTACAACGGGCGGCGGCAGCCATCGACGGCAAGGTGACTGCCTCCGATCTGGGTTGCGGAGACGGCGGCCTCCTGTCTTTGCTGATGACGCCATCCACCCAGGTGGACGAGTGCTGGGGTTATGACTTCTGCCCCGCCAATGCGGCCGGGTGGGCTGAACGAGGGGTCAAGGCGACCTTTCTGGACGTCTTCAACACCCAGCGCTCCCAGGTCGCCCTCGGCGATATCACGATCATGACGGAAGTTCTGGAGCACATAGCCGACCCCCACGGGGTGCTGCGTTGGGTGGGACTGCACTCCTCCTACATCGTGGTCTCCTCTCCGGCGGTCGAGGACGACGTCTTCCACGACCCGTGGCACGCGTGGGCCTGGGACCCTCCGGGGTACCGCGACCTGGTGGAAGGGGCGCATTTCGAGGTCTTGCTGCACGAGCTGATCGTGAGCGACGTCACCCAGATCATCCTGGCCCGGAACCGGTGGGGGCGCATCTGAGGGAAAACCGGGCATAGCCGGGCACGACACCCTTAAATATCCCAGATAGCGGGAGCTGCTCTGCATACGGTGAACAGGCCGGAATGACCGGATACGCCGTAAAGGAGCAGCTTGTGCTCAAGCAGGCCCTCGTCACAGGATCCAGTGGATTCGTAGGTCGTCACGTATCCGCCCGTCTCGAATCCCAGGGATACCAGGTGTCACGCTGTGACATCCTCGACGGCCTCGACGCGCACGACCTCTTCACCTACGACGACGCCACCTACGATCTCGTCATCCATGCCGCAGCCGTCGCACCCCATCGTGCCGCCATCGACGGCGTCCCGCAGAACCTCCTCCACAACGTCATCCTGGACGCCGCGATGTTCCGCTGGGCCTTGAAGACGCGGCCGCATCGCGTGATCTACCTCTCGTCCTCCGCCGCGTACCCGGTCCCCTATCAGCGGACCCTGGACGAGGGTCAGGACCTCCACGAAGACATGCTGGATCTCGACGGGCCGCAGTTCCCCGACGCGGCATACGGCTGGACCAAGGTCACCGGAGAGAAGATGGCCAGCGCGGCCCGTGCCGCCGGGCTGAACGTGACGGTGGTACGGCCCTTCTCCGGATACGGCGAGGACCAGGGCGAGGACTGGCCGTTCGGAGCCTTCATCCGCCGCGCCCTGCGCCGCGAGGACCCCTTCGACATCTGGGGCCCCGGGACGCAGGTCCGGGACTGGATCCACATTGAGGACGTAGTGTCCGCGATGCTGGCGGCGGCCGACGCCGGGGCCGCCGAGCCGGTTAACCTCTGCACCGGCCGGGGCGTCTCCATGGTTGAGCTCGCCGGGCTGGTGTGCCGGACTGCGGGGTACGATCCCGATTTCCGCACCCACCCCGACAAGCCCACCGGTGTCATGTACCGAGTAGGGGATCCAGACAGGATGAAGCAGTTCCACACCCCAGAGATCACTCTGGAGGAGGGCGTAGAGCGCGCCCTGAAGGTTCCCGCGCCGTTCTAGTCGCAGCCTCCGCCGCCACCGCACGAGGAGCTGCCGGAGTCGGAGCAGGACGAACTGCTGGACCCGCTGTCGTATGAGCTTCCGCAGGATCCTGTGGAGGAGTCGTATCCGCCGCTGTCCGAGGTCCAGGTGGACGTGTAGGTCACGTTCAGGAACGCGGCCATCTGCTGGTCGGTCAGGGGCTCCATCCGCAGGCGCCTGCGCCGGGCGATTTCGTCGCGCATCCGGCGGCGCTGGGACTCGGTGAGACGGGCCATGACTTCCTCCTCAGAAACAGGTCCGGGCGGACCTCCTGGTTAAAGGATGTCCGCCCGAGGGAAAACCCAAAAGAGTTTTGAGGAAGTTCAGAGCTTTCTTAGAAGTGAATCCGGTCGGACTCGAACCGACGACACGGTGGTTAAGAGCCACCTGCTCTTCCAACTGAGCTACGGATCCGGGCGGGGACCCCGACATCACCAGTCGAGGCCCCCTTGTTGAAGAGAGACGGACTCGAACCGTCATCCTTCGGCACCATAGGGCCGACGCGCTACCAATTGCGCTATCTCAAAGGGGTTCCGTTCACGGTCCTGCACAGGCGGACGGGGTTCAGCTTCAAGAGGCATGCGCTCTGCCATTGAGCCACCCGGGATCGGAGTCCCCGGGGCCGGATTCGAACCGGCATCTCACACCAGCAGACCCATCACGGTAGATCAGGACGCCGACGGTTTGTCTGAGCCTGGAGCGAGAACATCAGCTTCAACGGGCTTTGAGATTCCCGTGAGAACTTCAGCAATCATCTTCAGTTTTCGCCCTCAGGGCGACCCGTGCGCTCAGTCACGGGAGTCTTGGAACGGTCCCAGGAGGGGTAGGGACCGTTGTGGGGATCACCTTACCTCATGAACCGAGAAGGTGCCGGAAGATGTTCGCGCCGACGGTGACCTGTTCCACTTCCATGGAGTTGGCCTCCTCGCGGGCACGCTTGACGGCGTCCGACATGGCGTCGATACGGGCGACGATCTCCGCTCGGCGTTCACGGGGGAGGGCACCTGAGAACTTGGTCGTCTCCCAGTAGCCCGCGTTCTTGTCCACGGAGATGACCTCGGTCTGCGCCGGGTGCTTGTCGGTCGCCGGGTACTTCACCAGGACCGACTGCTCCTTGCGGTTGCGGACGGTCTTTACCGGAGCCGTACGGAAGCCTCCGTTTTCGGCGTCCGGGGTCCACAGCTCCGCCGGGTCGAGGACCGGTGCCTTGGAGACCACGGTCCGCAGGTCGGTGAGCTGCTTCTCCAGGAAGAGCAGGTAGGGGACCGGCAGCTCGGGCGTGATGGCCTGGCCGTCCAGCACCACAGCGGCGCGGGCGCTCATGTTCGCGGTCTCCTTGGTGGCCACCACGTCGAAGAGCTCGGTGAGATGCTTCGCGACGTCGGCCAGCATGAACTCGACGTTCTTCTGAACCAGCGTGGACTCCGGCGGCAGCTCGTCCCCACCGTCTTCGATCGGCGTGTACTTGCGGGAGAGGCCGCTGAAAAGCGGGGCCTTCTGGAGGCCGTGGTAGATCTCGGTCACCGCGTGCGAGGTGCGGGCCTGAAGACCCTTCTGTACGGCGACGATCTGACAGAGCTTCGGTGCGGTCACAGTCAATCCTTCGGTGAGCTTGAGTCTGAAGTGGGAAGAGTGGGATTCGAACCCACGATTTCCGCTGACACGCAGACGTTGCCTAGGTCGACTGCATAGACGGATCAACCGGATTTCGTCCGGCCCCATAAGCCACTCGGGCATCTTCCCTAGATGGTCCAGGCCCCGAAAAAGTCTTCGGGGTAGATCAGGTCGTACCAGTCCAGCGCAGCCTGTGCGTCTTGGTGATACTTCTCGGCGCCATCCAGGATGCTATCGCTGGCCTGACAGACGGCGCCTTCCCTCCAGCTGTGGGGACACGGCGTACACCACTGTGCTCCACAGGTGAGATGGCCTTTCACTGCTTCCTTTCTCGAAGGGCCCGTTACGTGTCCCCGGTGGATGCCCATACCGGGTCTGGCGAGAGCGGGGACTACACCCTTCTTCCAGTCTTGCCTCGACTTGCAGGCAAAGGATGCATTCCCGTTGACACTACCCCTCTTAGTGATCCAGGAAGGGTCCTCCCTTGCAGCCCCGAGAGGTGTTGCGGGGTATGCAACTCATGAGGCATTCACTCCGCCGGATCGGCACCGCACCTGCCTGCCTCTCCAGCGTTCCTCGTTACCTGTGCCCTTGGCGGGATTCGAACCCGCGCCTGGATTTCTCCAGAGCTGAGTGTGGAAAACGCGCTTCCCTACAGACCCGGTTCGCGAGCCATTCGGTGCATCCGCAACCTTCTCAGCACGCCGCCCCTCCGTTTTTGGGCCGCTCTGTCCCTGCCTGAGCTACAAGGGCATGATCCATGTTCAGTTGTCCGCGCTGTCCCCCAGGTACTTCCGGGTGAGGCGCCTGCTCTTGCCGAGCTTGCGCTGTACCGCCCAGGGGTCCTTGTTCTTTCGGCCGCTTCCGGTGAGCGTGGAGTAGCCGCACATCAGGCAGCAGCCCCGCCAGCGCTTGTGGGGAGAGTGGGCCATGACTGAGCTCCGTTCGAGTTTTCCCGGCCCCTCTTCAGGGCTGGGGTAGCTCGCGGTACTCGTTCATCGTCCGTCCTCCGGTCTGGGTTGAAAGGTGCGGGGGCCGTATAGCCTCGGCCGCAGAAATATCTTGCATCAGGAGAGCCGCCACGCGGATCACTGAAGTTGGCCTCCTCCTACCCGTGCAGAGTCGGCTGTCGTCTCTGCTGGCATCCGCCGCTCCCCTTCAAGGACTCGAACCTCAGTTTCCTGATCCAGAATCAGGCGTCCTGCCGACTGGACGAAAGGGGATTGAGATTATGCAATTGTACTGCGTAGGTGGGGTGGGATTCGAACCCACACATTGCATCCGTTATCCGGCCGTCTCTGCGCGATTGGACTACCCACCTTTGCAGGCGCCTGCCGTATGGATCCCGACCAAGAGTACAGCAGGCGCCTTCACGAAACCGAAACCCGAGGGAATCGGTTGGTCATACGTCCTGGGCGATCTCCTCTTCGCAGCCCGCGTGCAGCCACTTCTTGAGGATCCGGTCCTCTACTTCGAAAACGTAGGGGTCCGCTACCCAGAAAACTTCTTCTTTCGCTACCCCTACCAACCCACAGTGGGAGCACTTTCGATACAGCTTGGTGTTCATGAGGTTCCCTCCGAGTGAGTGACTTTTCAATCTCTCGGACGACCTCGTGGCTCGGGCTGGGCTTGAACCAGCGACCTTCTCCTTATGAGGGAGCTGCTCTAACCACCTGAGCTACAGAGCCTTGCTTCATCAGACGATCTTGTGGACCATCTTCGGCATCCCGAAGGACATCGCACAGGTGGGGCCGTACTGCGTCAGCAGCTCCACCTGGGGGACGCTGCCGTTCTCGAAGGGATCGGTCCAGGTCTCCACCGGCATGCCGTTCGGATAGCCGCCGTAGTTCATGACTTCGGCGAGGGTGGCGAAAGTACCGGCCGGGACGGAGGCGGCCCACAGCGTCACCTTCTCGGTGAGATGCTTCCCCAGGTCGGGGTTGGCGGCGTAGTGAGACTTCTTGTCGACCGTGATGTGCATGACTCCCCCTAGTTTCTCCCCGCGTGTACCGAGCCTCCGACAGGGTTCGAACCTGCGACACCTTCCTTACGAAGGAAGTGCTCTACCAGCTGAGCTACAGAGGCAATGTCCGGCTTTCGAGCTCTCAGGAGACCGGACGAACCTGACTAAGGTGTTACCGGGCAGTACCCGGTTACTGATCAGTACCCCGTACACTCGGCAGGATTCGAACCTGCAACCTCCTGGTCCGTAGCCAGGTGCTCTATCCGATTGAGCTACGAGCGCTTGACGAGGTACCGCGTCTTCCTCGGACTCACCTGCGGGAGCCACGCGGTACCTCTTGCCTGGTGTGACCCAAGGCGACCGCCGTGTCCCGCACCCCTTGACCCCCGGAGGGCTCGCCTGGTGACGGGAACTTAACGGATAGCAGGAGTAGGGGAGAGAGGAATTGAACCTCCGACCTCGTGATTATCAGTCACGCGCTCTTACCAACTGAGCTACACCCCTTTGAAGAGGCCGGTCTCCTGTCCAGAAGATGCGCGGCCTCTCGCCCAGCGAATTCCCCGAAGGTGCATTCCATGGAATTCTCTGCACTTGGGCCCTTGGGTTTCCCTGGCCCCTTCTGTCTTCAGTATGCCCACAGTGCCGCAGGCCTTGCAAGCCGTATCAGCTCGATGTGACCTGACTCACTTCAGCAGTACGCCGACTGGAGCATCCAGGTCGGGGCTGAAGCCTTGAGCTCCAGCGTCTTCACCGCCCATTCCAGTCGGAGAACCTCCTCCATGCCCAGGGAGAAGTGACTGTGATCGATCGTCTTCCCGCCGCCCTCGTCCACGGAGACCGACCGCGACGTGAGCAGGATGAACCGATGCCCCAGTGGGGTGGGGTTGTTCACCCAGGGGATCTCCAGGCCGAGTTCGTCCCGGAGGCGCACGGTCAGGTCGTCGTACTCCAGAGCGTTGACCGTTTCCTCGTCCACGCCGTGCTCCAGGAGCAGCACCTTCTGCATGGTCTCGATAACGTCCCCCGATCCGAAGGTCCAGCTCTGCTCGGACGGCTCTTCGAACGCTACGCCGAAGTGGAGCTCTGTCTGGTGGTAACCCATGATATTCCCCTTCCGTTCTCACTATTTTCCCACGTCATACCTGGTGGTAGTACCCTGTGGAGACGTGACCCCCACCACACCTGGAGTATCCGTGGATCCCACCGAGCAGATGATGAAGTTCTTCGAGTTCGAACATCTTCCCGCTCATCTTCAGCAGGTCTCCAAGATCTTCTCCACGGCAGCTGCGCAGATCGTGGATCTGGTGCCACCGGGCCCGGAGCGGACAGTGTGTCTCCGCAAGCTGCTGGAGGCCAAGGACTGCGGAGTACGGGCCTCCCTGTAAAAACGCTGAGACCCTCTCCGATGGCGGCCCGCAGGCCGGGGAAACCGGAGAGGGTCTCAGGACCGAAAGCGTCAGCGATCGGTCACCCTGTTGCGGCGCGCGAAGACAAGGACTCCCGCGCCGAGGAACATGATGCCACTAGCGAAGAGCATCTGCACCACGTCCTCATACCCCGCGCGTTCGGTCCTGGTCTCCTCCGTGGACAACCTCGTTTCGCCCCTCGACGCGGGCGGCTGGGGAACCCGGGGTGGAGGAGGCACCACCAACTTGCTGAAAGGGGTTCTTTCCATGCCGGTGTACGACACGGACGGATTCGGGGAGCTCGAAGATTTCGGCCCCGAGATCGCCGCCGATGAGGCGGATGAAGTAGAGACGGGGCCGCCTGAGATCTGGGTGGTGCGACGAGCCAAGCCCGTACGGCTGCCCGTGGAAGACGTACCAGACCCCAGGGGGTGCCTCAACGTCCCCGGGACGCCCGTACCCCGTGTAGAGGAGATCGTCTTCCCAGGCCTCTCCCTGATCGGCGGCCCACTCCTGGAAGATTGGGCCGAAGGACCGGAGAACGGACGTGCAGGCTTTGCGGCAGAGGTCGGGGATGGTGGGGATACGGCCACGCACTCTTCAACCTCGACGTACCAGGCGGGTGGGTCCGGGGGTGCCGGAACGGGTTCGAAATAAGTAGAACATGAACACGGGCAATCCGAACGGTTGCCCTGTGTCGCCACGGCGGCCGAGCCGAGCCCTACGAAGACCACGACAGCCGTGACGGTCACCAGGAAGACGTGTCGCATGGAGCCTTTCTACGCGTTGATGCAGGTGTTTCCAAACGCGGGGTTCAGTGCACCGATTACGTTGACCGTGTTGCCGCAGACGTTGATCGGAATGTGGATCGGGATCTGAACGACATTGCCCGAGAGGATGCCCGGCGAGCCCACGGCCGCACCCGTGGCGTGAGCCCCTCCGCCGCCGTGGTGGTGGTGGCCTCCGTGGTGGTTCTTGCGCCCGTGGTCCTTCTCCTCACACACGTGGTCGTAGCCGCAGGACGGGGCCTGGGCCACGGCTGCGGCCGGGGCACCCAGTACCAGGGAAACACTGGCCACGGCCAGAGCGAGCTTCTTCATCAAGGGTCCTTTCGTAGGTGGATGGATCACCGGCGTCCCAACGAAGTCGAGGCCGCCGGGTCGCGGGGAGTCACCCGGATGATTCCGGGCCGATTCAGCCCCCGAGCTCCTTGACCGCCGCGTACACGCGTCGGGCAATGTACAGGTGACCTGCGTCGTTGGGGTGAACACCGTCCGAACCGATGTAGAGGTCGGCGTTGCCGCTCCCTGTGGGAGAGCTGGTGTTGCCCGTGCCCGTGATCCACGGTCCGTGAGTGGCGACGAGGGTTCCGGTGGCGTCGTAAATGGAGCCCGTGACGGGGGAGATGAAGGGGATTCCGGCCGCAGCAGCCGACAGGCGCAGGGTGGTGTCGGTGTTGGTGATGCCACTGCCGGGCGAGCCGGTGGGAGACCAGCACCCGAGCACGTAGATCTGCGTGTCCGGCAGGGCCGCCTGGATGGTGCTGTACAGCAGGTCGGCCGCTGTGTCGATCGCAGGCTGGGATCCGCCGTTGTCGTTGTACCCGCCCCAGATGAACAGGATGTCCGGCGCCCACGGCGTGACGTCCACGGCGACACGGTCCTGGAAGACGACGGAGGTACCAGGAGTGATGTATCCCGTGCCGCCGATGCCTTCCTGCCACGAGTCCTCGTAGCCCAGCATCTGCATGGCCTTGTTGAACCAGGTTCCCGCGCCCAGGGCGGTGTTCATGGCGCTTCCCCCGGACAGGCTGTCGCCCAGCACCATCACCCGCTTCTCGGGCTGCGGAGGCTTCCACATGATGGCAGTCGGGGGAAGGTAGATGCCTCCGAAGGGCATTACTGAGCAGTCGAAGCGGATGACGCGCGGCTTCGCGCGGCCCAACGTGACCGTGAGCAGGTGCGTGCTGCCGGGGGTGGTGCCTGCAATGGCCTGCATGAGGTCGGTCAGGGGACGGCCGTCGACCCAGAGCCGCAGGTGTCCGGCGGACTGGAAGTTCAGGCGCAGCTGGAACGCGTCGGCGTCGGTGCCGAAGCTGAAGCTGTACGTGGACTGGGACGAGGCGAGGGTCGTGCGGGTGTTGGGGTACCGGGAGGTCGGGAGTACGTAGGTGGAGTCGGGAGTCCCGGATCCGATGGTGAAGTTGCCCGCGCCCAGGTACAGGAAGCGTCCGGTGACGTCGCTGCCGGAGAGCGCCACTCCGGGAGGGGCTTGTTTGATGTACCCGCTGGCGGGGGTGCTGGTCTGGGCGATGCTGATGTTTGTCGGGGCCGGGGCGGGACCGAGGTTGGTCAGCGTCATGCGCCACGGGTAGTTGGGGAAGGCGTAGACCCGGCCCGCGCCAGTGCCCTGGTTGGCCAGGGCGATGGTGGCGAAGCCGTTGCTGAGGTGCGCGGCGGTGACGGTGAAGATCGTGCCCGAAGACGCCTTGTTGAACGAGGTGCTGGGGTAGAACTCGGGGTTGCCCTCCGTGAGCGGGGAAGCGGTGCCGGAGGAGGCGTATTGCGCGATGGCTCCGGCTGAGCTGAGGAGTACCAGGTCCAGGTAGCGGCTGCCGGAGTAGAGCATCCCGAGGTGGACCTGGATGCGGTCGTCGGGCTGCGCCAGGATGGAGCACTTGAGCTGGGTGCCCACGCTGGTGGACGCGATTGTCCAGGACGCGGCCGAGGCGAGGTCCTGGACAGCACCGTCGATGATCTTTGCTTCGGCGGTGCGGTTGCCCGTGCTGTCGACTCCCGGGACACCCTGAATGCCCTGGAGACCTGGTGACCCGTCCTGGCCGTCCGCTCCGGCGGGACCCGTGGCGCCGGTCGCCCCCGTTGCTCCAGGAGTTCCGGGCGCCCCGTCTGCCCCGTCCTGGCCGTCCGCTCCGGCCGGTCCGGCGGGGCCCGTCGGTCCAGTGGGTCCGGTGGCCCCTGGAGGCCCCGTGGGTCCGGTCGGCCCGGTAGCGCCGGGTGCCCCGTCAGCACCGGGAGGACCCGGAATGCCGTAACTTCCGCATACCCCTGGATACGTGCTCATGGCGACCCTTTCGGACGATTCGCTCTCAGGGTATGCCAAAGGGTGCAGAGCGGATCATCCGGACATGACGAAGCCCCCACCTGTTCGTGCAGATGGGGGCCTCGCTGCGCGTGACTGCGGAATCCAGGTTACTGATCTATGTGGGGGCCGATGTACTCCACACAGATGGTCTGAACGTCATCCACCCGTTCGCCGTAGAACCAGACGAGGCGTTCTGCCGAGGGCCCTCGCCGGACCCATGAGAACCACAGCTCGTCTCTGCCCTGGAGCCACGAGGGACCTCGGTTGGACGCCCGGCGGTGGCTGGATAGGGACGGGTACGAAGGATCCTTCTCCAGCAGGTTCAGGGCCTTCTTGACCTGTCTGATCTTGCCGTGGTCCCCGCTGCGCTCGATGGCCTGGAGGCCTCGGCGCGCACGTTCTCTGATGTCGAGCTGGTAGGGCATGCGTTCTCCTGCGCGGTGCGCGAATGGACGGGTTATATGTCGTCAAGGCGCGAGCCACCCAGAAAGTTCCTGAAGAACTCCCTCACCCCGCCGCGAGGGCGGACGGATGGCTTTCCTCCGCCGGGTTCGGCACGGACCCCGTTGTCCTGGTACACGGCTTCCACGCCCGTGATCCCGTTGAGCTTGCGGATCATGGCGTAGTACTGGCCGAGAGGGAGCAGATCCTTCGGCTCCTCCAGCTCAATCACATCCGTGCGGAGCCAGTGGCGGGCCCCTGCGAGCTCCCGGTCAGGCCCCAGGATTGAGATGGCCTCGTCCCAGATCCTGTCCTGGTCGGCCTTCGGCAAACCCTTGCGCATGCGTACGACAATCACTGCACTCCCCTTCCGTAGGTTTCTCCACCCTAAGGTGAACTGGAGGGTACGGAAAGGGAGTTGACCGTGAGTCCTGTCACATGGCTACACGGTCGGCATGGACACGTTTCGCCAGTGCGGCGTGGAGCTGTTCTGGGTGACGTTGCCCGACACCAGGTGCATGTAGGGGCCCCGGTAGGTCTGGGCTGCCGCTGCCGAGGAGGTGATGGAGAACTCCGGCGAGATGTCGGTCCTGACGAAGGTGAGCGAGGTCGGCCGGACCTCGATCCTGAAGGTCATGTAGGTGTCTGCCACGGGCGGCTGGAAGCCGCTGGTGGTGGGCGGGGTGCCATTCGCCACGGCCGTGCTGCCAGCGGTGCCGGGGTCGTGGCGGTTGATGAGCATTTCGCCGTTGGCCCGGACAAGGCAGTGGTACCCGCCGACCGTGTTGGTGGATCCCGTGAAGATGTACTGGGTGTCATCGGGGCGGCATACCGCTACTCCGCTGACCTGAGTGGAGACGGGCGGGATGACGGGCCATTTCATGGACCACAGCACGTTGTAGGACGAGGGGGCTGGGACTTCGTTCAGGCCGCCCAGGCAGACCGTGTGAGCGGAGCTCAGGCTGGGGAAATAGACGCTGCCGTCACTGGCGTCGAACTTCAGCCGGGTCGCGCGCGAAGCCTCCGAGGTGGGGATCGTCGGATCCCCCTCCAGCATGCCGGGCATCATGACCTTGGTGGCGAAGTTGTCGGCCGCCAGCATCTTGTACGTGAACTCGGTGTTCGTGGACCGGGTGACGTAGGCGATGCGCGAGCACATCAGGCCCTTGACTCCGAGATCCTGGCTGAGGTGGCGTGCCTGCTCGCGGCGGTGGACTTCCCAGACCATGGTGTCCTTGCCCCGTGCGACGATCTCCGCGATACGGGCATCGGTCGTGACGGCGGGAATCCCCCACATGTCTACGACGGAGTCGTAGGTGTTGAGCTCGCTGTCGTTGGTCAGGCCGTCCCCGGCCAGGTACCCCCACGTGGTGAATCCGTTGGTCCGGGCCCAGGACAGCAGGCTGTTGTTGTACATCATCTTGACCACGACGTTCTGCCGGGCCTGCGGGTAGTCCTCCAGGAGCATGCGCTGCAAGGGCTGTACCGCCGCGTTGGATTTGGCCTCTACGAAGATCACCGTGTTGTGGATGAACCGGTCCAGCACTTCTCGCAGGGTGACCAGGCGCTGACCGGGCCAGCCCGGTCCGAGGTAGTCGGTCTCCTCGCTCCGTACGAGGGCGGCGATCTCCGACCAGGGGCGCGTGGTGGCCGCTCCGGTGGAGTTGGTGCTTTTGTCGAAGTCCGGGTCGTGCATGCAGAACAGCGTCTTGTCGGCTGCCGCAACCACGGACACCTCGATCGCGGGCACGTAGCCGTTCGTCCTCATCAGCTCGGTGCTGACGTCGTAGCCGACCAGGGTGTGTTCGGGGAATTCGGCGCCGGATCCCCGGTGGGCGACGTACCAGCCAGCGGCCTGCGCTCGCATCTGGGCGATCGTGTAGGCGGGCAGGGCGGAGCTGGCCGACGGGCCCTGGCCCTCCTGGGACACGACGACCGACCAGGGGGCCGCTGGAGGGGACTGGCCTGCGGTGGTGGTGCTGGTGGCCAGGAAGATGGCGCCCCGGAACGAGACCAGGGAGCCGGAGGGGTAGATGGTATTGGCAGACCAGACGCCCCGCCACGGATAGGCCATACCAGGCTCCTTTGGACTATCTGGACATTGCTCTCTTAAAGGATAGGACTAGATCAACGTCCAGTTGCCGCTGCCGTCGGGAGCGACCGTGAGGCGATTCCACTGGTCGGGGAGCGTCGCCGTGGGGCTGCCGTCGATCGTCTGGCTGGAGACGGTGGCGACCGTCACCACGTTCGCGGACGAGTCGATCTTCTTGATCGTGTACTGGTTCGGTGTCGCCACCGCAGAGATCAGAGTGACCGTGACCGGACCCGACGCCGCGTTGACCAGGATCGTCTCGTCAATGATCCGGACCGAGGCTGAGGCTGTGATGGTCCGCACCACCCGGGACTTCTGGCCGTTGATGACCCTCAGGCCGGTGGGCGAGGTCGCCGTCACGCCGCTCTCGGTGAACAGGCCCGTCAGCTTCACCGTGCCCCGCGCCGCAGCCAGGGCCGCCGAGCTGGTACCGGAGACGGTGAAGTTCGCGGCCTCAGTGGAGCACTGGTCGATGTCGATGGCCGGGCCGATGCCCCCGCTGCCCACGCCGTAGATGTAGATCTGGTTGACGCACTGCTCAACTGAGCAGGAGATCACCTTCATGGCGTGAACCGAGCCCACCGACCCCGCGTAGGTACCCACGGCCACCAGGCCCGCCCAGCAGTACAGGGCCATGTACCGGTCCACGATCCCGTGCTCCGTCAGGAACATGGCGTACGTGTAGCCACCCTGCACTGAGAGGTTCTTGACGTAGACGAGGTCGTTGTTGCCCGGAGCAGGCAGCATCACCCCGATCGACAGCCCCGTTCCCAGCGTGGTGGGGGAGACGTAGTCCGAGCCGGTCACGATGCCTGCGGTGCCGACGGAGACGTTCTCGATCTGTGCGTTGGCGCAGCCCCAGACGTTGATGGCGCCGTACGTCAGACCGTGGTCGGAATGGGCGTTGAGCAGGGTCAGGTTCTTGATGATGGGGATGATGTTGGCGTACACCGCGCCGACGCCATAGCCCGAGCCCTCGTTGGGCCCGCAGATGATCGCAGGGTTGCCGCTGGCGTTGATGTTGGCGATCTGTGCGGCGGGAGAGGCGTACACGTTGAAGGCGATGTAGCCGCCGCCCGCCATCTGCGGGACCTGCTGCTGCCAGTGCCGGACCGCCGCCCCGCCGTCGGAGGGGCCGGAGAAGGTGATGTGCTTCTTGACGGCCGTTACGGGATTTGTGCCGAAGACGAGCAGGCCGTTGCCCGACTTGTTGGTGCGCAGAGCTCCGGCCAGAGCGCAGAACCGGGGGGTGAAGACCTCCGCGTGGGTGTTGCCCGCTGCGAGGTACGCTTCGGCGGCGTCGATGGCCGCGTTGCAGGCCGCCGTGTCATCGGTACCGAAGAAGACGGGCTGGTTGGTGGCGGTGGTCACGGCAGGCGCCGCGATCGTGACGGAGTTGGCGCTGGCCACAGCGGTGATGGTGGTGCTGTGGGCGGTCACGCCGGTGGTTCCGGCCCGGTTGACCAGGACCGCCATGCCCACGGTGGCCCCGGCGAAGCCGCCAGAGGCGCTGGTGAGCGTGGTGGAAGCGGCGGTGATGGTGCCGTCGGCGATCATCTTGACGTCGCCCTTGGCGCCGTACTTGGTGACGTCGAAGAACCACGGGGGGCTGAGGGCGGTGAGGTTGCCCGTGAGCGTCCAGCTGCCGGAGTAGGTGTAGATGTCGCCGGTCAGCGTGTTGAGGTACATGTCGCCGGTGGCTGCCGACCCGGAGGGGGCACCCGCGCCGGTGGTCCACACGGTTCCGGGAGTACCTGCCGTACCGGCCGGGCCGGTTGCGCCCGTGGGCCCGGCGGGACCCGTCGCGCCGGTGGCTCCGTCGGCGCCTTCCTCGGCTACAAGCTCCCACGGGAAAGTGGGCGGGGAGACACCCGGGGTGATGTCATCGGTGGCCAGGTAGGTACTGCCGCCGAGACGAGCCAGGTCGCCTTCGAGGTAGGTGTTCTCCGACTCCCAGGTCCCCCGCCACGAGTCGAGGAAAGAACCCGATTCTCCGGCTGGCCCAGCGGGACCCGTGGCTCCGGTGGCGCCTGTAGCGCCCGTGGCCCCGGTCGCCCCGGCGGGACCTGCTGGCCCTGTGGGTCCGGCGGGCCCCGGGATGCCGAATCCTCCGCACTCGGTGGGGTAGGTCACGGCATCTCCTTCGAGGCAGGTCAAATCGCCCTTACAGGATATGCCGGTAGATCGGGGATGCTCAGTGACAACTCGGACAGAAACGCCTTGGGTGACGCCGGAAGTGACCCAGGTCACGCTCGTACTGCCCAGTACTGGACACTGCGCTCCACCGAAAATCGCGAGGATCTTCTCAGTCGCCGCGAGAACGCGGTCTCCGGAAGGGAAAACTCAGATGGCAACGGTGCGCATCAACGAAGTCGGGTTCCTCAACGAGGACACCATGAGGCAGTCGATCGGACGGCTCGGTCTGGCGACCCTGCCCAGCGGGGTGAGTCCTCTCGCCACCGCCACGCTGGTCCGCCTCACCTGCCAGGCCCACGGCGTACAGGTCGCAGGCTTATCCCGCGAGTACGAGGAGACCCTGCTGAAGGAGCTGGCCTCGATCAAGCTGATCTTCTGGCCCGGCGGCAACGTGGTGCAGATGGTCTGAGAAAAGCCGAACACCCCCACCCTGTCCAGGCGGGGGTGTTCGGAGGCGCTAGAACAGCCGACGAAGGGCCTCGGTTGCCTTCTCAATGTCAGCGAACTTCTCCAGGGCCAGGTCGAGCATGAACTGGATGGCCACCTCGTCCTCAACCGGGAGGACGGCCTCCCCGTTGAGCGCGAGGAACGAGATCATCGCCACCCATCCGGTTCTCTTATTGGCGTCCACCAGTGGGTGGTTACGCGCAATCCCCTCACCGAGAGCGAGAGCCTTGGTCCAGACATCGGGGTACACGTCCTGGCCGCCGTAGCTGGATTGCGGCCGGAACACCGCTCACCGCTGATGACAGGAGGCCCCAGTCACGTACAACTACGGGAAACCCGAGGGCTTCCTCCGTAGCCGCTAAGACAGCGTCCTCGTCGGGGTAGTGGATCACCGGTCGGCCAGCTTCTTCAGCAGCGTCCCGTGGACCTTGCCGATCTTCTTGCCGATCTCCCGCATCTTGGCCCGCATCTCGTCCTTCGTCATCGGGCGCTCCTCGGTCGCTACGCTCATGTTTCCTCCTTCGGGTAGTCAGATACTCACACGAAAATGCCCCTGTTCCCAAGGGGACAGGGGCATGATCTGAGTCACACCTGATTAGTACAGCGAGCCATCCGGAGCAGGTTCGACCGGCAGGAATTCGTTGCCGGACAGGTAGTTCTCGAAGCTCTTCGCGACGGTCACCGTTCCCTGGGCGATTTGCTCGGGAGTCAGGGTGCCCGCGTCAGGGGCGTGGGCGGTGAGGATCTCCACCGCACGTTCCAGGGAGTCGGACCGCAGGGACCGCGCCGGGTCCTCCCAGTCGCCGTCGCCGCATTCCTGAATGGTCATGTTGCCTCCGTAGGTCAAGAACATCATGGCGCAGGAAGGCCCTGTCCAGGCGTACCCGGACAGGGCCTTCATGTTGTCCGCCGCCGGACAGTTTTCGCTCAGCCCTCGGGGGCGAACGGAATCGTGACCTCCTGGGAGACCGTGCGGACGGGCTCGTCCACGTCGGTGACGGTCACCGTGTACGTGCCGTCGCCGTAGGTGTGCTCGGTGTTCGTGGTGCCGTCACCCGGGTTGGTCTCGTCCGCGAGGCCGTCGCCGAAGGAGATGGTCACCTCTCCCGCACCCTTGTTGTCGGCGAGGATCGACGCGCGGCGGCGGGTGGGGTCACCGGCGTCGGCCGAGATAGAGACCTCCAGGTCTCCGGTAGCCGTGGAAAACGGGACGATCACCTCGTAGGTCGCCGAGCGCTCCGGCTCGTCCACGTCGGTCACGGTGACGGTGTAGGTTCCGGCCGCTGCGAACAAGTGGGACGTCGTGGTGGTGCCGTCGCCGTTGTTGGTGCCGCCCGGGGTACCGTCGCCGAAGTCGACGGCGAGACCGCCCTTGCCGTAGTTGTTGGCGGAGATGAGCACCGACATGCGAGTGACGTCGGCGGTGTCCTCGATCACATCCAGCGAAACGGCGCCGGGGACCATGGAGTCCTGGCGGGCCTTGAGGCCGATCTCGTCCGGACCCTGGGAGAACCCGGAGACCGTTCCCTTGAAGATCATCTGGCCGTTGCGGTCGTAGAGGATCACCTTTCCGGTGCCCGGCCACGCCCCTCGGACGGCCAGGTACTCCTCGGCGTCGTCGGCGAGCTGAACGGGGTTCCACGTGACTTCGAGAACGAGACCCTCGTCCTCGGTGTCGACGCGGACTTCCCTGGGCTTGGTGTTGATTTCGACTTCGCTCTCGTCCTCGCGGACAAAGACGATCTTTTGGATCATGAACTGCTCCCGGGTAGCGTTCCGTCCGGAACGTGACGTTCCTACCGAAATGGTCTCTTACCTAGCAGTGTTGGGTCAAATGCGCAAGAAAACCCGCCCGGTGTGTGGAGGCACCGGACGGGTTCGGGGGTGAGGAGCAAAGTCCTGGGGCTGCTGCTGTCAGCCCGGCCCGGAGGGCCACCCGGCGGACAGATTACCCGAGAACGATCAGCCCTGGACGCCCGACGTGCCCGTGACCTGCGTACGGGAGTGGTCGGACATGACGTTGACCGCGTTGGTGTCCCTCAGGCTGAGCAGCGCCTCGGCGTTGTCCACGCTGGAGCCGGTGGTGTTGTCGGGAGCCGGGAGGATCAAGCCGGTCACCTTCTTCAGGGCGTTCGGACCCGTGGGCAGCGGGGCGGCGGTCGCGGGTCCGGCTGCCGAGGCCACGGCTGCGGCGGTGAGCGCTGCTGCGGTGAGGATCATGCGCATGGGAGCTCCAGGGTGTGAGTTGCTGGCAGAAGCTGTGCGGGACGGAACCTACCGCAGCCGCGCACCCATCCTGAAACACCCCTGTTCGCTTCTTAGGGCCTTCGAACCCCCGGGTGGGGGTGGGGGACCCATAAGTAGAGTTAGGCCCGCAGAAGGCCGTATGGACCCCTTCTCAGGCCGTTGTGCCAGAGATCCCCGAGTACGAGAACCGAGAGTCCCACTTGTGAGCGGGGAACCAGCCGATGGGGCGCACCACATTCACGTTCTCCTTGGGGGCCGTCGACAGGTCGAAGACCGCCCGGTCGGCCAGCCCCTCGGGAAGGGTGATCCAGTACTTGGTCCAGTGGGAGTTCCGGAAGTGCTGCTCCACGCAGTACTTCCAGATGAACGGGGTGCTCGCGCCGGGGTAGATGTTGGGGTCGTAGGGGTTGAGCACTTCGGCCCGTGCTGATCCGTCCCCTCCGAGGATCAGCTGGGTCGTGGACAGCACCATCGTGTAGTCCACCCCGGCCGGAAGCGCTGTGATCAGGGCCGGGTCGGGAGACACGAAGACCTCCCCCTGGTGCGGGGCGCCACTGGGCCTCAGCCACCGCCCCGCCAAGACAACACGCAGGAATCCGTCAGGGAGCATCCCGGTCACCTCCATCGTCGTGACCAGGATCTCACTCGTCCGTGGGGATGACCTCTTTGGTGATCTAACTTCTTGCAGGATCGGGGACCAGCAGAAGGGCCCCAAAAGGGTTTTGCGCAGGAACTGGGTAGGTCACGTACCGCTGGCCAGGCCCGAGCCGTAGCGGTGCCGTGGACAGACACCGGGGATCAACGGTTGCCGGTCCAGACGATGCGCTCCCTGAACCCGCCCCTCTCCTCGGCCTTGGATGCCCGGAGCCCCTCCAGCTGCGCCGGGTTGATTCCGAGATCGGCCGCGAGGGCGAAGACGACCTCCAGGACGTCTGCGAGCTCCTCGGGGGCGTCGGTCTCGTCCGCCTCCAGGTACTCCGCCACCTCTTCACTGAGCTTTGCGCGGAGTCGCTGCCGGTACTCGGCCGGGTCAGCGACGTAGACCTCCGGCTCGGCCCCACCCGCGCGGATGATCCGGGGAATTCGGTCTCTTACCAACTTGCCCTTGGTGAGCACGTACTTCTCCTTCCACTGGACCGACTCGGCCCTCTCAAGGCCTGTCACGGCCTCCTCCTCAGTCCGGAGAACCTACAACAGGCGTCGGGTGTTCGACAGGCCCTCCGTGTTCGACTTTCTCACGCTACGCATTGTCATACCGCAGGTGGGGTCCTGGGGTCCCTCCGAGTGGTGGGGTCCTCGCTCTAGGGACCCCACTTGCAGTAATACCAGCTCACAGGTTTGACGTGTCCCTATCACATAGGATGGGGATGTCCTTTTTGTTTTGTTTTATACACATGTAAAGGGTGGGGTCCCTCACCCAAGGACCCCACCGGGACCCCAGTGCAGGGACCCCAGGGACCCCAGGACCCCACCAGCTACCGAGAGTGACGAAAAAGCCCCCGGCGATCACCGGGGGCTTTCGTTCTGTTCGATTTCTAGCGAGGCGTGTACTTGCCCTCTCCGTTATCCGCCAGGAGCTTGTTCTCGACCGCGTACCGGACCGTCCAGCGGGCCAGCCCGCCCTTGGCCTTCTCCTTCTCCCAGTCCCCTCCGGCGATCACGCAGCTCTCTTCCCACTCCGTCACCTCCGACTTGGTCAGCCGGTCCCGGATCTCGACCTGGGAAAGGGGCTTGAGCCTGCACTTCGCCGTGATCTTGTGCGCCACCCGGGCCACGATCTCCGGCCACGTGCCCGGCGTACCCATGGCGTCCGCGTTCTCCCGCACCCGCTCAGCACGGGACTTCCGCCCGGCCTCCTCGACCCGGCCCTCGGTTTCAACCCTGCTCTGGAAGGACGTGAGGACCTCCGCAGCGCGGTGAGTCACGGACCCGAAGCCACGCGCTACCGCCCAGTCCTCTTCGCTGATCTCGTAAGAGCACCGCATCAGGGCCGACTGCGCGGCCACCCGGTACAGGGCCAGAGTGGCGTGCGAGGCACGCGGGTCCTCCAGGGTGAGGCCACCCGACAGAGACGAGGCCAGGATCGTCAGCTCGTCCCCCATGACCTCCGGCATGGAGAGGACGACGCCCTCCTCGTCCGCCCCCACACGGACGCAAAAGTCCACCACGTCCCCGAACGAGTCCGGGAAGCCGGGACGCTCCCTGCGGGCCTCCAGAGCCGCTGCACGGAGGCTTTCCGGGACGGCCTGGCCCCGGCTGAGCAGACGCCCCACCTCCAGCACCGCCTCGTCCTCGGACGCGGTGACCACGGGGACGATCATGTTGCGCTGGTAGAAGCCGGTCGTGTGTCCGGCCACCTCCGCGAAGATCTCCCCCTGGTAGTAGGCGGTGATCCCCAGAACGTACTTCTGCGCCGGAACCACGCGGTGGTGTTCATCGGAGGCCGTGTCGTTGCGGATCTCGTCGCCGACGTACGCGTCCAGGAGGTTCGACTCCAGCTCCAGCGCCTGGTTACCCCGGGAGCTGGACTTGCTCATGGCGCTGAGGAGGACCGCCCCCTCGGAATAGGACAGTTCGGTCCGGGGGACGCATCCCCACGCAAACTCCGGGGTTCCGGGCTGTGGACCCATGATGTCGTCCTCGTCCTCCGAGAGGACGATTTTCCGGAGCATGCGCGCCAGGAGGGCGGAACCGTTGGCCGGGCGCAGCGTCTGGAATCCGAAGTCGAACTCCTCCACGTCCTCGGCGGACACAAAGACCGGCAGGGATGGCTTCGCCAGCGCTGCGGGGACGGGCATGAGCCGGTCTCGCGCCGACATGGTGGTGTTGGAGCCCGCGCCGGAGAACGCCACCAGAGCGTAGAACCCGCCGAGGTGCACTGGACTCTTCTGGGGGTTGGGCTGTCCCAGAACGCGAGGCCCCGCAAGGATCCCGGCTCGGTTGAAGCAGGCTGCGGCCAGCCCTTCCGGCTTGACGCCTACCGCATCAGCGGCTTCCTTGATCCGCGCCATGTGCGGAAGGGCCCACAACTCCTCCGGAAGACCGATGTCACGGAGCTGGAGCGCCAGGGCCGATCGCTGTTCCGGAGTCAATTTCAGTGTGGTGCTGGTCACTTTTCTTCCTCTCCTGAGGAAGAGCCCTGGGTTCACCACGCCGTTATCGGGTAGAGTCGTCTCAACGAAGCGAGCTGCACTCTATTCGTGTGATGGAGCTCCAGAGTCTTCCAGTGGGTAGCTGGCGATGACTCCTTGAAGGACCCCGGTTCCGACGCCGGGGTCCTTCACTCTTTCACGCGCCGGGGACATCCTCCGGCAGGGACGCGAGGCGGATCTGCTCGGCCGTGAGGGTTCCCGTCCGCAGCATCCGTTCCACTGCCTCCAGGACCTTCGCCGCCGTCGCGGAACGGCTCGCGGCTCCGATCTGAGGGCCCAGCTCGTCCAGGGTGCGGCGGTGGTGGTTGTTCAGCGTCATGGAGGACGCGGTGAGCTTGTCGTCCTCGTGGATGTCCTGCTTCGGCCTTCCCAGTGCCATGGGAGTTCCCTTCCTCTTCGTCGTTTCACATAACATAGCCCTCTCGAAAGAGGGGGTGGAAGGGAAAGACCGTGTGACCTACCCCACACATGCAGGAAGGCCGGACCTCCGAAGAGACCCGGCCTTCCTGACCTGCGACAATCACCTCGTGGAGGTGTCCCTCAGGTTCTCCTGCGCCGCGATGCGGGACTTCGTTTGGCGAATCTCCGCCTCCTTCTCGCGCAGCTTGATGGCCAGTTGACCCCTCCGCTCCTCCAGCTGCACCAGCCGACGGCTCAAGCGCAGGATCTCTGCCTCCGCCTTCTGCTTCACCGTGCGCTCGACCTTACGGCCCTTGTTCTTGCCGGTGGCCGCGTTGCGCTCCTTCTCCAGCCACTCCGCGAATTCCTCGATCTTCGAGCGGAGTACCCATTCCCGGGCCCCGTACTTCACCACCGAGCGCGGGAACTCGCGACTGTAGTTGGACCGCCGCGAGGACACCAGGGCCGGAGTGCACCCCAGGATCTTCGCCTGCTCCTCGCGGTCGGCTACCAGGTCCCAGCGGCCGGTCAGCTCGGAGTGGAGCCACACAACGAGAGAGGGGTTCTTGATCACTTCCGGCACCTGGATGAAGTCGGGCGCCGGAGGGATGATCATGTCGGTCATGCGGACATCTCCTTGTACCACTGCTGAAGCTGAGCCGGGCGCCAGATTTCGCCGAGCCCCAGGTTGGTGGGCGCGAGCTTGTCCAGCTGCTTGTCGTCCAGGAAGTTGCGCAGCCCCGACCGGACGAGGTTGGCGTACATGACCTCGTCACGCTTGGAGATCTTCGTGGTGCCGTTGCGGTTGCGCTCGTTGCGCACCCTGTAGGCGTGGGTGCGTACCCGGTCGCGCGGATCGGACGGCTCCAGCACCATCGAGGTGTCCATGAGCGGGTTCAGGAACTCCTGCACCCTGGAGTAGTCCGCACCCGCGCGGTAGGCCGCCACCATGTGGGAGAGCAGCGTCTTCGCCGGGATGCCCGTGCGGTTCTTGGCGACCATCACTTCCTGGTACCAGCCGCTTCCCAGCTCGGGGAACAGGGACTCCAGGAACAGCAGCCGGTCGATGTCGGCACGCTCATCCATCAGGTTGACCTTCTCGCGCCCTTCCAGCATGGGGGAGAGGTACTTCAGGGTGACGGCTTCGCGCTTGGCGTCCGGCAGACTCAGGAACTGGTGGCCCTGCCGCCCGAGGCCGGTGTCGATGTTGGAGAACGACGACCACGGCACGTTGCCGGTGACGGGAAGCGACGGCGCTTCAAACCTCAGCCCCTCCTTCGAGGCGATCATGTACGCCAGGAGGATCGCGCAGAAACGGTGCTGGCCGTCCAGGACGTACCCGTCCGGAGTGAAGTCGGCCCCCTTGGGGGTCAGCATGTCCCACTTCCCCGAGAGGATCTTCTCGCGCGCGAACTTGGTGATCTCGTTGATCGAGATGTCGCGGTTGATCCGGCTGTCGTCGCGGAAGTCGGACGGTGTCTGATTCTTGCGGAAGATGCGGTTGACGACAATGTCGTATGCGAGCTCCCGCGTGACCTTCATCCGACCCAGCGGAACCGACGGCGTACCGTCGATAAACGCCGGAAGGTCGTTACCCGGGAGCTCGAACCGAGCTGCCCGAGGATCCGACGAGAAATCGATGTTCAGTAGCCGCTCCAGCGGCGAGCGTGTCTCAGCCATGTGCCTTCCTTCCCCTTCGTTGGAAGACACTCTTCCTAAGCATCCCCCACGCTGTCAACAGATGGAGTCTACGTGATAACTACGTCACACCCCTGGTCGGGGGCGGTACCCGGTCCTCGGCGATGACGTCCCGGAACATCCAGTCCGGGTACTCTTCCCACGCCTCGGTCAGCCAACCAGTCTGACGACCCGCACGGTTCCACTCCGCCGCACTGAGTACACCGGTCCGGCCACTCCCCGCCGGGTCGTACCGCAGCACACTGACGCGGTGCTCGTAGTACCAGCACCGCAGCTGCTTCACCGACGCCCAGGCCTTTTCCTCAGTCTCGTCCCGCAGAGCGTTGGACCAGGTCCGGGACCTGCTGGTCGGATGAACGAAGTCCACCCAGTAGGTCAACCGAACCTGATCCAGCGCGGGAACTTCCAGCTCACTCACAGTCTTCCCCAGGCCCCGTGGTTCAGGAGGCCACGCCGCTGCGGCTTGCCCGGCGCGCGTTGAACCTCTCCCAGTACGTCTCCCACTGCGGAGGAATCCCTTCGCGGCAGCCGAAAACGACCAGCCAGCCCTCGTCCTCCGGCTTGTCCGGGTTCTTCCCAGGGACCCAGGAGGCGAAGAATTCGGCCGGGTCCCAGCCGCCGTCGATCCGCTCTCCCCGCTCGAACCTCTTGGCCGCGTCAACGGCCTTCTGCTGAGTGGGGAACCACGCGTCGGGGATGGTCTCCGTCAAGTTCTTCCTGAGAAACGCCTTGCGTTCCTCCACAGTGTTGGGGCCTTCCGAGACAGGAAGGGGCCAGAATCCCTTGATCCTCACGACAAGGACCTCCTCTTTGATCTACGTGGAAATCCCAGACTAACCTGGGAACATCATGAGATCCAGCGGAAGTGACCCGGCGTGGCTGCCTGCTCTAACATGACGAAGCAGCCCCCGGCGAGGACCGGGGGCTGCTTCACGTTCCGTCCCGTGGAATCAGGACTCTTCGATCTGGTCGGCGTGCTTGACCAGGATTTCCTGCCCCGCGTGGACCAGCTCCTTGAGGTCCGCGTACGAGATGCGGATCTCAAGGGCCGCGTGGGCGCTCGGGGAGAACGACCCCTTCGAGCGGTAGTCCAGGCGGACCGACGCCGAGTCCTGCTCATCAGCCAGGGTCATCTCGACCGAAGCCGTCTCGTCCTCCTCCAGCCAGAGGCGGGACGACTTCCCCAGACGCTGAATCCAGCGGTGCGTGTTCTTCCAGGGCATCAGATCCTCCAGCTCCTGACGGGGTCGCCCTGGCCCTGGTTGTCGTGCGCGCTGCGCAGCTGGGTGTACGCCCGGCGTTCGGCCTCGTACAGCAGGTGGTCGCGCATGGTGTTCTCCTCAGGCCAGGTCGATGCGGTCGGTGTTGTTCGGGATGAGCACCGGATACGCCAGAGAGTTGAGCTTGACGATCCAGTGCTTCCCGTCCGGGGTGGCCGCCACCGTGTCGATCTCCCCGGTGACCTCCATCCGGTCCGGATGGCCGACGTGGATCTCCCAGTTCTCGTCCAGATCCAGGTCACCGAGTACGTCCGCCTGGACCCACTCATCCGTAATGCGCGGGTCGCGCAGGACGTCGTCGGACTGAGTCAGATAGTTGTCCAGCTTGCTCATACCGTCAGTCATGCGAGGCACTCCATCGTGTTCTTGAGGTCGGTGAGGTCGCCTGGTTCGGCGTACCCCCAGCGGGCATCTCGGAGGGCGGTCCAGCCGCCGTCCGTGCGGCGCTCCAGGTCCATCAGGATGGCGACGTTCAGCCGGTCCAGGAGCAGCCCGGCCCCTGAGCAGAGCTGGATCTCCGACTGGATCAGGAGGTCCGAGCTTTCCGGACCGTACAGGTCGAGCTGCGCCTTGGGAATCTGGTCGAAGGACGTGCCGGGCTGATGGGCAACCACGGCTACCGTCAGCTTGGAGACCACGGTCGGCGCCAGGCTCAGGTCGACCAGGGCTGACTCGTCCCACAGAGACCGGCCGCCGCGCTTCTCGTCGTGAGCGATCCACAACCAGTCCGCCACGTCTCCACCCAGCCCGACGGGACCGAACAGCCCGGCGATCTGACCGTCCTCGCGGTAGGCGGTGAGGATCAGGTCCAGGTTCATTCCGCGCAGCTTCTTGATCTGGCCCGACAGACCGGCCCCGCCGTCCCTGCGCCAGCTCGCTGCCAGCCGGACGGTGCCGCTGGGGAGGGGCCATGAGGTACGGACGGGGCTCAGCTGAATTGCCATCACATCTCCTTCTTGTGGTGTGCGAGGACCAGCTGGCAGACGTGGTCCCAGTTCGCCAGCGAGAACAGCAGGGAGCCGAGGTCGCTGCGGATCTTCCGCGCGGTCTCGACGTCGGCGTCCCGGTTGGAGATCCACAGGAGGTCATCGACCTGCACTCCGTACCCGATGTCGAAGAGCAGGAGGTTCACCCAGCTGTGGAGGGGGTTGACCGCTTCCAGACCGGTGGCGTTCTTCGCCAGGGCCAGGGCGGGGTCCCGCAGCGCGGGATCGTTGCACAGCCACTCGGCAATGCGGGCCTCGTAGTTGTCCATCACGCCACCACCGCGATCTGCTTGGCGACCTGGATCTGGGAGAGGAGGGCCAGGGCGGAGCGGTGAGCGGCCTTCGCCTCGTCCGTGTAGGACGAGAGGCACATGCGCGCGTACCGCAGGAGCAGGTCCTTCACCTCGGGGCAGGCCCGGACGAACACGAAGGGCTCCCCGGTGGCGGAGGGAACGTTCACGCGGGCGTCCCACGCGTACCGCAGGGTCATCTCCACCATGTTCTGGTGGGCCATGTCGAGGTCGCCGTTCCAGGCTCCGGTGGTGCGGAACCAGAGGTCGAAGGCATTCGCGTTCCTTGCCGAGAGCCGTACTCCGTTGTCGCTCATGATGTCCTCCCCTTCCGAGGGATGTCGTGGTCGTCAGTCTCCCTTATCAATCTGTCCTGACACGATAAAGCCTCCTCCTGGACCGGCGTGCAGTCCAGGAGGAGGCGGTGTGACGTAGCTCTCAGCTGTACAGCTTCTTCAGGCGTTCGATCTCCGCTTCGACCTCGGCGAGGGTGACCTCTCGGTACTCCCATCCCCCGTCCGGTCGCTGCATGGTCAGCCGAGCCGTCCTTCCGGCTTGCAGGGTGTACCGGGCGGACCCCAGAAGGTCCTGCCGCAGAGTGTCCTCTCCCTGTTCCGCTTCCCAGCGAATGCCGTCGCCCCCTTCCTCGTCTGCTTCCAGGAAAAGCTCCTCGTAGCTGTGCTTGATATCGACGCCGTACTTCCCGAGCACGGCCTTGATCTCCTGCCGTGCCTGGTAAAGCTCCATCAGACGCTGATCCATGACCCTCTCCTCAGTGCCAGGTGCCGTCGTCCAGATCGAGGTAACTGCCGGACTTGTCGTCGGTCAGGACGATCCGAGGACCGTCGTGCTGGATCAGGGTGATCCGCATCCCCGTCTCGGCCAGCAGCTCCCACAACCGTCGCCGGGCCTCCGCCATCTTCTGCTGCTGCATCCCCTGCATGAACAGGTTGAGGTCGGTCACGACGGCTCCCCACTCTCTTCCTCGATCAAGCGCAGGGCGAACCCGTGCACCTTCAGCTGCGACGGCCCCACCGTGAAGTACACGAGAGCCCCGTACTTCTTCCCTTCGAGTACGACCGGCTTCCGGACCTGCGCCACCCGGGACACCCAGCCAGGCTCGTCTGACCGGCTCGCGGGAAGCGACACAGAACCCTTGAAGGGCTCCTTCTCCAGGACGTCGAGCTTGTCCTGGAAGACCTTCTGCACGTCCCTGTCCAGGTGGAACAGGTCGTCCATCACCTGGTGGGACACGTAACTCACGTACCTCGGCATCGCTCTCCTTCGGTTACTTCTGAAGTTTGGACACCAGCTTGGACGGGTCCAGGATCGGCGCCCCACCCGGACCGGAAATGTACGGGTCGATCCACGTACGCCTCGTACGGACCTTCCCAGGCCCGTACGGGACGTTGCGCCAATGCCCCCGGGTGATCCACCGGTGCGACCGCTGGACACCCTCCCCGGACCCGTACGACGGATTCGTGGCCGTTCGTCGCAGCGTCACGTACCGGGTGTCCATCAGCAGCTTGGCGTCCAGCCGGGCCAGCCTCTTCATGCCGTGACGCGACGGCCGAACCATCTCCCGGGTGGCCAGCGTCTGCTCCATCAGCAGCCACAGCGACAAGGCCATCGTCGGCAGGAACACCGAGATCGTCTGGTCCATCTCATCCACCGGCATGGTACGCAGGTAGATGTTGATGGCGGTCAGCTCCTCCCCGAGGGGAACCGGCTGCTCCATGTCCGGCAGCAGTACCGACCGGGTCAGGGCCAGCCCTTCCTTGAAAGCCCTCACACGCTCGGGGTTGTCCTCGTGGAAGGACTGGATCCTGTCCAGACCCATCTGCCGGGGGACCAACCCGTGAAGGTTGACCTTTCCCCCGATGACCGACCAGGAGAACCCGGCCAGCCCGTGGACCGTCCCCTCCCATACCAGAATCCCGTGCGGAGAAGGGATGTCCTCGGCGTGCATCGTCATCGGCAGCAGGGACTCCGCCGCCGCCTCGGCCGTCTGCCGCATGTCCTGGGCAACCCAGAACAGGTCTGCCGCCTGGACCGAGGTGATCCACCTGTCCAGGCTGACCCCAGGATCACCCTTGTACCAGCGCGCGTCCTCAATCATGTCCGCCCGCAGTTCGGGAACGTCCCTCGCAGTGACGTTGTGGGACACGGCTCAGAACTCCAGCCGGTGACTGTCGCACACCGTGGCGGTGCCCACCGCGTAGCGGATGAGCAGCTGCTGGCCATTGAGGTCGATCTCGGGGCTGACCGGCACCCAGTCCCGGGTACCCGGCTTATTCATGATCAAGGAGGAGAAGGCGCCGGACATGTCCAGCGGGGCGTCCTCAGGGTAGCTCAGGTGGTCCACGATGACGTTGGCCGCCCAGCCCTTGAGGCCGTCCAGGGACAGGACCGCGAGGGACCCGTCCTGATTGGCGATGAAGACCGACTGGACTTCCTCCACGTCGCTGCGGTCCAGCCACAGCACCGGGTAGTTCTTGCCCTCTTCGTACGCACGGTTGAACTGCATCAGATCTTCTCCTTCTTGATGTACCTGCGCTTGTGGACACCGGCCTTGGCGTAGTCGGTGATGGCCTCCCCCGAGTTCTTGGGAGCCTTGCCGATGAGCGGCCCGGTCTTGGGGAGAGACCGGCCGTTGAGGTACTGCTTGAACAGGGCGCCGGAGGAGAACTTGACGTCCTTGCGTGCAGGGGCCCGCATGGTCTCGCCGGTCTGAGGATTGCGGGCCTTACGGGCCTTCCGCTCCTCGGGCGCGAACGCCCCGAACCCGGTGATCAACACAGACTTGCCCTGGTGAACGGTCCGAGTGACAGCGTCCAGGAACTCCATGCAGATCTTCTCGACGTCGTCCTTCCCAGGCGCGTTCATACCCTCGGCCAGCCTCAGATTCAAGGCGACCATCGTGAACAGATCGTCTCGGCTGAGCCGCTCCTTCACTTCGATCGCCTTCAGCCGCTTCTGGTCAGTGTCGGACAGCTCCGAAACCTTCATGTCTTCCTCCTTCAACTCAGGCAAACGAAAGGCCCGTAGGGGGAACTTATCCCCCTACGGGCCCCAGGATCCAGCGAGTTGAGTGTGCCGTCGCTCACAGTCGACGGTCCGCCTCCCGGTGGTCCGCCAAGCACAGCACGCAATCCGGATCACCGTTCGTACCGTGCCTGCCCGTGAGGTGCGCAACCGATCGTGCGTCGTCGCCCTTGATGCAGGCCGAACAGTGGATCGCCGTCATCCCGTCCGCGTGCTGGCCGTCTGCGTGCTCAGCCAGCAGCTCCTTGTCTTGGTCTCCCGGCGTGTAAGCCATTCCCTCTCCTCTTACGCTGCGAATGCCTTGGGGGAGACCTGACCGGGCTCCCAGGTGCTGTCAGGGTCCCGGATCCCCTCCTCCCCACACCACTGGTTCACGAAGTCCGTGACCTCGTCGTCGGACATGTGGAAGCCGGGAACGTCCCCGTTCGACCTAGTGATCAGGTAGTCCAGGAACGCGAAGGACAAATCCTCGTTCTCGTTCCCTGCCAGGTCCTCTCCGTAGAACAGGACCTCCGCTTCCCTGTTGGTCAGGCCCAGAACCGACTGGGCGGCGTCCGGGACCGGGATGCGAAGGGAGCTGCACGGTATCCCGGGCGAAGGGACCGGCCGGACCTCGTTAGCCTGACGGCTGCCGTAATCCCATACGGCCTCGAACCGACCCGAGGCCACTGCCAGACGACCCGCCAGGTCGTAGTACACCCTGTCGTCCAGGCCCCAGCGGATGAACGCCGAGTGAGTGTGCTCGCCGGAGTTTCGGGCCCACTCGCGCAGCTCCAGGAGCTTCACCGGCAGGTCGTCGGGGTACCTCTGGGGGCTGTCGCGGGGGGTCTCCGCTTCCTCGTCCGTACCGTATTCTTCTTCGTCGTAGTGAGTGTCGTACCGGTCCGTCAGGCGGTTCATCCGTCTTATCCTCTCTGATCGAAACGAGAAGGGCCCCACAGAAGGAATGTACCCTTCTGTGGGGCCCCTTTACAGGAATCCGCAGGTGATGCGCATCACCTGCCTGGAGATCAGACGCGCTGGCGGCAGTGGTCCAGCAGCGAGTTGATGTCGCCGCGCTTGATCGACACCATCTCCTCCAGCACCTCGATCTGCCACGGCGCCGCCGGGTCCGTCGGCGAGGTACGCGAGACCTTCGCGATGAGGCAGCAGTTCGCCTGCGCCCCCAGGTCCGGCATGATCAGGGCGTCTTCGGTGGCCGAACCGTCCGCGCCGAGGTTGTACATGCGGAACTCGACGTTGTTGGCCCCCTGGAACCCCTTGTCCTGCGCGGCATCAGCCATGCCGCCTGCCTTGAAGACCGAGGCGGTGAAAAAGATGGAGTCGTAGGCGAGCGGGATGTCGGCGAGGACCACGTCGACCTGTTCGTCGTCCAGCGCCTCGATTTGGGCCGCCGACAGGCCGGACTTCTTGAGCTTGCGCTTGTTGTCCTCGCCGGTGGTGGAGTCTCCGGAGTGCTTGACGGGGGAGCCCTCGCGGGCCAGCGGATCCACGTTGTCCAGACCGGCGAACTTGACCGCCTTGGTGCCCTGCATGAGGACGGCGATCAAGTCGATGTCCAGGCCGCCCGCCTTCGACAGCAGGCCGAGGAACCCCGACTTGCCCCGCGTGGACGCGTCCCACTTCGCGCCGAACCGCAGCCGCTTCTGGGCGGTGCCGTCGTCCTCGACCAACTTCGCACCGTTGCCACGGCCAGCGTTGTCCTTGTTCAGGTTGATCGAACCCATGATGTTCTTCCCCTTCAGTGTGGGCCCCCGACGGATTGCCGGGGGCCGGTCGTTCCCAGTACTGATGTGCGGGACGGGCTACTCGAACTCGGCCAGCGCCTCTTCCGCAGTCTTGACCGGCGCCGTGTTGTCGGCCAGGACCACGTAACTGGCCCCGCCCTTGCCCGTCAGGAACGGCAGCACCACGATGTGCGGGGCGCCGGGCCGGGACCAGCCGCCGATCTCCCACGCGCCACGGGAGGGCAGCCACTTCGCCGGGACCGCCGTGCCGCCCAGCTCCCGGGCCAGCCCGCGCGCCTCGGCCGGGCCGTACCCGAGTGCCCGCGCCGGTGTCCTTGTCAGGTCGACTGCCATCACTTCTCCCCCTGGTCCAAGTGTTCCTGCTCCTTGCGCTGTTTGGTCACGGCCGCGTCGATGGCCTTGTCCAGGGAAATGAAGGTGGCGACCTTCAGGAAGGCCTCCCACTGGGTGTGTTCCTCCATGCTCCTGTCCAAGCAGTCAGGGCCATAGCTCGGGGAGAAGGCGACCCACTTGTCCGGCGAGTCCGCCATGCAATAGAACGGCCCCCACTTCGCCACCCAGCGGCCGTCTGGAAGCTTCCCCAACGTGGACACCTGGACGAGCCACTGGACCTTCTGCTCGCCGTCCACGGTTCGGTAGACCGGGAAGACGAACTCGGTGGCGTGTGCTGCCCGCTCCCGTGCGGTACGCAAGTCGTCGGTGCTCATGCGCTTTCCTTGGCGTCGTACTCAGCCTGAACCTGCTGCTGCCGGGCCTTGGCGGCCTTGACCGCCGCGTCCAGCGAGTGGAAGGTGGTGCGCCGATCGAACTCGGCCCACTCCTCCGATGCCTCCAGCAGCGCCAGGGGCTCCGTCAGCCACTCGTCCTCGTCGGCGCACCGGTAGAACTGCCCCTGCGTCACATGCCAGCGGCCGTCCGGGACCTGCGCGTAGGCGGACACCACGACGACGTCGAGGATCTCCCGCACGCCGTCCTCGCTGTTCTTGAAGACCGGGTATCCGAAGCTGGTGGCGCTCGCCGCCTCGTTCCAGGCGAAGTCCAGGTCGAGGTCTTTGTCGTTCATGGTTTTCCTTATCGGATCGTGGTGGACAGAAGTTCCTCCACCTTGTCGTCTCCTCCGAGCAGCGCCGCGAGATCCCGCGCCGCCCGGCAGTCCTGGTCGAAGCGGTACCGCCAGAACTCCTGGTTCCCCAGGTCGGCAGGCCGCAGGCCCATCAGCTTGCACCAGCCCGTAAATGTCCTCTTCGTCCCCAACAGCCGTACCCGTTCGACGCGGCCCAGCAGAGTCCGGAGGTACTTGTCGACCAGGACAGTGATGTCGTTGCTCGACTTCGTGTACTCCATCACCGTGGCCGAGTGGAAATCCTCCAGGGACACCCCCTCCCTTCGCCGGGAGGTGATGCGGACGTTCCAGGAATGGACTGAGCTGGCGAGGGCCGTTCTGCGGTAGTTCCCGTCGTATCTGGCCTCGCCGCCGTAGCTGAACTCGACGGCGAGGCCGTACGTGGCCATCTGCTGAAGGATGGTCTGCTTCACCCGGGTCCTACCGGGAGCTGACGGAGGTGAGGAACTCGCGAGCGCGGTCCCCGCCGCAGACGATCCGCGTGAACTCCTTGAAGCACTTCACGTCGTGGTCGAACCGGCCGCGCCAGAACTCCTGGTTGTCCCGGGTGTCCTCGATGGTCACGCCGAAGCTCACGCCCTGCACGTCCAGCCACTCCTCATAGTCGAGGAGGTGGCCGTCCATCGACAGGAGGTTCCCCATGCGCAGGGAGAAGGAGAGCATGTACTGCTCCGTGACGGTGGTCTCCGACTCCTGGATGGCCTGGAATTCGTTGCGGGTGGCCCGGTAGCGGTCACTCAGGACCGCCGTAGGGTGCCCGGCCATGACCCTGACGGCCCAGACGTGTACTTCCTCAGCGCTCTTGGGGGAGAGGCGTTCCACACCCTGGTACAGGAACTCCGGCGTGATGCCGAAGGTGATGAGGTTCTGATGGAGACTGCTCTTCATGGCTTCCCTTCCTTGAGATCAGGCGGCGGTCTTGATGGCGGCCGGAGTGAAGGCACCGATGATCTGGCCCTTGCGGTTGCGCTTGGTGATGTACGCCTTCCCGTGCCGGTCCTTCAGCTCCAGGCCGCGCTTGGTGGCTTCCGTGTCGGAGAAGATCGGCCCGGTCTCCCGGCAGTCACGGTCGACGGTCCCTACGGGGCCGTAGTGCACGACGAAGTAGGCTTCGGTGGCCTTCATGACACTCATTCCTTCCACTGGGGAACAGGGCTTTCAGCGACTTGATGCCACTACCCTAGGCAATGCGCACAAACACAAACAGGTGCGGCCCTTGTGATAAGGACCACACCTGTTCGTACAGCTCCGCGCTAGCCGGTCAGTGGACGAACTC